ACGAAAAGACCAAGTTAAAGAATACTACTTTTTTATTACCTTATTTAGCAACACAACTACATACTTCTTTATCCAACAATACACAAGAACGATTTATCCAGCACTTTCTTCGGTTCATCAATAAAACAACAACTAACATAACAGAAGATAAAGCAGTTTTATTCAAGTTCAAGAGGCAATTATTAGAATGTAATGAGGAAACTGATACCATGTTTGATGAATGGAAAACCACTCATTTACCGAATATCCTTCCTACAAACATAAAGAAATCAGTTCATTATGATGTGAAAGTGAAACCATTTGACTATTTGAAAGGTATGTTGTATATGAATGCTGTATTAGAAAAGGAAGAACACAAACTATTCCAACCTTTACCACTTCGTAATAACATTATTCCCAAGCATATCATATTGGATACAGCATGTATCATCAGTTTATTCTGTCCTGAAAACGCAAAGAAGGGTGAGTTGTTAAAGAATGTGAAAGAAAATCAATACGATGTATGGAATAATCTTTTGAACCTACAGCATAAAACATTCAAAAGCAAACATTATCAATTTCATTACCAATTACAAACAGATGGAATTAGTTGTTCTTTGTTGTTTATTCGTAAGGATTTGAAAGATAAAAAATGGGGAAACAGAGTTCCTACTTTACCAGCACAAGATTTTCATAATATAGAAGATTTATCCACAGAACAACTCAAAGAAGTAGCACCTCGTAATATTGTTGGTTGCGACCCTGGTAAAAGGTCGTTAGTATATATGATGGACGATAAAGGAAACAAACTACAATATACGGCACCTCAAAGAAAGCGAGAAAGCAAAGCAAAAACAAACCAACGAATATTATTAGTGGAAAAGAAACGAAATAATATCATAGAAAAAGAAACTCATTTATCGTTTCAAAATAGCAAATCTGTTGATTATGAAAAGTTCAAAATATATTTAGTAGAAAAGGATAAACTGAATAAAGAAACTATCGAGTTTTACCAACGAGATGTTTGGAGGAAAATGAAGTTTAGACAATATAGTTATGGTAAGAAGAGTATGGATAATTTCCTCAATAAAATCAAGGAAACCTTTGGTGAAAATATCCTAATTGGTTATGGAAATTGGAGCAGAAGCACACAAATGAAACATTTTATGCCTACGATGAATAAAGGATTAAGAAAGCAAATCCATAAAAAGTATGATACAATTACCATAAACGAATGTAATACAAGTAAAAAATGCTGTGAATGTAATAATGATTTATCCTATTACATACATGGTGATGGAAACAAACAGTTCCGTCTTTTAGTATGTTCTGGATGCGTGAGACCCCAAGTCAAACAAATCGTATTTAGAACACGAGACGCTAATTCGGCAATCAATATAATGAACTTAACAAAATGCTGGATAGAGAAGCAAGAACGCCCTGCGTGTTTTCAAATTTCGTCTTTCACCTCTTCAAATAATCAAAAGGAAGAGGAAAAAGTTAGACCATCGTAGGCGAAACTCCTACTATTGATTTTACATTCTTGATTATTTTTTTATGTTGTGAAAACGGCGTTTTAAATCTTCAAGGGTGTAAAAAGAAACGCAGAAATAAAAAAAAGAAATATACACTACGAAATAAAAAATAAAATGTTTGGGTATATTGTCATAGCTGGTTGCGAGTAGCCCTAATTGAGGGGGCAAAACTTGGGTTCAAATCCCTTGTATGGCATATATTGATTAGTTACAACAATAACTAATCAATTATTTTCAATTACTTTTTGCAGATATTCACTGTCTTACCAAGTTTGTATTTATTATCAATATATTCCATATCACGAGTGATTATATTACATTGTTTGGGGTTGTTATTTTTTCGGTACATACGAAGAACATTTAATCGTGCTTTCTTGGCAACAGCAGCCTGCTTCCGAGTTCGGTTTGTCTTCTTTGCTTCCTTATTCACACCCTCTGCGATAGCCATGTGTCGCTTTTTAGAAGTAGCATCCAGCGTATAATGGTGACGCACGTTTTTCTTTCCTATCTTACGCAAAGTTATTTTCAAAATCTTAGTATTTTTACCTTTTCTTGACTTTTTGGTCTTCTTTAAACTTCTAGATTTTTTGGTCTTCTTTCCTTTTTTACTTTTATTTTTTCGACGAGTAGCTTTTTTTTTTGATCTTTTTCCTCCAGTCGAGACAATCCATTCATTTTCTTTAGTCTTGGGGTTACTATAATACCATCTATTATGTGTTCTTGAAACATATGCTCGCCAGTCATTTCCCTTTCCAGGAGGATTAAATTGTCCTACACCAGTAGCTAGATCTATAAATGTCCACATATTCTTACTTCTAGACCATCTTAATCTCCATCCATCTGGAAGAGGAAGAGGAGGATGTTCTGGTTCTGGTTCTGAAGGTGCAACGGCTACCGCAGGAGGAGGTGCAACGGCTGCAGTTGAAACCATTTCACTCGGATGAAATCGCGGTATATCATCGTGGGGGTCAAAATAGTCGTCATCGTCATGATTATTCGTTGAACTGTTCTCACTTTTAACACTTTCTGAGGCATCGCTGTCTGTATCATAGCCAGTGTATTGAATACCAAAGTTTTCCAACTTTTTTTCATCAAATACAGGATTACGATTACTATCGGGGTAATAGTCGCCAATATTTGTATACACACCATCTTCAATTGTATTATCATATAGTTCATAAGTTCCAGACCTTTCATCATATGGCTCATAGTAAATCTTTTTACCTTTGTAAGTTACAGATGTTAAGGAATCAACCCATGCTTGATGTTTGGCCTGTTCTTTTCTCTCTTTCTCGTCTTCCATCGCTTTTATCACATCTTGCATAATAACTAGTTTATTAGCAGGCTTCAGTAAATAAATAAACATTCCCCCGTGAACAGTATCTCCAGCCGAGATATTAAATCCTTTTTGAGTTTCACCGCTAACCGCTTTCATATAATCCATTCTTTCTCCTGAACCAGGAAGACCTGGTCCCTCAATGTATCCAATCTGGGTTGGACGATGATTTAATGGATCATGATAATGTTTGCGATGATCTTCAAAAAAATACACTTTGTTGAAATATTGATCCATAGCATATCTCTCTTTATATTTGGGGTCATTTGCAATATAAGTAACACTTACACGTCCCATGCTGTCTGTATATTGGGTTCTATATGGGTTGTCAGCTGGTGTGCGCATCGGCATAGCACTACTAGATGATGAGGTTGCAGGTGCAGGGGCGGGCATCTTGCCAGGATTTTCATCCTCATTGTCATCATCACAATCCTCATCGGGTTCGTCTCCTGCAGCAGGAGGTCCAGACTTTTTACGCGAACACTTCTTTCGAATAGTTCCAGACTTGTTTGCAGGATAAATAGAAGCATACGGTGCGCCTCTAATATCAGCCATATTCTTAATATATATCTTCTCGCTCTGACGCCAACCATCACTTAACGCAATCTTTGCATCACGAATAAGTTCTACATATTTTTCTTTAGAAACTTCGGGCATAGGAGGAGTATCCTTATCTACATCATATCCCCTTTCTTTTGCTAAACTGGCCATTTTTTCATAAAGGGGTTTGTTCTTTTTCACGTTGTTCATAATAACATTTGTTGTTACTCCATCAGGAACTTCCAATATATAGTCGTTACCATCTACATTGAACTCAACTTGTCTATATTTTTCTCTTTCCCTCATAGGATTAGCCCATTGTTTTTTGGGTGCCATATTAATTTAATTTGACTATATATTAGAATGGTATAATAAAAATAATGTGACAAGTATGTCACATTATTTTTACAAATATCATAATTACAAATCATCAGGAGGTTTCATATTGTAATATTCATATTTTTCTTTTGTTGTTTTTCCATCAAGATTTGCGTATCGTTCAAAGGACAATCCCCCATAATCAACTGGTCTAGACGGACATGATGGTTCGGTATGAACAAACTCCTCTTCTCTAAGTTCCTCTGTTTTTTCATCTTTTATTTTACTCTTATCACTGCTTTCTTTTTCATCTTTGATTTCGTCATTCTCGTCTTCGTATTCCACTTCGGGTATAGATTTATAAAAGTCCTTTACCTTTTTGTGAACCTTTATTTTCTTAGGATCAAAACTAGACAAATATAATCCACTCAAACTCTTTACGCGAGACAAAGCAACATACGTCTGTCCACATTCAAATATACTTGAACCAATATCAATCTCTGCCATACTAAGCGTAGCTCCCTGGATTTTATGAATAGTAATTGCCCATGCAAGACATAGAGGATACTGACCTATCGCAAGTGTCGGATAATCTTCTGACTGCCAGTATTTCTTAGGCATAACAATACGACAACCATTTGAAAACAACACTATAGGTGCAGGTTGTATTGTTTCGTCCTCGCTTTCTTTAAAATCTACGACTGTTCCAATTGAACCATTGCAAATACCCTTATCTAAGTTCAAATTAATGGTGCACATAACATTTGCCCCCTTCTTTAATTCTAACTCTTTTACACATGGAGTATTATTCGTCAAACTGTCCAACTCAAATCCTATCTTTTGTTGTGTTAGTTTTCGACACTTAGCAAGAACCGGCGATGGTATGTTCTTTTCCCTACCGTCATAATAGGTTGTGCAGTTCGTCTTTCTTTCAAAACTATAACTCACGGTATCTCCCTCAAGGTCGTTAAACATTCTCGTGTTAATTGTATCTACCTTGTATTTCGTAGGAAGCAACTTTGTAGGTAATACTCCACCATGTGCCTCCTTATCATACTTTTTATCAACAAGTGACTTTAATACATTCACATCTTCTTTGCGAACAATTCCTTTTCGAATACTTCCAAGAATACGTCTAAGAACATGGTCGTCTTGGCGAAATATTGTCTTTAAAACAATATGATTATCCATTGGAAAGACACTTTCCCAGTCTTCAGCTTCAAAACAAAACTTATCATCTCCTTCCAAACAACTATCTGCCCTTGATACAGGAGGTAACTGAAAGAAGTCGCCAACCATAACCACTTGTATACCTCCAAATGGACGACTTGATTTACGCAAACGCTTACCAACTGTATTCAATATATTAAAGATACGTGTAGACATCATACTTACCTCATCAATAACAAGAACATCTGTCGTTCGCCATGCGTTCCTTGCTGCATGATTGCGTATAACACCTTCAACTATCTCATCAACTGTTCCTGTTGCTAACTTAATACCACTCCAAGAATGAATAGTTCGTGCATTACACTCTAATAACAATGCTGCACATCCTGTCATTGCACACACTTGGATTTTACGATATTGACGCTTAGCTACATTCACTAAATGTCTGATAAGTAAGGTTTTACCCGTTCCACCTTCTCCTGTAATAAATAAACTATCGCCATCTTCAAACTGTTGAATAGCACAACGTTGTTCAATAGACAGTTTTATGATTGGTTTTGATACATTACCTTCTGACATAGTCGTCAATATATAACTTATACTTGTATATTGACATAACATATACACCTATTTCAATTTACACATTAGTTTCCAGATGTCTCATCATTTTCATCGAATACATAGTCGCGAGACTCTAGAGTTCTCATCATTGGTTCGGGCACAAACATGGTGTCAGACTTAGTAAAACCCAATACATTATGACAATGATGGTCTGGATTAAATAAAGCTCTGCAAATAGGACAAGGTATCGACACACTACCATTAATATTCACTCCCGTATTTTCGATATTATCACATAATTCGTGTAAACAGTATGCATGAAACTGATGTCCACAAGGCAACTCATACACAACATACTTTCGACCATTATTACGCAAAGACTCCAAACATAGCGAACAAATATCATCCTGAACATTGGCCTTTTTTACCCAGTGCGGACCTACACTAAAATCGGCAGTGGGAGGTCCAGATGGTGTACTACGACTACGAGAAAACGCAGGACCTTTCCCTTTCATCCTACGAGTGCGCTTTTTCGTTTTACGCGTTCGTTTTTGTCGATTTAATTTTATTTTTTTATTCTTAGATGATTTCTTGAAAGTTTTATTTTTCATCTATATCCTCTTATATACACTATTAAATAAAAATACATTATATACACAAGTGTTGTAAATAATTTATTATTACACTACGGGATACAAACCGGTAGATGCTTCTTCAATCGAATTATCATCCTCATCAAACTCATCATCATCCATATGAGCATATTTTTCTAAGGTATCATATACATTAACAATATGTGTTAACATATCGTGGTCTACACCAGTTGCACTGTAGCTTCTCCAATACCATTCATCAAACTTTCTCATTACAGTAGTAATCATTTTGGCAAGAGCCTCATAATTTGTTCCGTCATCATCGAGATACCATTTTTTTCCAGGATGCATCTTAATATAATCTGGAGTAAACCAATCAATCTTATCAAAACTTACTCCAACTTTTCGTTCATCGTGCCAAGTTTTACGTAGTAATCTAAGTTCAGTATCACTTGTAGCATTCGGATAAAACAGCTCTAGGTTATCTCCTAGCTTTTCAAACTTTTTAAACAAATGACAACAGAAGTCAGGTCCCCATGGTAAAACATCATTCAACATATATTCAACTTCTTCCCATGTATATTTTTCTTCATAATTAGCATAATCCAACTCCACTTTCAGGAATGACTGGATACATGGGTGTAAATCCCTCGGTAGTCTATATACAAAATCAATCATATCCACACATACGTTATTCTGAGCAACAATCTCTGCCATAATTATCTGAAGTAGTACTTTAAGTTCTATTAAATATGTAACTGCCTCACAACATATTTAATTTATTCGTTTCAATTTATTACACACTACTAGCCTGTTCACTTTCATCATCCCAATTATCTTCCATCACTTCATGATTACTAAAAAGACTATGGCGACGATGAAGTTTTGGCCGGCTAGTTCCACTCGCAACTGCATTTTCAATTAGTGCCTTTTTCCTCTGTCTTTTTTTTTCATCGCGTCTATCATACTCACTCTCAATAACATCTTCCAAATCCATCTCTTTCTTTGCCCATCCAAATAATCTAACACGATTATCGTAAGTGAGTTGTTTGTTAGTAATATGATATGCGTTTCGTGACTTTGTATCCATTGTAACTTCAAACTCTGTAGTAAGAGCCTTTTTATTATTTATAATTTGCACGTATTCTTTGTGCATCTGTGCTTTTACTTCATCCCATTCACGAAGTTTTACATCAGGATCTGAAAATATCCATAAGTTGGGATCATTCCATGGACCAAGAACATCCATACGATGCTCTATCTGATTATGTAAAAGCGAATACTTATCGCGAAGTGACTGAATACCCTCCTTACTCTCATCATATTTAAAATACTTGGAGATAGAAAGAATAAGAGACACGTAAGTGGAAATACTAATAGACGCCACCGAGATAATCTCCTCAGATAATCCAAACTGTTGCTTTGTAGCATTGAAAAAACCTGATATAGTCGATAGCAAAATAACCGATGTTTGAATACGATTGATAATATTTGTTAAATCGCCAAACTTCAAATCCAAAAGACGTTTTGCTTCTTTGCATTCCTTCAAAATAATTAAATTACTTTTCTTGATATTTTTCAACTCATTGCTAAATAGAATGTACTGGGGCTGATGAAACCAATTAGTTCGCTCATTTGGCAGGGTTCCTCTGGAAGGAATAATAAGAGGAGTTGTCTCATCGCCACTATCTCCCCCATCTCCACCGGCCCCACCTTGACTAGCACCATCTTGACCAAGACTACTCTTGTCACTTTCATCATCACCATGTTGTGGAACCTCAGCTGGAATACCATCTTTTGTAGGTGCATTTACTCCTGATTGACTATCATCAGCTGGTGGTGTCGCTGAAGGGTTTCCATCTTGTTGTTCACCCTCTTTAACAACATGACTATCGCTAGAAACTACCGTGTTTTCAACAGGATTTCCACTAACATCAGTATTAATATCTTCTGGACTACTTTTTTGGGACATTAATACTATACTATATACACTAGCACAATAACTTTATATTATTAGAAAAACAAATAAACATTATAAACAATTGGTAAGTTTACACCTATTTACTTGCTTGTCTTGTTTTTATTTTTTTCTTCAATAGAGTTAATTTATCAACATCTGCAAGTTCTACAGGTTTCATCTTATCATAAATAGTTTCAGAACAACCGTTACATATCACAAACAGTGTATTTCTATGATGTGGAAATAAAGTACTACAAGTGGACAACTTGCAAACTGCATTTCCACAACGATTGCAACATATTATCGTCGTTGTTTCTTCACAACTGGAACATACATCCTTACCTTCATTATGCATCGTAAATAATAACGTTGTTAGATTTTCATCCTTTCTACAAATATTTTCATACTCTATTCTTCCCTCTTCTTCTTGTTCTAGACCAAGCATTTTTCATATCTTTTTACACCCAAACATAAAAAGATATGAACATTCAATTTCTTAATTCACTGGAGGTTCACCATCAGTAATACTCTGTTTTAACTTTTTTCGCGCATTCCGTGGTCTTCCTGCACGCGAACGTTTTGGCTTCACCATCGTCGTCGCCAACTCCACATGTTTATCATGTAACTTTTCCAATATTTCATTCTGCTTTGCTATCGTAGTCTCCATCATTTCAATCACATTATTCATTTCAGGAACAGAAGGTTCCGCTGTTGACACAACTAGGTCCGTAGATGTTTCTTCTTTTGGCACCTCTTCACACTCTTTTACCTGACAGGTCTTCTTGTGATACCATAAACTATTTCTAGACGTATACCGTTTACCACAAAGACACACATATATACGGTCGGTCTCGAGATTAATGTCTTTCATTTTCATATGCTTTTTTGTCTGTAGATGGCGCGAATAATCACGCTTAAAACTTGTTACAAAACCACACGGTTCACAAACAAACTTCTCTACATTTTTTATATTTTCATTATTCATTCTACAATGTTCTATTTTATCACAATATATTTATGCTGATATATGAAATATTCATTCAATCTTTTCATCCATACTAATCTCCTCAATTGTCGTCTTTATCACACTTTTGTCTAAGGGAACTGCATCTCCTATATTCTTGAGTATCTTTTCTTTATGTTTACCATCATCATCTGCAATAAGCGATTCGTTACACATATTTACATACTGAGGTTGTTTACTATCATGTGGGCTCTTGATATGTAATAAACGCCACTTATCAATATTATCAATATTCTTTTTAGTTATTTTACCAATTGCCTCCTTCACTTTAGTATTATTATCGTCTTTTTTCCATTCATTATTGTCCTTGATATACATAGACTTTCGTTTCAAATCAGTACAATGAATTGGTCGCTTATCTACATCCATAATAGACAAATTATCAATAAATATCTGACTAATACCATCTACATAACCAATCTTACCAACATTCTCCAAATCTTTTAACTGACACTGCATATTATTTACAAAGTCAACCAAGTTTATTGCGTCTTTACACTGGTCATTCAAGAAGACATTTACGTTGTAATTCATATTAATTGTGTTGACGTTGTTAATATTGTTAATTGTCTTTGAACCTACGTTATCAGATAATTTTTCAATTAGTTTATTGTTTTGTTCGAGTAACATCTGAGTGGTCTTATTGTGTTTTTCGTCGCGTTCAGCAAGCTTCGTATTAATAAGTTGTTCTATCTCTTCTTTATCTGAAATTTTCTCTTCCATAGAATTATTCGCGAATGTGCATTTCTTTTTATGATACCATAAACTATTTCTTGCTTTATATTCCTTGCCACATTCACATACAAATAGATTGGCATTTTTTGGCGTTTTTTCTGTTCTATTTGTTCTATTTTTATGTTTTGATGTTAATAAATGTTTGTTATAGTTACTTTCTTTACTGCATATAAAGTTGCATTGTAAACATTCGTATTTTTCGGCATTTTTTGGCATTTTTTTTGTTCTAAATGTTCTATATATTATAGAACACAAAAAAATGCCTAAATCATTTTTTTAATGAATATTTGTAAAAATTTTATTTATGATAACAAAAAATTCAACGAATGAAAAGTTTGTTACCATAAAAATATTTTTTTTTTCGTTTTCAAAAGTTCTTCATAATTCAAAATGGACAATTTTCGGATAATTTAAATTGTCCATTTTCTAATATACGAAAAGTTTGGGAGCGAAATTTTGACCTGAAAAAATACCCCTTACTGAAAATACATTTTTGATATATAATTAGTTGCATTTGTTACATGGTTTGGGATTATTCCATAAATCTTCTATCACTGTTGTCATATATTGAACCTCCTTACTAGCTGCAATAGTCGTTTGTCTTTCTTGTTCCTTTTCTTCCTCTAATGTTTTTACCTGTTCACAAAGTTTTTGTATAATTTTTAAATTTGTACTGTCTCTTTGTATAAGTTCTTGTATAATTTGTAAATGTGTATTTTCTCTTTCTATAATTTCTGATACCCTTTGATTAAGTTTATCTATTGAAGATTCTTCTTCTTGCAAAACTTTTGGTACGTCTTTTTCATCTGGATTAAATGTACATTTATTTTTATGTTTCCATAATCCTGAACGGGTTTTATATATTTTTCCACACAAACAAGTATTTTTGTTGTTTTGTTCCGTCATACTATAATACATTAAACTATTTTATTATTTTTAATTTGATTTACACCATTGAAGATTTAAAACGCCGTTTTTTGAAAATATAACGAAAAATATATAAATAGTTTTATGATGTATTATCTATGGTAATGGATAAAATAAATTATTTATATAATGCTATTGTTAAACATTTAAATAATAAATGGATATTCCGCAATGACAATGAAACACAAGTTATAAATGAAAATAATACGAAAAAACTTCCATATGAATTAGTAAATATCATACTTGAGTATGATGGACGCATCAAGTATAAGTATAAAGATAAAAATGCAGTTGATTATCATACGTTTGTAAATGTAATCCATAAACACGATACGAGATATAATATAATTAAACCGATTATCCATAAAAAACATCAAATTATTACAAATACCCAATTGTGGTGGTGTAACAGAAATCTTCCAAGATTTTATTTCGAGGTCATCTTTGATAATAATCCCAATTTTATTTTATGTTATGATTATAATTGGGCTGAATATAATCAATTTGAAATATGTTACACTGATTTTAGAGGTTCAGGACATATTTTTGGAAGTGACCAAATTAGAACTATATACAAATAAAAATAGTCTCATAATCAGGTTATTTTTATTTATGATGATTTAATCGTTATAGATGACGTATACAAATAGAAGGATAAAGAACGAGTTGATAAGACGAAGTCTTCTGGACTTAGGAACAACGTCTCCGTAACCTACACTGGAAATCGTGATGACAACAAATGTGAAACGTTCAATTAACATGTCTAATAAAGAAACAACGAGTTGTGTATGGGATGGTTTAGGTTTTTCTCCTTCGGCTGTTTCCTTGATTTCGTTTACGGTGTTATCAATTGCAAGAAGACCAGTAAAATCGCTGTCATCAAAGAATACTGTTAGCACAATGGTGTATAGAATAATAAGAACTGTGATACGTTTCCATTTGGACGTAATATAATGTCTGGGGTTCGTGATGAGTTTCATAGAGAGATGCTATATAGTATAAAAACAAAAAATGTTGCAATAAAAATAGGCCGAATGGCCTATTTTATTTATGATATTTAATTATACGTTTACAAATAACCTATTCATATTTTGTGCTTCAATATGATTGTCCGAAGGCATAAAGAGTAGTTGCGAGTGTCCGTTTTCTCTTAGTCTTACAGAGTATTCTTTCTGGTCGTTGTGTCTTCCGATACGACCGAGTGCTTGTAGCATTTTCTGTTGCGTGAGAATGACATCTTTTCCTAGATAACCGTGGCAGAACTGGTAGTTGGTTCCGTAGATATAGTCGCTAGATGCGATGATAAGATAGAGGCGTTGTTCACTTGCCATCTTTTTCATGATTTCGGTATAGGCTAGGCTGTTGTGGTTAGCAAATACCCCGATGCCCATGAGTAAGAGTATTTTCCATACGTCGCTTACGCCATCAACTGCCATAATATCGCGGACATGTTCATCACTGACATTGCTTGAGAACGCGTTGTTGACTTCTACATCGCTTGCCCATCTGTCAATATGCGCTGATTTATTCGGAACAAATACATCGCTGAGGTTAACAGATTTGATGGAACGTTGCATGGCGCTTAACTCTTCGCGTACTTTGCTAGTTTTGTTTAGTTTTCCAGATGTATCGTCACTGCATTCGCGAGACATTTTTCTTGTGTCTTTCTTTCCTTTGTTTCCACCCTTTTTATCATCTGTGGGTTTAACTGTGTTTTGGCTTGCCTCTATATCTTCAATCTTGGCTTCTAGTTCAGCAATCTTTTCGCTGAGTTTATTGTTATGTTCAATCCCCCCCATGATATTGACAAGTACCGATGCGGGGATGTAAGACTGTTTCAGATAAAACTTTGCTATTTTCTCAACATCTTCTGCGATAAAGATAGTAGGTCCATCTGTGAGTGTTTCTGCGTCTTTGGTGGTAATATATGACCCTGGTGTTTGTTCAGGTGCTGGAGGAGGTGTATGTCCAGCTATACTTTGTGTGCGTTCAAGTGGTTGTCCAGCTAATAGTGGTTGAAATGTCGAATTAGAAGAGGGGGTAATACCAGGGCCCACACTGTGTATCTTTCTTACTCTTTTTCCAGTGTTATCAACAGCAGTATTAGATATAAGTTTTTGTTTGCGAGATATTCTAAGATTGGTGATAAGACCTCCCCATGTGCTACCAATGACGTTCTTTGCGACTTGTAAGTAGTATTCTTTGATAGAAGTGATAGTAATATCGTCTATTTCACCAAATGCTCTGTCAATAGTAAATCGTCTCTGCACGTAATTGTTTTCTAGTGCAACGTTAATAAAGTCAATGCATGCCTGAAGGTCAATATATCTGAGTAGTGTTTTATTGCTTTCGCAATGTTCAATGACCTCTTTCATGATATCAAAATCTTCGCATTCTCTGAGAAAGTGTGGCGCAATATTAAATCCCTGTCTATCAATAATAGGAATAGATTTCTTTGAGTCGTGGCTCTGAATATTTACAACGTCAATATTTTGAGCCGAACCAAACTTTTCATGAAAGTTAAAGATAACCCCTCCCTGTAGTTGTTCAAGACTAGGTAATGTAGCGGAAGATAGCACAATAGTAGGAATTATGTTTCCCTTCCACATTGTGTTAACAAGGCTGTGAAGTGGGTGGTCTTCGTAGTCCATTGAAATGGTTGGTTCATCCCAATACATGAGTAGATTATCAACTGGATTAAATGCCGTCATATAGTTCATTGCACAAAGATAAGATTTTACATCGCAAATCATAATTTCAACCTTGTCTCCGACAGAGTTATCGACCTTTCCGATACCCCCTGTCCTTTTGTTTCGCGTGAAGACGCTTGCTGCAGAGTAATGTAGACGTATATCATCAGCGGATTCACAACCGAATGCGAAAGCAATTTTGCGTCCTACTGAGATGGCGTTTTTGGCAAGTGCTAGACCAACATGTCTTGCTGCACACACGAATAGGATTTTGTATGATTTTGCTAGGGCAATTGGAGTAAGCGTTTTACCTGTGCCAGTAGGTGCAGAATATAAGACAAGCCTTGATATAGTTGGTGTGATAAGTTGTCTATGAGTTGTTTTTACTGTTTCAACGTAATCTTGTTCGTCGTCTTCGTCAAGTTTTTTTATATCATTGCATACTTCAGTGAATACGAGTTGTCTGTTTTCAAACTGTGGGTTTCGTAGAGCTCTGAATATGTCTTTTTGATGTTGGTATAACGCGATGTCTGCGTTGTCAATGATAAGTTTGTTTTTCTCTAGAATAAGCGGTGCGTGTGTAAATATGTCGGCGATATTGACAAGGTTACTGTATTTTTCTAGAATATTTTTTGCAAACTCAAGGACGTGTGTGTTGACATGTTCAATGTTTAAAGCGATAAGTTTGTGTAGAGATACGTAGTAGAGGTGGAATGTAGAAGTAGATTTGAACTTAATGGTATCATCTTTTGTTTTAATGCAAGAAGTAAGGTTTTTCAGGGTGGAGATAATTTTCTTTTCAAAGTAGTCGACTGTTTCTAGTTTTTCTTTTTTGTTAAGGTCAAGTCTCATTTTGTCTGATTTTTTAATTTTTTTGTCACTTACCTTTGGTGCAAGGGTTTCATCGATATTTTTGATGTCTCTGTCAAAGTATTTGATGTAAACATAATCGTGAACCCCTTGAACATTTGCCATGCGCATGAAATTGGCTAGAGATTGGTTGTGGTTCTCTCTGATATTGATGTTATCATAGCCGTCGGTGATCATGTTGACAATAAGTTTTTCTTGTTGGGAGATGGGTATTTCCGTTGCGTCCCATTCTGTCTTATTAAGTTTTGATTGAGTTAGATCCATTTTTTACGTAGTTTGATTTATAATCTGGTATATACCAATAAGAGTTTTGTCTATACCTATTTAGTAGAGTGTATTACTGGGTTCAATTTCTTGAACGGACAAGTAGTCGTTGTAAATTGAATTAAAGCCTATTGGTGATATACCATGTATAAAATATAGGACGGTTCTATACTTTCACTAAACGTTTAAAACAATATGAGTAATTTTACCACACATGCAGAGAAGGCTAAAATCATTAGCATTGAAGGAAATATTGGTTCAGGGAAGTCAACTTTGTTGGAGCGTCTCAAGAAAGAATATGCTGACAATAAAGGGGTAGTATTTCTAGATGAACCTGTAAGTTGTTGGAACACGATAAAAGACAAAGAAGGTGTAACAATGTTAGAGAAGTTTTATAGTGACCAAGATAGATATTCATTTCCGTTTCAGATGATGGCATATATTTCAAGATTAGCGGTTATGAAGGATGCAATTAAGTCTAATCCTGGTAAGGTATTTGTGACAGAGCGTTGTCTATATACTGATAAGTATGTGTTTGCAAAGATGTTGTTTGATAGCGGTAATATTGAGGACGTAAATTATCAGATTTACAATAAGTGGTTTGATACGTTTACAGATGAGTTTACCATTAAAAAGATTGTTTATGTGCATACAAATCCTGAGGTGGCCCATAAGCGAACACAGGTGCGTAACCGAAACGGAGAAAGTTCTATCTCTTTAGAATATTTGCAGGGTTGTCATACATATCATAATGACATGATGACAGAGATGGATAAATATGGAACAGATGTTGTTACCCTTAATGGAAATATAGATATTTATGAAAATCCTGAAGAACTAAATATGTGGTTGAGTAAGATTGATGATGTTGTAAATGAAAATACAAAAAGCAATGACTAAAAGAAAACGTGTATTGTATTAAAAATATTTCTAGATAATAAAAATGGTTTAAACATATTTTTATTATTTACTAATGACAAACTATATATGGGCTCAGACGAAAGTAAGCCGTTAAATATGAATATTTCAGAACTTTGTAAAAAAGAAGAACAAAATCTTCCGTTAAATATTAGATTTGTCGGAAGAGGATCTTATGGTGTTGTATATGCATATAAACATGACCCTGATTATGTGTACAAGATGTATAATACGGAAGAGTTATATAGTTACGATTATAAAGCATATGAACGTATTAATAAATATATAAATGATAAGATACCTGAATACAAAGATTTGTTTGCCGAATATTGTGGCAGTGTAGAACAAAAAAGTTTTAAATATAAACACCTGAAATGTATTAAGATGCGACGTTATAAACAGGATATTTTCAATCCTTACTGGTCAGCATCCCAAATCAAAAATATTTTGAATAGTTTATATCGCATTTTTAATTTAATAATTACTTTGAATAAAAACGGTATATTATTTTATGATTTGCATTTTGGTAATATTTTATATAAGATTTCAAGTAATAATAAGGTAGAACTTGTTTTATGTGATTATGCCGATATGATACGCATGGATACTATTGGATCAAGAGATACGGATGAATATTGTTTTCATTATGCATATTCTCCAATTATGTATTTATCATTAGCACGTAATGATCATGACCTAAAAAAACTACTTTCAAATGACTATAATCTAAGTGTTTATATGGATAAGTTTCGTAAGGCAAAAAATGAACTTTCAATCGATACTGGATATTATAATGAGATGTTTTTTCATTTTCGTAAACATATGCGAAGTCATAACAATTATGATAATTTATTTTATGAAAAGTTTCATACTTATGAAAAGTTTTCAAATGATAGTTATATTCCACCATTTAATATAATACGTAAAAGTTTGAAAGATAAATATGGTGATTGTGTACCAACATATAAAGAATATTGTCTGGATGTGATACAGTTTTTTGATATATATTGCCTTGGAATAATTATAAGTGGGTTTTCTCGTTTTATACCACATAATATAGTAAAGGCACAGTACGATACATTAACATATAAAATGATGACAGTAAATAAATATTTTCAAAAGTCATTTGATGATATTCAAAAAGAGTTCGCATTTATTCACGATAATATGATGTCATTAGATTTTGATTATCATTATAATATTGATTATAGTAACATAAAAATGATAAAAATAAGAGGGTTGTATATGGAAACTGTAACAAATAATAGTATGTCTACTGATAAAATTATGATTGAAAAAAATGAAAATAATAAAGCAGACGAGAAAGAAAAAGAGGTGAAACGCCCAACCTAAGACTGGATAAGATGTATTTGCAATGTTTTTTTTGGACGATACTTGTATAAGTCTTTTGTTTTTGAAGTGGTAGGAAAAATATCATCTCCGTATATTTCTTGTAGTAATAGCCATTCGAATATCCCTCCTGGATAGACATGAACTTGCTGAAAGCCTAGTTTACTTAATTGTTCGTATTTGACCAGAACACTATTATCGCCTGTATTTTTCCCATATATAATAATTGGTGTGTTCCTGTTGTTTGTTAGTGCGCTATTAATGGCTGTTTCTTCAGTTGCAGCAGGAAGAGTGTGTAAAATAAGACAATCTTGCTCTGTTATTGGCAGTGTGTTTATGAGTAAGCAAGCAGATTTATTTTTATATATGGTGTCAATAATATCTTCAAAACTAATTTTTCTAACGGATTGGATTGCGCCCATAATTTATTTTTTAAGTATATGAATATATGTGTATATTCACATATATTTATATTTGTTGTTGTATATTGATGTTTAATTAAATGAAATCGTGATTTCGACGTCTTCTCGTTTAATACTCTTGGTTGCCGAAATCGACAACTCTTCGCGCTTTTTCCTAGTCTTCGAATTATCAGAAACAATCGTTTCCTTCTTTTTCGAAGTGCTGTTACGACAGTTCATATCACTTTCAATTGTATCGTAGTGTTGTTCAATATATTCAACCACATCATTTTCAATAACCCATTTGAAAAAGTTTAGTTGTCCAATAGTGGTCTGAATAGAAGTGCCGTTTTTGTATGGAACTGTAATACGGTCCCATCTACAGAAAGGGTCAAATCTTTTCTTAGAATATGCTTTTAGTTTAAGCTTGTAGTCGTTATATACTTTGAAACGACGATTAACTTCTTCTCCATTTACATTACGTGTAATGGTGTATACGGTGTAATATTTTTTGGCAAAGTTTGTTGAGAACCAGTCAGTAATTCTCAAAGAAGCTTTTGCTTCTCCAGTAACAACAGAAAGCATTTTTTCAAAGTTGTTGTCGCGGTTATAAAACTCAAGTAGGTTATTTAATAGCAGGTCATTTTGCGTAGAATATGTTGAATTCATTTATTATATATAACCTGTACCGAACCTTTATATCATTATTTTCAATGTTTACAAAAACTTTTCAAGTGATATAATAAGGGTAATACAATAATATGAATAATCTTACATTGTGTCCACCTGCCTTTTTATATCTCCTTTTTTCGATGTTCTTCACAATTGTGTTATCGTTAACAAATGTTTATTTGCATTCTATGTTATTTCATATTTTTGTAGTAGCAGTTTGGAGCTATCTACTTCAGTATTTGTGTGAGAATAAGTTTACAAATATGTCCTGGTTATTATTAATTCTTCCACTTTGTCTTGTTTATCTTTTTTTGATATTTTACATTTACATCATAATTCATTCAACGCCAGTTGTTTCTGAATAAGTTCGTATTTAGAAAAATATCTTTTAATTATGTTTGTACATAATATATAATGGGATTTTTTAAACCTTTAGGTCAGTTATGTAACCCTTCAAAGGTGTATTTGGCAATTTCTGTCATTACAATTCTTTCTAGTCTTATGACTGGTAGTATTTTTGGAATTATTTTCCACGCAATCACCGTTCTTCTCTGGGCCTTTTTCCTAGGATGGTTGTGTGACGAAGGACATACTAACGTCTCATGGTTCCTTGTTCTTGCTTTGCCAATCTTAATGTTTATCATCATAGTTGTTGGATTAGTATTTTTCTTCAGTCATTCTGCGACCAAACGCGGTGATATGTTGGACAATATAAAATCTAGTAGTGCTTCTGAAGCAACTTCTGATGATGCTGATAAGGCCGATGATGATAAAAAGAGCAGTGAGGGTTTCTATTATTAAATCACGAATATTGATAAGGTAATAAATTTATATCATTAAAATATATGACTATTGATATAAATATTGGAGGTGGCCTAGGTACGTCTAAGCCTGAAGCAAAATCTCTTCCATATTCAGAAGCCAAACTGGTGACACCTGCTATGCGTAATGAGACATTTTTACTTAGAAATGCTAGAGCAGAAACAATTGGTCCATATAAAACAGATACGGTTGCCTACTTGAAACCTAAACCTAAAAAGGGAGGTAAACGTAAAACAAAAAGACGAAGACAGAAATCTAAACGAAAAACCCGTTCAAAAAAGCAAAAGGGGGGAGATTTGAATTCTGAATTAATCGTAGCATCAGAAGATGGTGATTTTGTAATGATGATGAGGTTGCTGGAGCAGGGAGCGGATATCAACCAGACTAATAGTGCCGGCGACACACCCTTATACGTAGCATCAGAAATGGGTAATGTGGAGGTGGTGAAGATACTGCTTGAGAAAGGAGCAGATATCAACAAGGCTAATATTGACGGACAAACTCCTTTGATGATGGCAGTAGGGATGGGTCATGAGGAAGTAGTAGAAGCACTTTTAGAATATGGAGCTAATGTGAATGCGAAGACAAATGAAGGCTACACCGCTTTTGACATGGTATATGAAGACGTCTTCCCCGAAATAGCAACTTTATTAAAAGCAAGTCAACAAAAAAGTTTAGTAACGAAAAATATAAAAGAATACAAACGACCTAATATACCAACATTACGTTCATTAGCACATAGTCAATTAGATACCGAATCTACACGTGAAATTAATAAAATTAAAGATAGCTTAAGTCAACCTGGCAAACTTGGTGGAAAACGAAAAACGAGAACCCCACGAAAGACGCGGAAAAATAGAAAAAGATTAAATAAATTATGAGAACTACTCATTATCGATACCCCTATCAGAGCGTGGTTTTGATTCGTGATATGGCATTAGGTATTTGTCACGTATTGTGATACCGTCAAGATAACTGGTGTTTAAGAATGGGTTTGTTCCCATTTGAACCATGGGTTCCCTTTGCGCCATTCGTGCATATGTATTTTCTCTCACATGTTTATCATCATTAAAGTTATCTAAAGGTTCCGAAGGTGGTTCAGGTTGTTGCTGTATTTGTTCTGTTTGCTGTCTTTGAGCTTGTTGCTCTAATTGTTCTAATTGTTGTCTATTAATTGGTGAGCGTAGAACAGGTTCATTTGACCCTGCGTCACTCCATGTCCATCGTTTTTTATGCATATACTTAGTTTATATATTGTAATTGTTTATTCTACTCAATTACAATATTTGATTAGGTGTCTTGGGAGTACTCAATATCACTAATAATAAGATCATTGTCATAACTAGAGCTTGTTTTTTCATGATACATATCGTCTTTATTTTTAACATCTTCTATTTCACTAGTATCACGTTTGGTAACTGATAATTGTTTTGTAAATAAGAACGCTTCTTTTCCTTTTGTTCCCTTTTTCAAGTTACACTGTAAACATGAAATTACAACATTATCTGTTGTGTGTGCAATCGAGTTATCTATTCTGTCAAGTGTCCATTGACTCATTTCCTGTTTATTTTTGTATAAGACAAAAAGTTCACTATTACAGTAATAACACCTAGATTGTGCTTCTTTGAGTAGATGAATAACATCCAAAATATCAACAAAGTTATCTGGAATAGTCCTTTTTTTAATCTTATCTTGCATTTTGTATCCATATACCTTTGTGTTTATATGTGTCATTACTTGTTCGCACATTGATTGTAGTTGAATTGGAAATGGTGTTTTTTTATCAATACGATTAAATATAGCTGTTACAATGTCAAGTTGATATTGGTATGTATAATAATGCTCATGAAAAATATCATCCGAGCTTTTAACACATGATGCGGTTGATGTCTTACCTTGTATAATTTTTTTTACACTAGATGAACTTTTAAGTATAATTTTTTTAGTGTTTTCCATACAGGTTCATACTGTACAGATAGATATAATATATAAAAAGGAATTAGACTTAAAGTGTTATATCTATATATAGGTTTACGAGTAGTCTATAACTATACTATTATAATGAATACAGATGATAAAGTGAAAAATGAGATACTAACTACCGACAATGATAAAAAGGTTGTAGCACCTGATGAATGCCTTGAACTAAAGCATATTCAGTACAAATCAATGATACTATCTGGTGTTCCGTGTTCAATGGAGTATGGCGTTGATAATATTGAACGACTAAATAATTTGGAGAAGTTTCTAGAGACAAGTACTGTAAAGACCAAGACAGATGGATGGAATAAGCTTGATATGACAGTAAAGATGCAGAAAGTTACTGAATTTGTTGAGGAGTATCATAAAGAACATTCTCTTTCTGATAGTGAACGCGATGATTTGTATAAGTATGTGCGCGACTGCCTAGACAAGAAAAAATTAACACGTGTGAAAGATGTAGATTATAATGCAGAGACTGGTAAGTTGGTCACAATTCATGGTCTGTATTATAACAAAACTTCTAAAAAATATACCATAAAAAACTCTGATGTAAAGAAAGGTTCTGTTCTCAGTCGTCTACCTCAAAAGAAGAAGACGTTAAAAAAGACGAGTTCAGTGTCCGAGAAAGAAAGTGATAGTAAATAAAAATAAATTGTAAAAATAATGTCTAATATATCACTACTTAGACATGATTGTATAATAGATTGATTAAAATAATTTATAGCACGGTGGTGATAAACTTCTCAAGAGTGTCTTTGGTTGGTTTTGCATCATAGTCAATGACTTGTCCGTCCTTAATAAGTTTGATAGTTGGGTATCCTTCAATATCGTATTCCTCAGTTGCTTTTCTAATTTCGGGAGTTTCTTCTGTGCAGTCTATGTCAGTAAAGTTTAATGTATATCCGTTGATAGTTTTTCCATCGTATTCATCTTTAACTTCCTTCCAGTGTGGTTTGGCTGCCTTGCAATGAGGACACCAGTTAGCATAAAAGAACATCACTTCTGCTTCTTGTGATGAAACTTGCTTACTAGCTCCTGGTTCAATACTTGTTTTAAGATTTGGTTTTGATTTTTGAAAAATCATATATGCTGCTACACATAATATAATAATCGTAACAAGTATCATCAGGTAAAAAACTGGGTTTGTACGTATTTTATTGAGAATTTCCGCAAACATGTTTATATGTACTATACAGGTAATATTTATATACTAACAAACGAAATTAAAGATTATTTATTAGATATACTAACGCAATAATCTATTAATATGTTGTTTAATACGATAAATGGTAACACAGTTGAACTAAATCGTTCCGATTATGTAACCGACAGTAATTATTATTCATCAGTAGAAGCAATGTATAAAGTTTATATCAAACCCTCTAATACAAAATCAACTAATGTGCGTATGAATAATCTAGAGGTTTTATCAAATATTGTTGATATTTCTACAATTGCAAAGGGTAAATAATTATTCTCTATATATTGTAGAGTAGTGTCAAAAATGAAATATCTAGGGAACGGAGGTAAGTCTCGTAAAACTCAGAAAAAAAATCGTAAGGTCACAAAAAAAATGAACAAACGTTCGTCAAAAAAAACGCGTAAAACACGGAAACAAGACGAAACGTTAATGTGTAAAGTTGAAATGAATAAAGAGCATGGTCTGTATTCAGAGAAAGAGTTTAATAGTGGTGATGGTATGTTGACCGCAGTATGGGGTCCAAGTTTATGGCATACGTTACATACCATAAGTTTTAATTATCCAGTAAACCCTACTACTGAAGATAAGAAACGCTATCAAAAGTTTGTTTGTAATTTACGTTATGTATTGCCATGTAAATATTGTCGTATTAATCTACGTAAAAACTTTAAGTCACTTCCACCAACAATGGAGGTTATGAAAAGTCGCGAAACTTTTTCGAAATATATTTATGATTTACATGAATTAGTAAATAAGATGTTGAATAAGAAGTCAAATCTTAGTTACTGTGATGTAAAAACTCGATATGAACATTTTCGTGCTAGGTGCACAGATGATAAAAATAAAATTTGGAAAATAGGCAAAATTAAAAAGACAATAAAAAATCATAAAAAACGAGAAAAAGAAAAGGGATGCACAACTCCACTCTATTCTGGAGAAAAATCAAAGTGTATTATTAAAATTGTTCCTCAAAGTGTATCAGGTTCATCATTTCAAATGGATAAGAAATGCGAAAAGAAGTTTATCGGAGAGGCGGAAAACTAAAATCAAATATGTAAATACAAATAAAGTTATATTGTTTTATTTGTATAATTTATGAATGGTCGACTTATAAGAAAATTACCAGTAGATTTACGAAGATACATATATTCTTATATCCCTCTTGATAATTGTATAATTTGTTCTGGTATAATTGCAAACTATAATAATACAATAAAAAACTTAGTATGTTCTCCATACTGTCTTCTTGTGTTTAATGGTAATTCTATATCAAACATGGCATTTTATAGAATTACTATACCTATTTTTAATTTTTATGTAACATGTAGTTATTTTTATGCAAATGTGTTTATTTTTTTATTACTTTTTCCATTTTTTATATCGTACAATTTATGTGCATTTTATTCTTTAACAGCGGTAACGCAATTGTTATCATGGGTATGGATTATGTGTTGGTAAAAATATGTTATGTATGTATGTAACTTTTACATATATACATAGGTAAAGCTGTTCGTATCCTTTAGATTTTTACTGGAGAGAGACATTTAGAAAGAACTAAAATCTGCTGTAACAGGGACGGGTTCAAACTGACTGTTTGTTCTATATTTGGAATATTTATCAGTAGTATTTTCCGTTGGGCAATAACCATTCTTAGGCGATATTACATCTTTCTGTGTATTACATTCACTAGTAGTATCTGCAGTAGTGGTGTGTCCAGAACTACATCCAGTTCCCTTATTACCACAAGAAGGACAAGGAGGACTTTGTTCATTAGGATTAGAGTTACAAATGGAAGGACAACGAGGACAAACAGGAGGAACAATCTGAGTTTTTAATATGTATCTATCATCCTCTTCAATAGGAAGACTATTGGGAACAGGAGAAGTTTCGGAAGCAGAAGAAGGAGTTCCGGAAGCAGGAGTAGATGCTCCACTGTTGGCATTCGTTTGACTGGGCGATGTGCTAGCTCTAGTATCTGGCACATACATAATTTGACTACCATCAGCTCCAGTTATTCGAATAATGTATTGACCATTGTTTGCACGAAAGATTGTTGCAGTGCTTCCATTATTATCATGGAAAGTAGTGTTAGTTATTTCCTGAGGAATAGTTGGGACAGCACCATTATTTGTTGTCGTGGATTGATTTGCAGATGGCACAGTTGGAACAAATAATGTAGTAGTTCCATTACTATTGGCAATACTAATAGCATAAGTGTTAAATCTCATAAGAAGTGTTGCCTTGGACCCATTTGGTGCATAATAAAGAAGTGGCATACCAGATTTCTTAAAATGGTTATATCCACCATCTTGGTTTTGAGCATCTGGTTCCATACGTTGTAACATATCAGCGCCTCTTTCAAGAAGAGCAAGAGTATTTTTGTCTAAATCATGTGTAACAACAATATTGTTTGATGAATTATTCTGATGAGAAGCTGGACTAGGTGTGCTATGGGCTGGCGCAGGTGCGCTATGTGTTGATGCATGTGCGCTATGGGCTGGTGTGTGTATGCTAGTGCCAGGAGCTGGTGTATGTATGCTAGAGCCCGGAGCAGTTGACTCAGAAATAATATCTTGTCCATTTGTATTAATCTGAATATTTGCGTCGTCTAATGTCTCTTGTATAAGTGTATCTACACCATTTGCCATACCTTCACGTGAGCACGTTTGTTTTCCAGAAAAGAAAATGAATATAATAAATATTATTAGAATAATCGTTGCGTATATGACCAGATGTTCAATATTCATAAGTATTGTTACTATATATTGTGTACAGTTAAAAATATATAGTAAATTAATTTTTGCGATATTTAATATTTTAATATTGCTTAACGACGTTGTGATGTAGTCATTATATGTTGCATCATGTTCATGGATTTAGTTAACTGTTGATTTGTTTTTGTTCCAATACTATGAGTTATCTTCATATGTTGAGGTTGTTTATTTTGAGGTTGTGTATTTTGACGTTCTCCTTCAATTCTTCCAACATTTCCATATGGACCAACGTTACTTGTAATAAAAATATTAACTGGTTTAACTTTCTCACTTGGCATTAAAGATGATGGTCCCAAAATTCCTGGAGGGTCAATAATAGTTTGTTTGTCAATTAAACTTCCTGTTTGTTTACTGGCATCCTGCCCGTCGTGAGGGGCAAAATAATCATCTGTATTCTCGGGGATTTTTTCATCAAACATTCTTGAACCTCCCTTAGTTTCTGTTGGGGCGTCCTTCTCTTTTTCAGCAGGTGGATTTTGCTTTTCTTGTGCAATTCCTCCACATTGATACCATTTTACTTCTTTATATTCAGAAACAACACCAGATTTAAAAGGAGATGGTGGTTCAGTTACTAGCCTGATTGTGTTATCATCTATACCCGTATCATGGTCACATTTTAATAAAGGAGTGTATCTGACACCATCAACTTCAAACTCCCAATTATGAACAATTTCTCGTAATATCAAGTTTTTTTTGTCAACAGCGTATGTCTTTATTTTGTCATTTAAATCGTTTATTGTAAAAATAGACATTCCATCCTTATTGCCTACTGACATATTACTAATTGTAAAACGATAATTGTATCCAGATGCACATGTTTTTGATAAACATTGTGAACTTTTGGTTTGTTGAACAGCTTGTTCATCGCTTGGTGCTGGAGTATGGTGATCTTCGGGGACATAATCATGATGCTCTCCCCCACCCGGAATAACATCTTGAGTATGATGATATTCGGTGATATAATCATGATGTTCGCCTTCACCTGAAATAACATCTTGAGTATGATTATCTTCGGAGATATAATCATGATGTTCGCCTTCACCTGGAATAACATCTTGAGTATGATTATCTTCATCTCCATAATTATTTTGAATAGGTGGGTATGTTTCTGCGTATTGCGTATACAAATCTTTTGCTTGTTGTATGCTAGTTGATTTCAGAATAGTCTGATGCATTTTGTTATTTTCTTCTGTCGTGACAAGGTATGAACCACCAGATTGTGGGTCTGTTTCCATTTTTACTGGTAACTCATAAGCTTTCATTGCATATAACTCTATAATATCGTGTATAGTATACAATTTTAACTGTTCATTAGATATACCCTCTTTTTGTGCATATTCATATAGTTTGTTTCTTGCTGCAGTGCTATTTGGTTGTTCATATATATCCATCCATATCTGGTGAATCTCTTCGTCACTTTTGTTAAAGTTACCATCCTGTTTCATTTTATATATTTTACTTGCAAGATAATTGTTTTCAGAAGTTGAAAAATAATTATGTTGTGAAAAATGACTACTTGCTTCCTGAATGGGTATTTGAACAGTGCCGTCAAAACCTTCGCGTACATTACATGATTTTACGATAAATATAATAAGTAATATAACAAGTACAACAATAGTAATTTTATTGATTGAAATCATACATTTGTTCATTATTAATAGTTGTTACTATATATTGTACATAAGTAAAAAATATAGTATGTTTTCAATAATACAACCATATATTCTTTAATTTAAGGTTGCTCTTGTGATACAGTTGCGCCACCAGTATTGGTAACATTAATTATAATTGGTTGACGTTTTTGGTTATTTGCGTGTGGTAAACCAGGTGGTGGTCCAATTTTATTTGGTGAAGTAATACCAGATGTTGGCGCAGTTAAACCTATAGTTTGATTACCTTCTCTGCAAGTGTTACATTGCATAACCATCAATATTAAAAGCAATAAAAATAAAATTGCAAAAGCAATACATAGATTTTTCATGTTACTGTTTTTCATACTTATATATTTTATATAGTTAAAAATATGAAAATAATACATTTTATTTTTTATTAGTATCAGGTTTTTGAGAACGCGCCATTATATAATCAAGAACGTTCGTTGATTTTTGTATGTGTTTATTTACATTATCGCTTAATTTATGCGTCATCGTAACATTGTTCATTTGAGGTTGTGGCATGGCATGTTGCTGATTAACAACTGGTTGTTGTGGTATGGCATGTTGATGTGGTGTTGGTTTTCCATTACTAGTAACATTAATAATCATTGGCCTTTGTGGCATTCCTTGTGGATAACCAATTGGTATTCCAGATAAACCCATTGTTCCATACGCATTATCTAAACTATGTGGGTCAAAATCGTCGTATGGATTATTTATACTATTATGAGATGCCCCACCAGCTGTTCCAATATGACCTGCGGCTGCTGGGCCAGGTGGACCAGGAGGACCAGGAGGACCCCGTGCACCTGTATCACCTTTTGCACCTGTATGACCTCGGGGACCCATTGGACCAAGACCACCCTCTGGGCCGACCAGGCCTCGTGGACCGGCTGGACCATCTTTTCCATCTATACCTTTTGGTCCAGTTAGACCACGATTTCCGTATGAACCTGCGGGTCCCATTGGACCAACGCCACCATCTTTTCCATGTATACCTTGTATACCGCGGTCACCTTTATCTCCCTTGTCACCCTTGTCGCCTTTTGCACCTGATAAACCAGTATCACCCTTTTCACCTTTATCACCTTTATCACCTGGAGGACCAATACCTCCGTCGTTGCCTCGGCCACCGATATCGCCCTTCTCACCCTTACCACCGGTATCTCCCTTATCACCTTTTGGTCCTTGTGGACCGATTCCTCCCTTTCCTCCTCCTGGACCTGCTGGGCCTCTATCGCCTGTATCTCCTTTATCACCCTTATCACCTTTGTCACCCTTTCCACCTTTGTCACCCTTTGCACCTGTATTACCTTGCACACCTCTTCCACCCGTGTCACCCTTTTCGCCCTTATCTCCAACTTTTCCAGGTTCACCAGATAGACCGGTTTTACCTTGAACACCAGTTGGTCCTTGGTCGCCCTTTTCACCATCTTTACCTGAAGTACCTTGTGGTCCATGTGGACCTCGGTCACCTGAATCACCCTTTTCGCCTTTTTGACCCGTTGATCCAGTTACACCTTGATTACCAATAACACCCTTGTCTCCATCATTACCTGATACACCTTGTTTACCTTGCACGCCTTGGTCACCTTTATCACCCTTCACACCTTGATCACCTTTATCGCCATTCACACCAGCAGTTCCTTGGTCACCTTTATCACCCTTGTCACCTTTATCACCTTTATTTCCTTGGTGACCCTTCTCTCCCCTATCACCCTTGTCACCTTTTGCACCTGTATTACCTTGTGTACCTTGATTACCCTGTGGCCCCATTGGACCTATACCACCTGCACTTCCACCTGCACCTGCAGGTCCTGGTAAACCCTGGTCACCTTTTGGACCTTGTGGACCCATTGGACCTGTGTCACCCGTATCTCCTTTCACACCTTGTATACCTTGTTCGCCTGTAGCACCAATGTCACCTTTTGAACCTGGTAATCCTTGAATACCTTGTGAACCTGTTGCACCAGGTGTGCCTTGTGCACCTACCCTGCCTGTAGGACCTATTTTGCCTGGTATGCCTTGAATACCTGGTGTGCCATGGTTACCTGTTGGTCCCTGTTTACCGCGTGGTCCAGCATGTCCATCTTCAAAAGGATTTGAAATTGCTATTACTAAGTTCATTACTCCATATCCATCATCCGCACTTTCACTCATTACAACTTTCGTCGGGGTGGCCGAACTCCATAGACGCATAGCATCATCTACGCTAACACCGTAGGTACTATCCACTGTTCCATCATCCGCACTTTCACTCATTACAACTTTCGTCGGGGTGGCCGAACTCCATAGACGCATATCATCATCTACGCTAACACCGTAGGTACTATCCACTGTTCCATCATCCGCACTTTCACTCATTACAACTTTCGTCGGGGTGGCCGAACTCCATACACGCATATCATCATCTACTCTAACACCGTAGGTACTATCCACTGTTCCATCATCACTAGTATATCTTGCCTCCATGTTTACAATAGTTAATGTAGAATCTTGGTGGTGAATAGTTATTAACATATATTTAAACAAATTGTTATTACCAGCCATCGTCAGATAACCCATGAACTCATATTTGTATACATTAGGATTTTCACCAATCATCAGTTTAGAACCGTATAGCGTCCATCTCCAATTCTTCGTACCTTTACCCCAATCAATGTAAGCACCAGTCGCTTCGCCTGATACAATTGAAACAGTAGAGTTGTCATTTAAAGTTTGAAAACTTTGGGATTGATTTACATTAATAGATTGACCCGATTGCCAGGGGGTAATTTCAGTTATAACTACATCATGATGAGCTTCATTTTCAAACTTTTCCTTACCTATTTGCGTGGCCATAGTCAATGCAAGTAAAATAACCAAAAAAGCAAGACCTATAACAAGCCTTGTTAGATTTTTGTTTTTCATAATTTGTGTATATACTTATAGTGCGAAAAAGAATATCGTAAGACAATGTAAATTGAATAGTTAGTTATTTTATTTATTATAGTAAACTTTTCATAATAAATAACATGACAACAAAACCGTATTATAACGAAGACCCAGAAATTGTGGAAATAGGTGTAGATGAAGTTGGAAGAGGACCGTTATTTGGAAGAGTTTATGTTGCTGCAACTATTTTACCTAAATATAGCGATGCATTCAAATATGAACTCATGAAAGATAGTAAAAAGTTTTCCTCTTCTAAAAAATTACACGAGGTGTATAATTATATAATTGAAAATGCAAATGATTATGTTGTAAAATATGAAACAGAAGAAAGCATTGACCAAATGAATATATTGCAAGCAACACAAAAAGCGATGCATGATTGTGTGCAAGAACTTATTGACAAAAATAATCTTCGCCCTGAGAAAACTCTATTATTAATAGACGGCAATTATTTCAGAGACCATATGACGTGGAATAAAGAACGTAATAACTTTGAATATTATGCACATGAGTGTATAAAGGGAGGGGATAATTTGTATAGTAGCATTTCCGCTGCATCTATCATTGCAAAGGTATCACGGGATACATATATAGAAAATTTGTGTGAAGAACATCCAGAATTGGATGAAAGGTATCTTCTTCGTGGAAATAAAGGATATGCAGCAAAGCAACATAGAGAAGGGATAATGCAACATGGTATTACACCATGGCATAGAAAAACATTTGGTATATGTAAACAATATGATGTAAATAAAGAATATGAAAATGACTAATTAATTGTCGAATATGTAAGTAATTATTATACACATTTTTTTACACGTTTTGCGTTAATTGCTCTTTGACCACTTGTGATATGTTGTGTGGTAAAATCATCAATACTTCTTTTTGTAAGCTCGCCATCATGATTTACATAAACAATGCTTCGTATATTAAACTCTTTCATTTTTAAGAAACAATCTATACACGGTGCAGAACAAAGCAGTTCTCTTGTGCTAGAACTTCTTCCCACATACATATTTATTTTTTTTGTTATATTTTGTTTAAGACACTTACGCAGAACATCTATTTCTGCATGACATGTGCAAGAGTGCCCTATCATACCGTCTTTTGAATATGTTCTGTATGTGTTGCATCCCCTAGCAATAATTTTTCCGGAAACTACTGCTATGCATCCTACTTGATAATTAATGTGAGATTTTTGTGCCTCTTCTATAGCGAGTGACATATACCTGAAATCCGGATTAGTTAACATATTGTATGTATGTATGTTATGTAACAATTTTATTGTGAGTATCTGTGTTATCGTTTTACAGTTCAATTTACGCAGAACACAATTATTATAAATTGAATTAAAACTAATATATTGTTATATTATAACTAAAAATGGTTAAATATAGTTGCGAAAAGTGCGGAAAAGAATTTTCCCAAAAGGGACATTATACTAGACACATAAATAAAAAAAATCCTTGTGTTGTTGAAAGCAAAATTAAAGAAATTATTGAAAAAGTAGTTTCCGAAAAGATGATTGAGATAAAATGTAATGAAAATATTATACCAGAAACAAAAGAAGATGAAAATATAAATATTACATCAGAAATAAAAGAAGATGGAAAAATTAAATTTATAGATTTATTTTGTGGAATAGGAAGTTTTCATTATTCATTCAAAAAATTAAATTGGGAATGTGTAATGTCGTGTGATATTGATAAGGCAGTAAAAGAAACATATAAAGAAAATTATGGTTTATCTCCTCTTGGTGATATTACTGAAATAGAACCAAAAAATATCCCCGATTATGATATATTATGTGCTGGATTTCCATGCCAACCATTTAGTCAATGCGGACAACACAAAGGATTTGATGATAAAAGAGGAACATTATTCTTTAACATAATGAAATTTGTGCAATATCATCAACCAAAAATTATTATTCTAGAAAATGTGCAGGGATTATTAAATCATGACGGAGGTAAAACTTTTGAGAGAATAAAAAATGATATTGAAACAGCAAACTATACGATTACATATAAAGTTATAAAGTGTAGTGATTATGGATTACCTCAAATGAGAAAACGCTTAATTATTGTAGGAATTAGAAATAATACTGAGATTGTTAAACATATTGATCAAGTGCTTAATTTTGATGAATATAAAAAGGAAACAACATTAACTGAACTTCTGGGTAAAAACTTTGAAAAAAAAACTGCTTATACTATTAGATGTGGAGGTAGAAAATCTCCTATTGATGATAGACATAATTGGGATGGATATATGGTTGATGGAAAAGAATACCGATTAACAAAAGAGGATTGTTTAAAAATACAAGGATTTAATTCTGAATTTACATTATGTGGAAATAATAAAGATCAATGGAAACAATTAGGAAATACAATTCCAACTATATTTACCGAAATTATTGGATTAAACATTAATAAATATTTATGATTGCTGTAATTCATCAACCAAGTTTTCAAAATTTAATTTAAATAATCTATCATCTTTCTTTTTGGGAAGACAAGTGATTATTTTTCTTTTTGTATCTTCTCTAAATCTTTGTGTTGGTGGATAATCGTTTGATATGGTTAATAATATATATAAAGTTGGTGGAAATGTATAACTCCAATCATCTTGCGTCCATCTTTCACGACAAGTAGTTTTACAACTAACAACTTTATAATTTGTTATTGATGTACCTACTTCAATATTTTCTCCAACTACAAAATCTATGATATGATAACACCTTCTTTTTTTTTCATTAAATCCAACAATTATTCCCAAGTTATTAATAGTTACTTGTTTTTTATGAGATATATTATTTGTATCTAATATTCCAACTAAAATGTCATTTTCAAGAAAATCTCCATTTCCTTGAATTTTACTTTGATGTATTGATATTGATTTATTGTATAATTGTAATAATTCAACATCACTTAGTAATGGTGCTATTTGTTTTAGTTCGTTAATTATTTTTATTTTTTTAGTATTTTTGTTCTCTTCTATTCTTGATAATACATATTGATTATCAAATGTAATCGTAGGTTTAGTTTCCATTTAGTATAATATTATTTGTGTAATCTTGCAAAAACTGTGTTATCGCAAGGATCCAATCAATTTACGCAGAACACATTTCGCATACCTCATCTGTTTCTTTATCACTACTATCATTTTGTGACCCAGATGTCCCCGAACGTGTGCGGGTTGGTTCAATCGTGAATTGCTGTGCATGATGCTTTGCTTTACGTCGTAGATAGTAAATGCCTGTTTTGAGACCCTGTTTCCATGAATAGAAATGCATAGAAGTAAGTGTTTTATACGTAGGCTCTTCTACCCATAGGTTCATGCTTTGGCTTTGACAAATAAAAGCTCCTCTGTCCGACGCCATGTCAATAACATGACGCATAGGTATTTCCCACACTATTTTATATTTTTCACGTATATGTTCTGGTAACATTGTCAGTTGTTGAACACTTCCTTTGTTTGCAATAATATTGTTTTTGATACTTTCATTCCACAAACCCATATCAATAAGCTCTTTCATTAGATATTTATTTGCAACGACAAACTCGCCTGCAAGTGTTCTTCGTGAATATAGATTACTTGTGAAGGGTTCAAAACATTCATTATATCCCAAAATCTGTGAAGTGCTTGCAGTTGGCATAGGTGCAATGAGAAGTGAATTACGAACACCTTGTTCAACTACTCGTTTTCTCAAATCCTCCCAGTCATATCGGTCACTTGGTGTAACATTCCACAAATCAAACTGAAACTTACCGTCTGATAAAGGAGACCCGGAAAAAGAACTGTAAGCACCATATTCTTTTGCTAGTTCATAAGAACTCTCAATGGCTCCGTGATACATAGTTTCAAATATATTTTTATTAATTTCTCTTGCTACATCGCTATGAAATGCAATGTCCAACAAGACAAAGGTGTCTGCAAGGCCTTGAACTCCAATTCCAATAGGACGATGACGATTGTTACTACGCTCAGTTTTTTCTGTCGGATAGAAGTTAAAGTCAATAATGTTGTTTAGATTACGAGCAACAACTTTTGTTACTTCATGAAGTTTTTCATAATTAAACTTTTTTGTTTCTTTGTCTACAAATGCTGGTAGTGCAATAGACGCCAAATTACAGACAGCAGTTTCTTGATTGTCTGAAAATTCTACAATTTCAGTGCAAAGGTTGGAAGACTTAATAACACCAACATTTTTTTGATTTGACTTTGAGTTACATGCGTCTTTGTAAAGTAAATATGGAGTGCCAGTCTCCATCTGTGCATCTAAAATCATATACCATAGTTCACGTGCTTTGACTCGTTTATTATACAGTCCCTGGTCTTCAAAGAGATTATACATTTCTTTAAATGATTTACCATATACATCCGACAAACCAGGACACTTTGAAGGACAAAATAGACACCATTCTTCGTCACGCTCTACTTTCTCCATAAAAAGGTCGGGTATCCATAGTCCATAGAAAAGGTCACGTGCTCTCATTTCGTCATCACCATGGTTCTTTTTCATTTCCAAGAAGTCTTCAATATCTGCATGCCAAGGCTCCATATAAATTGCAATAGAACCGTTTCGTTTTCCTCCTTGATTGATAAAACGTGCCGTATCGTTAAAAACCTTTAACATTGGAACAATACCATTAGAAAGACCATTAGTGCTTTTAATAAGTGTTTTATTTGCGCGAATATTATGGATATGTAGACCGATGCCTCCCGCCCATTTGGAGATACGTGCGCAATCATGAAGAGTATTAAAAATACCATCAAGGCTGTCTTCCTCCATTGCAATAAGATAACAAGAACTCATCTGCTGTCTGTGTGTTCCTGCATTAAAAAGGGTAGGTGTAGCATGTGTAAAGTATTTCTGTGACATTAGGTCATACGTTTCTCTTACTCGTGTCATATTATTTCCATGAATGGCGATTGCTACGCGCATCCAGATATGTTGAGGACGTTCAACAACAACACCATTCATTTTCAAGAGATACGAACGTTCAAGTGTTTTAAACCCAAAATAGTCAATTAGATAATCACGTTCATAGTCTATCATTTCACTTATCTCTTCATGGTTCTTTTCAACCACCTGCCAATAATTATGATTGAGAATACCCTGCCAACCATTTTCATTGTCTTTATGATAGAGATTGCTTGTTACGCTGTAAAAATCACTAGATGTATTTTTTTGATGGTTACTTACGACAATTCTTCCGGCAAGTGTCCCATAATCAGGATGTTGACTAGACATAACTGCACATTGTTCGGCAGCAAGTTCGTCTATTTTCGTAGTGCTAATATTGTCGTATAGTTGGTCAATTACTTTCATTCCAAGCATAGTATAGTTAAGTTTGATACCGACTTCTACGCCTAATTTTTTAATGCGTCTTAAGATTTTATCAAATGACACAATTTCGCTTTCGCCATTTCGTTTAATTACATTCATGTCAGACATATCATCTACCGTGTCAAAATCCGCCATGCTTGATATATAACGTATAGATATATCTCTAACTGTTGTACGTATATATTTTATCCAATGTAAAAAATATATACATTAATTACAATTCACAGCCGTTATACTACGGTTTCATCTATTGACTCAGTTCTTATGTGCATAACAACATTTCCATTGTAATCTACATTTTTTTTTGGCGAAGGTGTTTTTGTTATTTGTGGAGGTTCTGGAGGTTCTAGAATTGGTGTTTCAATAACAGGTTCTTCCTGTTCAGGTGTATTTTCTTCATCATTAAACATGTTTATGTTTAATAGGCACTGATTAAATACATTTTCTTCTTTTGATACAGTTACTCTTTTCTTTGGTGCTCGATGTTCATATCCGGATTTACGTTCTTTCAAAATAGTATCCCATGTTTCAGCAAACTTTGGAACGTTTAGTTCAAACCATGCACGGTTACGAAGAACAAGAACACAGCTAACTTCCGCAAGTTTCCAGTAATACGTGTGTGCAAATGTGTGTCCCGCTTCATGATGCTGTTCTAACATACTAGGCAACCAGGTAGTCTCATATTCTTGTCTATCCATAGTTACGGGTTTATACTCGTATACAGGAAGGTTCTCTTTTGTAATAAAGAACAACATGATACCCTTTAACATCTCTTTGCCTTGAACGTCATTTTCATCTATTGCAGTTTTTAAGAAGGTTCCGTCATTATCAAAACCTTCCTTGTCTTCATATTCAAGGAAACGTGTTTCTAGAAAGTCGCACTTATCTAGCTCACATACTTCCATCTGTAGTTGCATTTGAACCCAGTAAGCCTTCAGAGGAATACCAGTAATTTCGCGGTTAACAATATTTTTAATTTCTAGCATACGTCCGTATAATTCACTGTCACTTGATTCAATGATTCCGTCTGGTGACGCACCTAAGAATGTGTGTTTTTTATGTGTTATGCAACCATATTCACATACCCTTACATTATTTATCATTTCATAATACATGCATGTTACTGGTTCATAACGTTGGCCCCAATGAACAGGTGTGTTGATGTTAACTGCTAGATATATTTCTGTGTTTATATTTTTTATTTGTTTTTCTGTTTCGGCTGTTTTTACAATATCTAATTTCTGGTAATTTGCAACAGGAACCCCAATAAGATTTGGTAAAACCATATCCATCGTAATTGGCTTACATTTTTCGTAAATTAATTGATTTCTTGTTGCTTCAGTATCGAGTGCTTTATACGCGTTACTTGCAGTAATAAGTCCATGTCTATGAGTGAACCATTCCATTGTTCTTTGTTCTGGTTGTGGCACACTTTTTAAATATCGTAAAATCGACCCAAGTGACCGTCTATCATTATGACACGGGAATATGTCTGTTACATCACTTCCTGTTTCTGTTTTATAATAAGAACGTTTAGGCATAACTTGCATATAAAACATATCAACTGCATACGATACAATTTCTTGCATATTTTCATTGTCTGAAACGTCATCTATTTTTTCGTCACCTACATTTTCAAATGATGTTTCTAGAAGGTCTTCTACTGCATTCATCATATCATCATGAAACGAAGGTTCGTGTATTTTACGAGAGTTTTCGTTTGTATAGTCATACATAAGTTGAATGATAGTATTTACCATGTCTATCTTGTCCTCATGTGTTAAGTTGTCTTCATCTTCCATATCAGGAATATTTTCAAACTTAATTTCATGAAGTGTATCTACAAGATTTTCAAGTTCATGAATATATGTAAACATTTTTATTGACTAATAAAGTATATCAAGATATTACTATATCATATATTATATTATTAAGGGCATATATTTGACGCACTTGTTCAATTTGCGAGTATGCTTTTTAGTTACGGTTCTAATTCAAATGAAATGTTACCTAATATTAGTAACAAGTCATTAACACAATCTATGTTACCTAATACCAAACCATGGATTATGTGTATAGGTGAGAATAATCGTGAATATTACATGAATATTTTTACACATAAAATAACTGACGCGAAGCCGAGTTATTTTAAAGAATATGATAAGCGAGTAAATGAAGAAATAAATAAACCACTCTTAGAAGAGATTGAAATGCTTCAGAGAAAACTTCATATAATAGAAGGGAATGCGTATGAAGAAAGTTATCAAAACTCAACAGATATTAGTTTTCAAATTAATCCTACGCATACACACGAAAAGGGAGATACTGTGTTGTATATACCAAATGACACGGATCCTCTTATAAGAGCAACTGTAGTAGCAGTTCATCCTGATAAACCTCCATTTTATTCAATTAGTTATAAATTAGAAAATGGAGAAATTATTGAAAAAAATACAACGGCACCTCGCATTGTAAAAATAAAAAAGAAATAGCTTAGCCTATACAATGGGCATATTTTCGAGAAACCATGTATCTGAATATTGTGCATCTTCTCTTTCTATTGTTTCTTCCTCTACATCAAATACTTGTGAACTATTACTTACCATTTCATCCGTAGTTTCATCGCTATATTCATCATCGTCTTCATTTTCGGTATCTTTTTCTTTATTTATATTTTGAATAAACTCGTCAGCAGACTCCTGTCCTTCGTTTAACAATTTCTTTCTTTCTTCGATACTATTAAATGCAAGTTGTAAGTTTGTTATAGTTACCGAAGGTATTTCTATTTCTACATAGTTTGGTATAACTATTCTATTTTGAAAATCCATTTGCCTATCGTAAACATTTACCACAGTTTTAAATATAATCTCAAGAAGATATTCAAAGATTGTTGTTTCTTCGGTAACTTCTTTTGTTTGGATGTCTAACGATGACCCTATACCCAGAACTTCTGATTTGTCTGGAAACATAGATAGACAGTGATTTATTGGATAATTACAAATTACGCCACCATCAATGTAACATTTATTGTCTAAAATAACAGGTGATATGAGAACAGGATATGCGGCAGACATCTGAATAGCTTTTAAAACTTGTAGGTCTGGAAATGTTTCGTGTGATACAGTGACAAGTTTAAATGAACTTAATTCAACCGTGTATAAGTATAATTGAATATTTGTAAGTTCAAAAAGCTGTGATAAGGTAATATCAAGACTTATATCACGCGCATTAAAAAATGGTTTCATAAATGTTACAATGGTCTCTGTTCCAAAAAACCCTTTTTTGCTGAATACATCAAATATATTAACAAGACTTATTTGAAAAACATTATCCCATGGACGACCTATCATGTAGTCAACAATTGTTTCCATGTCAAAATTAAGAGCAATTAAAACAGCGATAAGCGTTCCGGCAGATACAGCATGGATTGATTTAATATTTTCCTGTTGCCATACATTACTCTCTTCTAATCGCTGAAGAGCACCTAGTAAACGAAGAGATGCTGCACCACCTCCAGGTAATACAAGATGTTTTATTGTCATGTTGGTATTTCAAGTATATATTAATATAATGCATTCCGTTTATTATATTTTTTTCCTATATGAAATATATTATGGATAATATATTTACACTAAACAAATATGACGACGAAGACGACGAGAAACATATAAATATCGACGACCTTTATGAAAAGAAGAGAGAGCGTGACATGGCGCAACTAAAACTATTTAGCAAGATGTTAAACCGTGTTCATAGTAGAATACAAACAACTTCGAGACAGCGTAATGCAGATAAGATATGTTGGTTTGTTGTTCCAGAAGTTATGTTAGGTGTCCCTGCGTATGATCAAGGTTCGTGTATAGCATATATAATGGATAAATTAAAACAAGATGGGTTTCGTATTCAATATTTTCATCCAAATACACTTATGATTACATGGCATCATTGGGTTCCAAATTATGTGATTGATGAGATAAAGACCAAAACCGGACGTGTGTATGATAATCAAGGGAATGACCTAACACCTACTCCAGATATAGACTATACAACTAATCAAAAATATAACATTGGTCAACAAGCACCACCCTCCAGTTCTAGTGCTATGACAAATGTAGTTTATAAGTCAGGAGAAGGAGTGTTTCAACGTTCACGAAGACAACCTAGTTCTTCATCAATAGCAAAGAGAGAAAATGATAAAAAATATACCCCTATTGATAAATATAAACCATCTGGAAGTATGGTTTATGATGAAACCTTTTTATTTGATATGAACAAGATGAGAAAATAATAAAATTATACGGAAGCAGGATTACGAATAATCTCTTGGAGCTTTTGAATATATTCTATCTGTTTAATGCTTGTATCAAGTGCTTTTATTTCCACAATGGCTTCGTATACGCGAATACCGTTCATATAGTCAATGCTACAAGAGAGATTAATTTGATTTACCAATTCGCGAGTAACTTTAATAAGTTCTTTTATTCTATTCGCAGTGATTTCATTATTTACTCTAACTTCACCATCCAGTGTCGTATCAAACATAAATATTTCATTTAATATAGTTATTAAACGTGATTGACGTATGTTTACATTAGAAACCATATTACGAAGATTAACTGCATAAGTATTTAAAAGTCTCTCTTTAGCATCCAGTGAAACTTTTGTTGAAGGACTAGATGAACTAGATTGTCTGTTTTTACATAATTCGTCATAACATTCATCACTATTAAAGTTTCTATATTTACAAACGGGACTTTTATCAAAATCAGTTAATGGAATATCGCCAAACCGTTTGATTGTGTCTGGCATTTTAGATTTACCAGTAAATACCTTATAAAACTTTTCCAAATCAGACATATACTCTTCTTGCGTTTTATCTGTCATACCAAGAAACGTTCCCGTACTAGTATCATAATCTGCGTCACAGTACATGTCATGTAGTTCTGGCACATCTAAATAATGTTCTAGGTTATTCTTTCCCTCTTCACATACATCTCCATTTCCAGTAAGGCTTTGTATTTTTGCTCCACAAAAACTTAATTTAGACAGAGCAAGTTCTTCACCAAATACGTCAAATTCTTTTTCAGTAACCATATTGTGTGACACTATGTCACCTTTTTCATCCTGATATTCGTATACAGGGTTTACATTACTTACAATAGCAGAATAAATTTTTGAAATATTGATGTAAACATCTACAACATCATTGCACATATTTGGTGTATATTCTTTTTCATTTTTGCCATACATAATATTATACTTAGCAAGAATATCTGCTATAGTAGCTGTTTTATTGAAAGCTTCTATAGTTAATGATTTAATCTCGTCACATTTGTTTGTTTTTCTCAAGTCAGATAGACTGCTCATATTCATACTAAGAATGTACTTAGCGACTATAATGTCAAGAACTGAACCATCTTCTAGACTAGCAATCTTTTTGTCCAGATTTCCTCCACCTTTTTGTTGAATATTCTGATTATTATCTATAGACTTGGCTAGGCTATTTCCCATACGTATCTGTATAGATTAGATACAGATTTTATATAAGGTTTCTCTCTTTAATTTGTAAATTGAACACAACTGCGTAAAGAATGGAAATTAATATCCAAACCTAAATACAGTATTAGTATATGCCAAAATATATTAGCAAAAAGAATAAGAGTATAAGAAGTTCTGAAGAAAAGGCCAAGCTGTGGAATGTATTTGAAGAAGAAGTTTCTGATAAAACTAAAGGAGTTGGTAGTTTAGAATGTATGTACAGAGAATGCGGTGATAGAGAAAATTGTGACCTATGTTCATTTATTTTAGCATTTTCAGATGAAGGATTTCTTACATGCACCAATCCAAAATGTGGAATAATTTACAAAGATACTACTGACCAAACCGCTGAATGGAGATATTATGGAGCAGACGATAATCAGGCAGGTGACCCAACTAGATGTGGAATGCCGATTAATCCTCTTCTTAAAGAATCATCATACGGATGTAAAGTTTTATGTAGTGGTCAGACATCATATGAGATGAGAAAGATACGTAGATATACGGAATGGCAGTCTATGCCATACAAAGAAAAATCGCAATATGATGAGTTTCAAAAGATTTACACAATGGCTCACAATGCTGGTATGCCTAAACTTATTATTGATGATGCATTAAGGTATCATAAGAAGATTTCCGAATACTACCAAACTTTTAGAGGTGAAAATAGAGAAAGTATTCTTGGAGGTTCTATTTACATATCATGTCGTATAAATAATAATCCGAGAACACCAAAGGAGATTGCATCAATCTTTCATCTGGATGTTCAGAATGCAACACGAGGATGCAAAAATGTTCAACAGATTATCAATGTTATTGAAAAAGATATGGACGTTGGTGATAAAACTGTGTTAAATAAAACAACACCTGCTGATTTTATTGATCGTTATTGTAGTCGTCTTAACATGAATGCAGAGCTAACAAGACTATGTCATTTCATTAGTTTAAAGATAGAAAAAATGAGCTTAATGCCTGAAAATACACCCCATTCAATAGCTGCTGGAATTATTTACTTTATAATTCAGCTATGTGGTTTATCTATTTCAAAACGAGATGTTCGTGGTGTAAGTGAAATAAGTGAAGTTACCATTGGAAAATGTCAAAAAAAGATAGAGCGTCAACAAGACGTTCTTATCCCCCAAGCAATTATTAAAAAATATTGCAAAGCATAGTTATTCATTTATAAATTATAACATAATGTATATTTTCATGTATATTATGTTATACCTGTCTATGATTTATGTAAAATCGGTAGATGTATAATAAATAAGTTATAAAATGTTACATATGCAATACCTATTTCAAATAGAATATCATACATAAGAACGTTAAATATTGTATTTTTACTTGTATCGATTAGATTATAATGTCCATTTTTATCGCTTATTTCTGTTTCAACATTTCTAAACATTTTTTTATACGAAACGTATGTCCATACTGAACTTATGTATATCATAGATAAAAACATTGTTATAATACGATATATGTGTGATTGATTATAGTAGATTGTTATTGCGTTATATACGCTAACAGTTCCCATTATCATGAGCGAACTAGGTGTGTTTATTTGTCGTCTAGAACGTATTTTTAATTTTGATTTCTTATAAAGCATATTCATCATCATGTAAAAAATAATAAGATGGTATATTGATTGATAATATAACGAAAATAACCTATCGCCAAAGTAAAGACCAATTATTGTAACCACGCCACCTTCCTGTGTTCCCTGAAGAATAATACCAATATATTTATTTACTGGAAGTTTGAATTTATTTCTCAGTTTGATAGTCATTGGATTAATAACACGACTTTTTGTTATATTTAAAAATAGTTCAATGAATGTCCAAAATATACTTGAACCAATAAATACGGATATGTATTCAGTTGTATTGCGTTCTATATAATCATGATAACAAAGAGACAACCCGAGAAGTGTATAAGCAATTTTTTTATTAGCATCAGTTGCAAACTCACCTGTTCTTGTTATATAATATTTATTTGTAATTATATTCATAATACTGTAATATTGTATATATTCTTTAATATAGACAATACTTAATAATCTGTTATTTTACGTCATTTTATAATTTTACTGGTTAGTTATCTTTTGCAATAATCGGTTGAGGAGGCTGTACATTTTTATATCTTTGAATATTATACGAAACTTCGGGGTCCTTACTATAATCATGTTGAGGTTCTTTACCATAATATCCCATTGCACGTTTCATAGGTTTTGTCATGCGACCTATCATAGAATGTGAACCAGCTTTTATTTTACGACGTTTCGTTGTCTTACGTCGTTTTGTTTTACGAGATTTCTTGTGAGTTTTTCTTCTCTTTTTTGAGCCTCCACTAACATTTCTTCCGTGTGTGAAAGAATGTGGTTGTTCCATCATGCGAGTTCTTTGTTGTTCTGTTAACCAACTTCTACCTAGTGGTCTTGCACGATCATCAAGAAATACTAGAGCACTATTCCGTATGTTATTTTCGTTTTCAACTGAGTGTTCGAGAATATCTCCACCATCAAAATCGTAAGTAAAGTCAGCATCAAACTCGTCCAATAACATTCTCATAATATCTACACGGCTCTGCATCATTGCACGAAAAAGAAGAGTTTCGCCCGTATCATCTTGTTGATTAACGTCTATTATTTCGTCTTCTAATCGACGTCTTAATTCTTCAACATCATTAGCGTTTCCTCTAATGATAAGACTAAATGGAGTTAGTTGTGATTGTGGAATACGATCAACACTATCATCATCACTATCACTCAACTCAACTTCTGGAGCTTCTTCGATATTATTATCTGATGGAAAACCTTGTCTACCTGCCTTTTTACTTTTTCTTTTTGAACGCGTGCGTTTTTGTTTTTTTGCCCCTTTCTTCCCTCCTTTCTTAGTAACCTTCACTGCTTTAATTTTAATAACAGGTTTACTGTCCTTAGAGAACCCTGGGTTTTTTATATTTTGTCCATGTTTAGGTCGGGGTTGTTTTGATACCGACAACATATATATTACAATGAGAAATTATTCTACAGTTACTACTTTTGCTAGATTTTTAGGTGTATCTGGATTAATTCCTTTGCTAACCGATAACTTATATGCAAGCATTTGAATAGGGATTATATTAATGAGACTTTGAAATGTTTTATTAAATGGAACACACATTGAATGTTTTACACTTTCAAAGAGAGAAACATCGTCTTGTTGTCCAAACTCGTCATTTAATCCATCAACACTATTGTGAATGCACAATATACTTGCGCCTCTAGAAGCCACTTCTTGAAGAGCATTATAATTCTTTGCAAAATGTTCATCATTTGGAACAAACAAAATAACGGGGAAGTCTTTTTCTAGCAACGCAAACGGGCCATGTTTAAGTGCCGAAGATGAATATCCTTCTGTGTGGATATATGCTATTTCTTTTATTTTTAATGCACCTTCCCGCGAAGTTCCTTCACCCATACCCTTTCCAAGGAGAAAACAACTAGATTTATTTGTAAACATATTAATAACATCAGTATCTATTGAAAAATCTCCAATCTTTAAAACAGTTTCAATATCATTACTGAGGTTACGAATATCTTGTATGTATTCTTCTCTCTTTATCTTATATATATCTTTTTGTTGTGCAATCCAAACAGCGATCATTGTTAGAATAAGGGTTTGCGATGTAAATGCTTTGGTAGAAGCTACTGCAACCTCTGTTCCTGCATTCAAATAAACACCACAATTTACTTCTCTGGCAATTAACGAATCAACTACATTGACAACTCCTAATGTGAATACATTATGTTCTTTTGCAATTGCAATACATCTCTGCAAATCTTTTGTTTCTCCAGACTGTGAAATAAAAATAGCAGTCGTGTTTCCTTTGCGCGGAATATCTTTACTTGTAAACTCTGCGCCGTCAAATAAAAGAACGCAGTTCAAATCACAAATACTTTTAAAATGGTTCATTGCAATCATGCCTGAATGATATGATGTTCCACAACCAAGAAGAATAAGATTATCTGTCGCTTTAATAGTTTCTCTGTGGTCATGAAGACCACCTAGGTGAACAGTAGAATTAGATAAAACCCGACCTCCCATGCTAATGGCGTTTTTAACACACTCGGATTGTTCATTTATTTCACGTATTGTCCAATGTGGATATGGGTCTGGACTATCGCGAATAAGTTGTCGATTTGTTTTTTTCATGGTGTATGTACTTCCAGTGGAAACTTCAAGTTTAGAATGGTCATTTGATAAACTAAGTGTGCAAATATCACGTGTATTTAAAATAAAATAAGTATTCACACGATTTCCAAAACCAGCCTGTTCAGACGCAACAATAATTTCATTGTCTGTTTTACCTACCAACAAAGGGCTTCCGTGACGAACACAAAATAAGTTGTTTGGAGTATCTTTACAAAAAATCACAAGTCCCCACGACCCCGACATTCTCTCTTGAACCTTATTTATACATTCTTCTACCCCTTGAATATCTCGACGATTACCTTCTAGATAGACATATTCTAACAGGTTTGCAATAACCTCTGTGTCGGTTTCACTTTGAAACTTCATATCTTTCTCAATAAGAAAAGATTTTAGTTCACGATAGTTTTCCAATATTCCATTGTGAACAATTGTAAACATACCATGTGTGCTTGTGTGGGGGTGTGAATTTATATCAGTTTTTGCACCATGTGTAGCCCAACGTGTGTGACCAAAACCAATAAAAGAGTTAGAATGTTTTGATAATTCAGGTTCTATGAACTGTAAAGCAGTAGTATCATCGGTTGATGCAAACTTTGTGGTAATTGTTGTTGGAACATTATCTAAGAGAGAAACTGAACATATACCAGCTGAGTCATACCCTCTATTTTGCATGTATTTTAATCCACTAAATAGTATTGTTGAACATTTTTCTGAACTATTACACAATGCTGCAATAATTCCACACATAGTTATTTATAAATACGTTGTATAATTATAAGGGTTATATAACGTATTTGTGTTAGGCGATTACATTTAATAATCAAACTTATCAATATAATATTTATTTATAAAGTGCGTTCGTTCAACTGGTGTAAGAAGACCCCATAAATATTTTACAAATCTTTTTTTTTTATAAGTAGGTAGATGATAAGCCATAATAACATGGTCATATAACTCTAGACTAAAGTTATCTTTATTCTGAATGTGTCGTCTAAGAATATTCCCAAAATTAATTGTTTGTACCTCCCTAACATTCTTATCATCATTACAAAAATTAATAATATTTAAAAAAAATGAAATAATGAATGAGTTGTTCATCTCTATTATTGTTTCATCTTGTTCGTCTTCACTATCTGCATGAAAAAAAATCAAGGAACAGTTTTTAACAACTTTATAATCTTCTGTAAAGCTACGAATATCTCTTAGGAGTTCTGGTGGCTTTGGACAATACGAATATGGCATTATTTTATACCATATAATTTCTTGTGGTAAAATTACCATTAAGTATTGTCTATTATCTATTATATCGTTTAAATATATTAATAAATATATAATTATAGAACATAATTACTTACCAGATAAAATGACAATTGATTTTGTTCCTGTTATTATGGCAGGTGGAATGGGAAAACGTATGAAGTCAGAACTTCCAAAAGTGTTACATAATTTTATGGGAGAACCTATGCTTGTAAGAATTATAAAGACAACACTCCTATCTAATCCTATTAATGTAGTTATTATTGTTGGTATTTTCCGTGAAATTATAACTAGCACATTACGTAAATATTTATCTGAAAAAGAGTTTTCTACACTCATTCTTGTTGACCAAGTTGACCCCCAAGGTACTGGCCATGCAGTTCAATGTGCATTACCAATATTATCTTCAATATGCTATAACCATACCAATATTGTTGTTTTATCTGGAGATGTTCCTCTTATCTCAAGTGAAATGATAGATGATATGCGTATGATAGATAGTAACGTAGCGTTAGCTATTACTGAAATGGCAAACCCTACTGGATATGGGAGAATTGTTATAGATGATCGTAAGCAGTTTTCTCGGATTGTAGAACAAAAGGATTGTTCTGAAGAAGAAAAGAAGATTAATATAATAAATTGTGGCCTGTATATGTTTTCTTTTCAAGAACTTTCACGATATCTTCCATTATTAACAAATAATAATGCTCAAAAAGAATATTATTTAACCGATTTATTTTATATGTTAATACGTGATAATGTAAAGACAAAAGTTGTTGAAATATCAATGGATAAACAATATCAGCTCCAGGGCGTGAATACACCTGAACAACTTAGTGAATTAGAAAAAATTGCCGAAGGAGAGATTATGTTTTTTGAAAATAATAAGATTGAGTAAACATCTTTATTTCTACAATTATGATAATAGTGTATAATTGTAGAAAACGTTCTATATGTGCGACGATATTATTGAGCATACGAAGCATGATAAAATATCAAGTGTTTTAAAATCCATCTCTTTTAAAAAAGTAGAGAAGGAATGGACTGTCCTCTCAAAGATGACATTAGAAGAATTGGAAAATGTTGGTGGGAGGAGTAAGATTGGATGTGATATAATTGATTACTATTTTTTTACAGAGAGACTTCATACAATAGGAAATAAGGGAATTACTTTTTTTAATTTTTTACGCGATATTGAAGATTACAAGAAAAAGCATTATATACAGACATTACTTACATTTTGTGAAAAAAATAATAGATATAAGGATAGTTTATTAAAACGATATTATTATATTTATGGCCTGTGTTTTGGCCGTATAAATGCATTTAAGATAACAAACTCATTATATATTTATAAAAAGTATCCATGTAGTCGTGTGATTGATCCATTTTGTGGTTTTGGTGGTCGCTTGGTAGCAGCATCAATGTTAGACATTGAATATAGAGGTATGGATATAAATGATAATTTACAACCATTATACACAAAAATGGTAGATGACTTAGTAAATGAAGATAATAAAGAAAAGGTTTCAATGAAAGTTGCAGATAGTGAACTTGTTGATTTCGTCGAATATGCAAAAGAATATCCGTATGATATGGTATGTACGTCGCCTCCATATAAAAACATTGAAATATATCGATGTTCATCAAAGCGAACAAATGAAGAATGGGATGATTTTTATCGTCGAATATTTCTCTCTTTATGGAATGGTCTCTCTTCGGGTGGATTTTTTGTAATAAACATAAATTGTGATATATATGAAAACTTACTAGTCACGTTGTTTGGAGAATGTCAAGAAAAGTTTTTGTTAGTAAAAACAAAAAAGAATAGTTACGATGAATATGTATATATATGGAAAAAGTAGAAATCTACAAAGTAATAACTTAAAACTATTGGTTAAAATATTATATATAATCCAGTAGAAATGTCAATCTTTAGTTACAAATATGATTTTTCTATTGTAATGGGTTATTACAACCGCAAAACTCAAGTAAAACGTACTCTTGACAAGTTTGCCGATACATATAAGGATTATAATTATGAAGTTATTATTGTAGACGATAATAGCACACAAGAACATGCTTTAGATGAACTTGTAAAGGAGTATAGTTATCCTATTAAGTATATGAAAATATCTGCAGAAGAAAAGGGTAATCGTATTAATCCGAGTGTTGTGTATAACAAAGGTTTTCGCGAAGCCCAAGGAAAAATCGTCATTATTCAAAACCCAGAATGTATTCATATGGGAAATCTTCTTGGTAAACTAAAAACCACTTTAACTTATAATGAGTATATTGCATTTTCAGCTTATAACTGTACAAGTGAAGAGCTTACAGTTCGCCTACTAAACGATATTAATCTCATTAATGACCAAGAATATAATAATTTAAATGTGCCTTGTTGGTATAATCACCCTACTCGTCGTGAAGTTCATTTTCATTTTTGTGCAGCAATGATGAATGATAACTTAAAATTACTTGGTGGATTTGATGAAACACTTGCAGATGGTGCATGGTTTGACGATGATGAAATTTTACTTTCAATCAGAAATAAGATGAAACTCAATATTCGTACACTTCCCCCTGAAGCAGGTTTTGTTATTCACCAGTGGCATGCTCGTGATGCAGAATCTAAGTTTACAAAAGAACAACATAATGCACTTATTGACAAAAATAGACAGATAATGACGAAATATAGAGAAGCTCATGCTATGTACAATTTTCCTTTCCCAAAATTGGCACATTTTTATTGGGATGGTTCAAACTTTTCATATCTTAATTTAATGACTATTATTTCATTTAATAGACACCATACGGCATGGCGTTTAAATGTATTTTGTCCAAAAAACCCTACTAAAGTAAAGTCGTGGAAGGGAGATGAACAAAAAGAAGAATATACTGGAAAGGATTATTTTGACGAATTAAAGAAAATCCCCAACTTAACTATTCATTATATTGACACCGATAGTTTACCATTTACACATAAGACCGCATCTGAGATTATCAAAAGTGATTTCTTTCGTTTATATGTATTAAATAAGTATGGAGGTCTTTGGAGTGATTTTGATATTATTTACACTGGAAATGTTGAAAAGTATCATGTAGAAAAGATGTCAGGTAAAAATGCAAACAAGAGTATGGTTTTATATAGATATCCAATTGAAGGTAGAGACTACAATATTTTCCCAGTAGGGTTATTTTTGTCACAAAAGAACAATAGTATTCTTGGAACAATCATTAAAAATATTGATATGTTTTATAACCCAGACAGTTATCAAAGTCTTGGCTGTCAAATGTTTCAGTTTATCTTTAATAAACAAAGTTATAAAGATGCAAAAGATATTTTGAAGCAAATGAAGTTACCTGAGCTATTTTTTGGAGATGCAAACTGTTATCTCCCAATTAAATGGAATGAATTAGATAATTTGTATGTTCGCGAAGATAGAGAAATTAATGAGTTTGAGGGGTCAAGTGAAGTATTTGGTATTCATTGGTTTAATGGCGCAACTGCATCCAAACAATACTGTAATAATTTAGATATTGAGAATGCTAAAAAGACACAAAAATGCTTGGTAGATAAGTTTATTGCAAAATATTCAAAATAAATAATACAAAATAATGTATACCTTCCACGGTATATATTATTTGAGTTCATTTACGTTTTTCTCCAGATAAACTTATTTACAATATCGGTATACCCAATAATAATTTTACATACTTTATCTGATACTGTTTCACAAAGATAATCAGGTATTTTATCATTAATATTCATTTCAGTATTCAATACTAATTCAAGTGCAGTTTGTAAGCTGTCCCATTTAATATTTCCAACAGTAACTGTTCCACTTTCAATACCTTCAGGTTTTTCAGTAGAAGTTCTTAACATAATACCTTTAAAACGAAGTATGTCTGTTTCTTCAGTTAATGTTCCACTGTCAGATATAACACAAATAGAGTTCATTTGAAGATGACAATAGTCAATAATACCAATAGGTTCAGATAAAATAATATTGTTATGAAGTTCAATACCATGTTTTTCTATCATATTTTTTGTTCTGGGGTGTGCAGGAAAAAATATTTTTTTGTCATACACAGTAGCAATATTATTTAAAGAGTTTATCATATCAAAAAAGTTTGTTTCAATTGTAACATTTTCTTCCCTATGAGAACTCCAGACAAAATACTCTTTTTCTGTTAAGTTATATTTTTTTAGTACATCAGATGATTTTATTTTTGTATAAATATTCATCAATACTTCTCTCATTGGAGAACCAACTACAAATGTATATTCTGGTTTACAATTTTCATGTAATAAGTTTCTACGCGCATGTTCAGTATAACAAATATTCACATCTGCCAGATGATCAACAAGTTTTCTGTTTATTTCTTCGGGAAGATTTAAATCAAAACAACGATGACCAGCTTCAAAATGAAAAATAGGTATTTTCAATCTTTTTGCACTATACACACTAAGACAACTATTTGTATCTCCATCTACAAGTATTGCATCTGGTTTAATTTTTAAAAATAAGTCATAAGACTTAGATATTACGTCACCAATTGTATGCCCAAGATTGTCTCGAGAACAGTTTAAATATTCTTCGGGTGCATTTATTGATAAATCTTTAAAAAATACATCATTTAAGTTGTAATCATAATTCTGACCAGTATGAACTAGTGTAACATCAAAATATTGTCGTGATTTATTAATAATAGCAGATAGTCGGATAATTTCTGGGCGAGTGCCTATTACAATAACAAGCTTTTTCTTCATTATTGTAATACATAAAATACATTTAAATATATTTATAATATTTGTTCATAGATGTCAGAGTTTTCAGATAAAAACACTATTTTTATTGTTGGTGCAAATAGTTTTATTGGTCGTCACATATATACACATGTAAAACAGTTAAATAAATATAAAGTACTAATTTGCAGTCACGATGACATTAGCGTTCTTGAAACTGCTAAGAATGATGATATTGTTATAAATGTTTGTGGTATTAATAGATCAAACTTATATGAAGATTATGAAGAAGCAAATGTATCGTTTGTGAAGGAAGTTGTAAAAACATTACCATCTTATCCATTTTTTATTCATGTTTCTTCACTCATGGTATGTGGATTTCAAGATAAAGAATTATCTGATCTTCCAGAACAAACACAATGGTTTATTAATACAAAATTAAAGGGCGAAACATTTTTACGAAAAAATTATTCAAACTCTAAGCTTTCTATAGTAAGACCATCAAATATTTTTGGTTACGACTGTACGCCATATTATAATAATATATTATCAACTATAATTTACGAAAAGCTTTATAATCATGAAAAAATAAATAAATTAAATGAAAATAGCTATCGCAATATGTTATCAATTGGTGGTTTGGTTGAAAAAATAATAAATATTTCAGAAGAAAAATTAAATGGAACATTTAATATTGTTTCTAGTAATACAGTTTCAATGAAAGAAATCGGTGACCTAGTATATGATAATAATTTGCCAAAACATATAGACGTTATTCCAAACACATGTTGCGACTATCCCAAATTATCAAATGAAGTAGATAATGAGAAAAATATAATTGTAGATGAGGTTTTATCTGAGAAAATAAAAGAAACAGAAGAGCAGATGAAAATCTTTTATGATATAAAAAGTAAAGTAAAAATAACTAAGTTATCAACATTAAAACAACCAAGAGGTGAGATGGTAGAGATAAGCGATTTACAATCTTCAAGAATATATAAGATTACAATTACGGAGGGTTCTGTTAGAGGAAATCATTATCATAGCAAACAAATCGAAGAGTTCTATACAAACTCTGGTAAAGTTGTTTATGCTTTTGCACATCGCAATGATCCTAATGTTGTATTTATTTATTATTCACAACCAAATGATAAGATTAAGATTTATCCTAATATAATTCATACATTGTCAAATGACTATACAAATAATACATCAGAACTAATTATTGCGTCAACACAAGGTTTCATTCCTAATGAAATACCAGACACAACATATGTCACATTATTTTAAATCTTTGAGTAGTTGATTTATAAGTTATATTATATTTTATATAATATAACTAAAATTAATTTATTTTTTCATAAGCATATTTGGTGTAACACCTTGGACAACTTCTTCGTCTGTCAACGTAATTAGATTAAGTTTCTGTAAATAATCTGTCAGTTCATTTTTGTTAAGAGGATTAATTTTACTATTATAATCTTGAACCTCGCAGTTAGAAACTGTTTCCCTATATGGAGGTTTAATATGCATATATCCACTTTCTTCATCGCGCATTAATCGTAGAGATTGTGTTTCGTTGATAAGAGACTCTAACATTTTTTCTCCTGGACGTAATGGTATTTTCATAATAGGTTTATCATAATGTTCTGAAAAGATTTCAAGTAGATCTTTAATTTTACAAGATACTAGCTTAGGTATGACAATATCACCACTTTCTCCATGCTCTATTGCTCTTTCAATAAGTTCCACACTCTGCTCTAATGTCATCACAAAACGTGTCATGCGGTCATCAGTTAATTTAAAGTGTGTAACGTCGGGGTTATTTCCCATTTCATGAAGCATAGGAATAATACTACCACGAGAGTTCAAGACATTTCCATAACGAACACATACAAACTTAATATTGGGAACATATTTTGCCTTCTCAACAAATAGTGCTTCGGAAATAGCTTTTGACATGCCATAAATATTCACAGGACTACATGCCTTGTCAGTGCTAATAAAACAAACACATTTCAAATTCGTAAGTTCGGTTTTAAAGTTTTCAATAATATTAACAAGGTTTTGTGGACCATTTATGTTTGTATCAAGACATTCATTACTTTCGTATTCACACTTATCAATATGTTTCATAGCTGCAGCGTTAATAATCATATGAAAATTATGACGTAATACAGTCTGTTGGATTTTTTCTTTGTTACACACGTTTCCAATAATAAACTTTAGATTTGGATGATTATTATACTGAAGTTGCATTGTCCAGTGTTTACATTCATCTCGAGAGTAGACATAAATCTCGTTATTTTCTAGATGTTTTTTGATGAATGCATTTCCAAGTGAACCTGAACCACCAATCAATAGAATACGATTTCCCTTCATATAATACATATATAGAGTAATGTTTTTATATGTATACTAAGTTAAATAGTTCATCATTGTAATTATATAATCGTCTAGTGAAAAATAGATGAACGTCGACAGTTATTTTTCTACTATACTTGAAAAAGAAAAGAAGTTGTTATTTCGGTTCCCATTAACAAATGGTGGTATTGGAGACATGATTAAGTTTTTTCTTTGTGCGTTGGATACTGCCATCAAATACAATATGAGAATATGTTTTTTAAAATCAGAAAATCCTATAACTAAATACATTATTCCGAAATGTGAACACATCTATATAACTGAAAAGGAGTTAGCTGGTAGTTCTATTATTCAAGCTCAAAACTATATTCAGGTTGAAGAACTTGTTAATAGTATAGATAATACAACTATAGTTCAGGTATTTTCAAATATATTTTATGATTTAAACATGTATGATATTGCAAATAAATATAATATTTCTGATATATTTACATTTTCATCTGATATTTATGAAATGAGAGAAAAATATAGTATTGTAAAAGATTATATATCAGTGCATATACGTAGAGGAGATAAACATATTGAATCAGTAAGTTCGGTAAAACAAGTTCCACATGATTCAAGACCGTTTGAACAAGCTAATTTTGATAATATGATAAACAAATTGTTTAATGATAATAAAGATGTAATGTTGTTCAGCGATTCAATGGTGTTCAAAAAGATTATGTGTAAAAAGTTTGAAAACTTAAAGTGTCTGGACATTAAAATTGGTCATACTACCTGGACAAATACTAGTGACGAACAGATTAAAAATACGGTGTTTGAATTTTATGTATTATGTAATTCTACCAAAATCATAGCAAACTGCGTGTCTGGATTTTCAAAAATAGCATCAATGTTTAACAAAATAGATATTGAGCATTATGAGACAGATGTTGTTCCATCAAAGTACTAATATATTATTTGTAATTACATACAGTTTAAATATAATTATAATATACTATTTATAATGTCAAAATTAGCTGTGAAGGTAAAAAATAATACATTTAATCACGAACCGCCTTATTTACAAGATACTAATAATATAACATTTATTAAAAATAATATTCAAGGTCAGAATGGGGATGTGCCCGTAAATGAGGAAGATATTGTAATATATACAAATTATTTTTTGGATAAAATAGACCCAAAATCAAAATATAATATTGCGTTAATGATTGAAGGTATAGAGCATGACAAAAAATATTATAATTATATCGAAAAAAATAACGATAAGTTTGATATAGTATTAACATGGTCAAAACAATTACTCGACAAGGGAGAAAATTATAAACAAATAATGTGTGGAACAACATGGTTACATGATATGTACATACGTATGTGGGACAAAAAAAAGATTTGTTCACATGTTGTTTCTGCAAAAACACAACTTGCTGGCCATAGACTTAGACATGTAATTGCAGATAATATTCAAAAAGACAAGCTAACTGTTGATATTTTTGGACATATTTATAATTTACTTCCTTTTCCAAAAACAAAGGCTTTTCAAAAAGACCATAGTGCAAGACATATCACACAAGGAAAAATATATGCATTGAAAGAGTATATGTTTTCCATTGTTATTGAAAATGCAAAGGCTGATTATGAGTTTACTGAGAAATTAATTGATTGTTTTTTGTCTGGAACTATACCAATATATTATGGTTGCCCAAGTATTCAGAAGTTTTTTGATATACGAGGAATATTGCAGTTTGATACAGAGAAAGAATGTGTTGATATTTTACATACATTAACACCCGAAATGTATAATAACATGAAAGTATATGCAGAACATAATTATGTAATTGCACAAAGATATAAAATTTTTGATTTGTGTGAAGACTATATATTAGAATTATGTGAACATACTCATGATAATAAAAATAAAAATATTATTATTTATGGAGATAGTCATGTTTCTGGATTTGTAAGTAAAACACTTATAGAGAATGGGTTACAATCAAGAAATGGAATTACTGCAGTTAGAACACCACGATATACATGTTATAATTTAAATAAAAAGGTGCTTAGTATATGGAACCATATAGTAGAAATAGAAAAGAAGCTTGGTAGGAAGTTAAATAAACAAGATATCGTATTTTTTAATTATGGTGAAACAGATATTCGCCACCATATAGGATTTCAACATGAAGATGATCGTAATAATGATACGAATATTACAAATGTTATTACTAATTATATGGAACTTATTAATATTTTAAAAAAATTAGATAGGTTTTCAATTGGTATCTGTGGAACAATCCCTTCCCAAATATATAATGGTAAAGGTGGAAATGGTCGCAATAGTTATAAAACCCATGTAGAAAGAAATGTAATTACAGAAAAGTTTAATAATATACTGAAAGATGAGTGTGATAAAAATAATATTCCATTTATTGATATTTTTAACGAAATTAAAAATAATGATGATGGTTTTTTATTTGTATCACCCGATGGCATTCACATACATGATAATGGAAATAATAAACTATTCTCCTTATTTGATGGTTTGTTATCAAAATATGTGTAATGTGTAAACAATGATTACTCATATTAATAATACTAATAAATTAATTAGTATTATTATATAGATTATACCAACATAGACATATTTATTTGTCTCTGTTCAAAACCACATACGGAATAAAACTTTGACAGGTCCTGGGCACAGTTTAATGATATTTTCATAATATCTTGTTGTCTACAAAAATCAATTGATTTTTCTACAAGATTTTTTCCAACCTTTTTATTTCGTATATGTTCAGATACAAATACGTCTTCAATATGTGCATATTTTGACGAATTGTGAATAAACTTTTGTTCGATTAAAACAGTAATACTACCTATCAATTGCCCATTCATTTCTGCAACTATAATAGTACCATTTTTTGTAATATGATTAAAAATGTCTTCATATTCATTATCATCCATATCTAATTTTGTTGGTCGAAAATTATTCATTAATTGTAAGTAATTCTTTTTATCACTTAACTCTAATTTTCTATATGTAACAATTTCCTTCCGAGATAATATAAATGATTTTATGACATTACAAATATAGTTAAGTTCTTTATCTGTTAAAGTAACATAACATGGTAAATATAACCCTTTTGTAGATACATCATATGTATTTTTCATGTTACTTTCATCAAAATACATGTTTGTCTTGTTTATTTCAACATATGTTGGTCTAGTTTGTATTTTATGTGTTTTTAAATACTTCATTAATTCTTCTCTAAAACTAGTAGACGGGCAATATATATCAACAAACCACGGAAACCAACCTTCGTATAGTGGCGGTATCATTTTTATATAGTCTTTCAACTGTGTATAATAATAATTGTATATTTCGCTCATTCTTATTGTTCTGCTATTGAGTTTTTTCATTTGTTCAATAGTAATTACTGCTTGAATATCTGTGTATTTTTGGTTTATACCAAATATTTCAAATATATCTTTTCCACTTTCTTTTCTTCCAAAGTTTTTAATTTGATTTAGTTTTAATGCAATATCATCATTATTTGTTACCATATATCCACCTTGTCCAGAACTAATTATTTTCGGCGTACTTAGTGAAAAACAAGCAATATCTCCATACGTGCCTAAGTATTTTTCACCGTTCATTTTACATCCCATTGATTGGGCAGCATCTTCAATAAGATAAATACCCTTTTCTTTACAAAACATCACAATATCATTAAGATCATAGTAACGATTATTAATAGATACATGAATAATTGCACTTGTTTTACGTGTAAAATGTGATTTTATGGTATCTAGATCTAAACTATATGTATTTTTATTTACATCAACTAATACTGGTGTAAGACCAAGTGATTTAATAGCGTTTACAGTTGCAATCATCGTATAGTTTGGAACAATTATTTCATCTCCATTTTTTAAATCAAGTGCCATTAGAGAGATAATTAATGCGGATGTACAACTTGTTGTCATAATACAATTTTTCACATTTAAATATTCACATATCATCGTCTCAAGTTCTTTTGTTTTTTTGTGTTCAGTTACAAAGTTATCTTCTTTCATATACTCGTAACACTTTTCTGCTTCACACATATCAAAAGTTGGTCTATGTTGCATAAGAAGATCATCTTGTTTATACCATTCCATCATTTTATCGATACTATCGTCTTTAAATGTTATTTGATAATATGCGCCTATAGTCAATGATGATGGAACACGTCCAGAGTTAGCATCTCTCGGGTTAGTATAAGTTATTTTATTCTGAACATACGGGTAATAATTAATTAAACGAATAATTCTAAAATCGAATGATATTCTTATGTAATCTTCGATATTTTTTTTATTCATATGGGTGCACATATTACCATTAAACTTTAATACATCTCCAAAACTTAACTTTATTTCTTGAAAATCTTCTTTATCTGGTTCAGTTTCAATATATAAAGCTGTTGTATTTTCCATTTTAGTTATTGGTACGAGAAAGTTTTCTTCTCCAATTGGATGTGATGCTAAGCTATCTGAATCTTTATGGGGAGGAACAGCTAGACTATCTTTAAACTGAAATCGAATACTTGGGAATGACTGATAAATAATAGCTGTTTCATCATTATAAAAAAAACTATAGATATCTTTAATTAATTCACAATACATTTTTTTGAATGTATTATTTGACTTTATATTTGTATAAAACTTTTTATGTAAGTCTGTTTCAACATCTGTTAACTCAATTGGACCATCATAATCATAACCAAGCTCGTGTCTTTTTGATTTTAGATCTTCACAAATATCGTGTATAGTGTCTACATCGTGATTGTATATTTCCTGTAAATATGATCTAAAATTATATTTACTGGTATCGTAGGTATATGTGGTATGTTGCCCTTGAGAACTACTTTTAACGAACATTATATATTAAAGTAAGCGAAGTTTTATATGGTTTTATACATATAAACAATCAAATATACCATATAAAATATAAATAGAACATATAATAAAGATATTTTAATAGTTAGTACATAATTATGAAAATTATTCCTTGTTCAAATAATTTGCAAGACATTAAAAACGTAATTTCAAGTTTAATAACTGAAAATGAAAACTGTGCATTTTTTTCATATATAGATGGAGAATATGGTATTCGTCTTCATCTTTATTATTCATTGGGAAAAATGTTTTATAATGAAATGAAAACTATGGATATACCAGTTGTTGCTTTAGTATTTAAAGGTCAAACATGGAGTGTATCTGAATGTAGTGATATAGTTATTGAAGTGCAATCTTCATATGGATTTTCACACAATACAGAATTAACTGAAAAAGAATATAATGACAATAAAAGTAATCCTTCTTGGGTTCCAACTGGAGTGTATACTGGTTCTGATGGTTGGAGACAAGAATATTTTAAAGGATTTCACGATGCACAATATGAAAAGATGATTGATGATTTTAATTTTTCAAATCTATTTTATACAACACATTGCTGTGGTTCAAAATATACAAATCCGCACATGGAAACTCCTGTCAATGGAACTGGATGTTTATATAAAATAAATAATCAAAATGTTATTTTAAATAACATTGTTAACAATTACGTTGAAAAATATTTTACAATAAATACTTTAAAACAGACTAATAATTCAAAAGACTATTTGTTGTGGATACGTAATACAAATAAATGGCCGACAAGAAATACTCCACAAAGTATAATAGATAATATATGTAAGTTTTGTATTGCAACCAAGAGAAAATGTTATGTTATACAAGACCTACAAGAGACAATAGTTCCAGATAATGAATATATTATTAATTATTTGCGTAGTGACAATAGCAATGGTTTATATATGAAAGGATCTATTCATATAGATAACATTATTGAATTATCAAAAAAATGTGGAGTTTATATAGGTGCTGATTCTGGTGCATCAGAAATTATGGCAACTAACATAAATATTCCAATGAAAACGTTAGGCGCTTCATCTATATATCGAAATGTTATACTACCACAACGAAATATAACGTTTGACAACACAGACTTTGATAATTTAAAAGAGTTACTTTTAATAAAATAATACTTGTAAAATATTATACAGTAATATACTTCATATAATATTTTATTCAAGATTAATGGATATTATACACTTATATACTTTAATAACTAGATAAGTCTCTATAATTGAGAAACAAAAATACTGTCTGCAATATCTTTAAAGTTCGTGTTAAGGTATGTAGGATCTTGTGTATTAGGATGTGTGGCCCTTTCAAATCCTTGAGAAATCATATATTCGTCCATATTTTTTTCATTGCAATTATCTGCTCCTTCATATTGCCATCCATCTGCTTCAGCTGTCAACCAAACAATACGTTCTTTCAATTGTTCTCCAGCACTCTTGATAATATCGAGGTCTGCACCTTGTGCATCAATCTTAATATATCCTATTATTGGGAACCGAGTCTTATTAATACGTTCCAAAACCATTCTCAAACTAATAACTGGAACTGTATCCATAGAATATTTCCCAAAACCATTTCCATCTTTTGACATCTCATCAATTGGTTTATATAGGCTCGATGTTCCACAATCTTTATGTGTGTTGTAAAAAGACATTGTTTTTACATATGGCGTATCAGATAATGCAATTTTATTTATTAATAAACGGTTATCTATATAATAGTTCATTTTTTTCTCGTTAAATGTTTCAATACCCGGAATATTTGCAGACATATAATTATATCTATGCATTCTTGCAATAGAAGCCTGATTAGGTTCAAACCCAATAACAAAACAATCCTTATCTTTGTCCAACCAGTTAAGTGCATGATTTACGGTATATGAAAGACCTACATCAATTTTTACATTTTTACATGATTCGGGTATTTTGAGTTCTTCTGTTAAGAATGGAAGTGTATCTGGACTTATGTAATTATTTTTGTTATTGTCACTAATCCATGTATCAACTGGTTTATGCCAAAATGGGTGATAATAAACAACACCATCACACAATAATCCTGCTGCGAAACTCATACTACTTGCAGATATTACTAGGGCATCTGCTGCAACCATACCAGTAAAAGTAGGTAACATATTCTCATTTAAATGAAAAACAGGATTATATTTTTTATACATATCAAACATTTCTTCATTTCCCTGTGAATAAAGATGAAAAACTATATCTTTGTCCTTATAAGTATTTAAAATACTCTCTATTTTTTCAATGTAATATTGGTCTACCGTGTCAGCTCCTGCTATTCTACTATCATTTTTATTTGGTCTTCTAACATGTAAAGCAACATTAAACTTCTCATTTTTGAAAAAATCCTTGTCCTTGTTTTTCCAAAAAATATCTTTCAAACCTTGCATATGCTCTGATCTTACAGCTAAGCTACGATTGTTATCTTTTTCCATATAATCCATTATTTTCTGAAATGTATAGTGAACTTCCATTGCATAAGGATGATCTTTGTAAAGAGGTAACTCTCCACTATGCATATTCATAATTGAGTTTAATTCATCAATATACTCTTGTGTATTATCATCATTATGTTCAGATGCTTCAATTGGATTGTGAACATAATTTAAGCCATGAATCTTACACCATAAATATATTTCAATAATATGATGATATTGTGAACCAAAACCATCTCCTTGCTGAACATTTGTGAAACATTTGAGTAACTTTGCCATGTTATAGTTAAATTATAATATTAATCTTTATATGTATATATTACGTATTTATTAACGTATAAAGATAAGTTTTGAGATTATATAATATGTTAGTTGTATTGCATAGTCCAGGACATAACGGAGATCAGTTATTATCACAACCATTTGTGAAGATTTTTGTCGAGAGTAATCCAGCTATTAATTTTAAACTTATGTTTGCGTGTTCTCAATTACTATATAAAGATATAGTCAATAACAATACCAACTGTACTTTTTTTGAAGGGGGGCATCCCGCTCCATGGATGATAGATAAAAATATTAATAATACACAACATGAATTATTTAACATTTACGCGGTTCCTTACCATTATGATATTGAAAAACAAATTATATATATTAATATGTGGCGAACCCTAACATTAGATAACAATATTAATTGCACTTATAATGGTGGAAGGTTGGATTATATAAGAAACATGATAAATGATATTGAAAATATATCAGGCTATAGACTAGAATATAACTGTAACACAAATACTCATATCTTACCAATTTTACCTGTTCTAAATGATGAAAAAACAACAGGTATCATGGAAAAAGTAGGTAAGTTTATTCATTCATTTAAAAATAAAAAAGTAATCCTTTTTTACAATTTAATGTATAGGTCGGGTCCTGAACATGAATATAGTGCCGATTTTCACAATAACCTTATTTCTGAAGTTAAAAAAGACAAAAACTCTGTTTTGTTGTTATTCAGGTGTGATGAAAATCATCCAACAGTACTTTCTCTTGAAAAACACTTCAACTTATCTCCTTCAGAAGATGGATACAACTTGATTATTAGTGCAAAAATTGCAAAATTATGTAATGCCGTATATATGAAACAGAGTGGAGGATCTTTATTTGTTGTAAATGATGAAAATATTAATAATAATGTTAATAATACTGACTATCATTTTTTCGGACCTGGCATCGCAAAAAAAACACTTTTAATGTATAATCTAAACATTATAAATTAATCCATAAAATTATAATAGAATTAATAATTTATATTATAATTGTTAATTAGTAATTGGCTAGTTCTTTTATATGTGTCTAGGTAATAAAAAATATTTTCTATACAACATATTTTGAGTATAAGTACATTCCTATAAATATCGATGTAATAGATTTAACAATATTATTTTTATTGTAATCAGACAATGCAATCCAATGAATAATAATCATTCTCATACAAATATCAAAATCAATATCATTTTTTTCAAAAATGGACCTATACATATCAAGATTTTCTAATGTTGGCATATTCAACATTATACTATTATCACTGACATAGTCAAAACAATATGTAATGTCATTATTGAAATTATCATACCCAGATAGAGCATAAAGAAGTTTACTATAATCATACTCTTTTAAACCGTATACTTTGGTATCGCCAAAATATCCTCGCGGGTCAATAAATATAATATCATTATCTGAAATCATAGAGTTACTGAACTGACAATCCCCATGTATTGTATGATACGTCTCCATATTTTTTTCTGAAAGACCAGTTTTAATATAATCATAACAATTACTTATTATAGTTTGTATATTTTCTAATCTAAGATCAATATCTACACTATTTACATTCGATACAACTTGATTAAAATGGTTCAATATAGGTAAAATATTTTGTAGTCGTGTATTTACTTTTGTAAAAAACTCAATATTGAGGTCTCTTTCAAATACACTTTTTTCTGGTTTGTAAGTACTTAATGAATGTAATAATAATAATTTATCAATAAACTGTTGAACTAATTCAGTTGTAATTTCTGCATTATATACATTTTTACCGTTAATCATTTCTATTTCAAATGAATTATTAGAAAAATTAATTACTTTTGGAAAAAGTCTATAACTGTTCTTATTTAAAATTGATATCACTTTATAATGATGTGTTTCATTTTTAAAAATACCCTTTCCAAAATTAGTATCAACACATCTTTTCACTAGTGTATTACGATTAGTCTGTTTAATTTCATTAAAAAAACGTGTCTTAAACAAAGGTGTATTAATCTGAACCTCATCTAGGTACTTTTCCATGTCTCCTATATCAATAAGCGAATTAATTTCACTTGTTGTGAAAGTTTTGTAGTTATCAATAAAAACATCACAAAGATCTTTTGTATAATCGTTTGTTTGTAACTGTTTAAACTTACAAAAATAATAAATACCAACAATGTTACCATTTTCATGTTTATAAATATTTTGCGTTTGTTGACATGCTTGATATCTAGAATATGTTTTATAAGTAAATATTATGTTTTCAGACATATCTTTTAATAGTATATCTTCTCGAGGCATAATATCACACCATGTAACAAGAACTTTTTTGTTATAACATTTATTTGGAACACCATGTGAAAGTGTAAATGAGTTTTCATATCCATCTGGACATTTTATATTGACTATTTCTACCGTAATTTTTTTACTAGCAGTTGTATTGTATTGTTCAATATAATAGTTAACAATATCATTATAAATATCATCTAAAATAATGATAAATTGTGATGAATACGTTGACCAGTATTCAAACATCATTGTAAGAAAGTTTTTATTTTCACAATTAACTAAAAACTTTGGGATATTTTTAGTCATTGGATATAAACGCGTTCCTTTTCCACAAGCAGATATAACAACATAGTCTATAACAGAATTGTCGCGAACATGTTCAATCTTCCCAAGCTCTCCTCCTGGATGATACTTTTTAAAATCTGTCATAGTTAAACCAGCCTTCTCTGATAAGTAAATACCTACCATATCAAAAAAAACAAGAAACATCATTGAACTCACACTAGGAACCATATGTATACAATCGGCTTCAACAAACTTTTCTTCACCAATTACTAAACTTAGATCACATTTATCAGAAAGATTATTATTTGACTGGTTCGAAACTATCACTTTCATAACATTAAACTTACTGTTAAGATATGTTACAAGATTGACAAGTTCAATAGTATTACCACTATTTGAAGAAAGAATTAATAAGTCATTATCTTGAAATAATGAAAACTCTCCATGAAATAAATTTTCACATTCAATAACGTGTACATTTATACCTATTGATCTCCAACTCGATGCTGTCTTTTTTAAAATATAGTTAGATTTACCGACACCACACATATAAATATTATTTACATTTTTAGACAGTATAAATGCACTTAGATAATAAATATTTTTTTTCAAGTTTTCAAAGTTCGTTGTTAGTTGTTCAGAATAAGAAGACAGCTTGTCGTTTGTAGTATTATATATTTCATCATCAGGGTTGTTGAAAACTACATTGTTATAGTCTTCAAAACATACGCCATTTATTTGTTTTTTATAATAATATTCATTATTCATAACCCAACCTTTTGCAACATTTAAGTTTTGAATGGTTTCAAACCCTGTATAACTATCTTCAAAAATAATATACTCGTCTATATTGTACGAGAACATATTCATTGCTTTTATATAACCTTCTGGGTTTGGTTTTTTATGTTTTACATCTGATTTTGTAATCCAATGTTGAATATTTACTAATTCTGGGTGCATCTTTTTAATAAAATCACACCTTTCTCTAGACGAATTGGTAACAATAACTATATCTTTATTGTCAAGTATCAGTGAGTTTATGTATTCAATCGCACCAGGTATATATTTCTTGTTTACTTCGTATAGGGTTTTGAAATCTTCTTCTTTTTTTACGATGTCTATATTGTTGTCTTTTGTATATGTTTTTTTAAGTTCTTCGTTATGAAATATTCGTTGATATTCAATGTATGATAAGTCGGGACATTGATTTTTATAAGCTTGATAATGACAAGGCTCGCTGTCAATAATAGTTCCATCTAAATCAAAGACATAGCACTTAAACATTTATATATGTTCTTAACAGTAATATTTAAATATTAATATTAAGATTCATTTGATTTTTTAAATAATTATTTCTTTTAATTTTGTTGTTATGTTTGTAGATTCTAATTTTTCATATGTATCTCTATCTGGATTTCTAGCATCATAAAAAAAGAAAGCAAAATTAGGAGGAAAGATGCAATGAATTGAACATTTGACATTTAACCAATACATTATTTCACATAATCCACAACGGGTCATTATAAGTGTATTATTTTTATTATTTGAAAAGACAAGTAATTCATCTAATGAAAAATGACTAACTTTAATAATATCTTTATTTTGATTACAGTACTCTGTATTTAATCTATCATTAATATATTCATCATTACCTATTAAAGAACTTCTAAAATGAATAAGAATCTTTTTATCTTTTCTTCTCGATTCTTCGTAATAAGTGTTTAATACTGGATAATTTAAAAGACATTGATTTTTATTACTTCTATCTGGATAAACACACATTGTATCATTAATATTATTTACATCGTAAGAAATAAAGGTTTTAATTAACATGTCTTTTGCTTGTTGTAATTTTCGTAACCCAATTGATAATCGTATTCTTCTTGTTCGACTTTGTTTTTGTAGAGTATTTTCATTACACAGTTTTAATATTGTATGAACAGGATAATGTATATCATGCCAATTATTATCAATAAATTGGGATAACCGCAAATCACACCAGTCAAACTGTTTCGATATATGTTCTTCATTAAGTAATAAAAGTTTTACATTTTTATGTTTGTACATATTAAATGTATTATGTTGTACAAGATGTGATAACTTTTCTTCACTTTTTGTAACTAATACATAATGTACTTTTTCAAATGCCATATAAAATAATTTCGCAAGTGTTAAACATGATTCATCTATACAGATAATACATTTTAAATTATACCTATCATCAATGTTTATAGATAAATGGTATAACATTGTATTAAACCAATCGCCAAGGTCACGACCATATTCTTGATGATGAAACCCATATAAAATATAATGATAATTATCATCTAATTTATAATCTTCCGTATAATAAATTATAGATTCATCTGACCACTCCCTAACCATATTATAAAGTTAATATTAAGATATATATATATATCTTAATATTAACTTTATATATTAATATTCATTTTATTTTTTAAAGAAGTATTTCTTTTAATTGTGTTGTTATGTTCGTAGATTCTAATTTTTCATATGTATCTCTATCTGGATTTCTAGCATCATAAAAAAAGAAAGCAAAATTAGGAGGAAATATACAATGAATTGAACATTTGACATTTAACCAATACATTATTTCACATAATCCAGAACGGCTCATTATAAGTGTATTATCTTTATTATTTGAAAATATAAGTAATTCATCTAATGAAAAATGACTAACCTTAATAATATCTTTATTTTGAATACAGCACTCTGTATTTAATCTATCATTAATATATTCACTATTATCTATTAAAGATGTTTTAAAATGAATAAGAATGTTTTTATTTTTCCTTCTCGATTCTTCGCAATAAGTGTTTAATACTGGATAATTTAAAAGAGATTGATTGTTATCGCTTCTATCTGGATAAATGCACATTGTATCATTAATATTATATACATCATAAGATATAAATGTTTTAATTAGTAGGTCTTTTGCTTGTTGTAATTTTCGTAACCCAATTGATAATCGTATTCTTCTTGTTCGACCTTGTTTTTGTAAAGTATTTTCATTACACAGTTTTAATATTGTATGAACAGGATAATGTATATCATGCCAATTATTATCAACAAATATTTTTATATAAGCATTACACCAATCATTTTCTTTTGAAATATTTTCTTCTTCTAATAAGAAACCGAGTAAAATATTATTTTTATGCATAACATGTGTATTATGTTGTATAAGATGTGATAACTTTTCTTGACTTTTTGTAACTAAAACATAATGTACTTTTTCAAATGCCATATAAAATAATTTCGCAAGTGTTAAACATGATTCGTCTATACAGATAATACAATTTATATTATATCTATTATCAATATTTATAGATAAATGATATAACAATGTATTAAACCAATCGCCAAGATTAAATCCGTATTTTTGATGATTTGACCCACAAGTAATATAATGGTAATTATTATCTAGTTTATAATCTTCTGTATAGTAAATTACACATTCATCGGACCACTCCCTAACCATATTATATTTTTTATATATATCTTAATATTAACTTTATATATTAATATTAAGTTTTAATTATTTAATCTCAATAATATAATCCATAACAATTACTTACTTTGATAACTAAAAATATTTCCATATTCTTTCTTTACTTCGTCTAACATATGTGGAACATCTTTAATTACAACCTTTGCTCCTTTACTTACTAGATAATCTGCAATCTTTAACTTAGCACTCTCTTCCACAATAGGAATAACGCTATTTTCTTTATAACAAATATCTTCAATGATATATACATCCTTAGCCTCTCTTAAAATCTGATCTCCTTGATGTTCAACATGTTTCTGATTCATAAACCTTGTTCCCTCCAACAAACGACCAGAAACATTATTTTGTTCTAGAACTTGTTGTAGTGCTTCTGTATCACGTGGAAAACAAGGACCTCCAAATGAATATCCTGGTCTAAAATATTTATTTCCAATTCTTGAATCACCTCCAATTGAGTGTAACACTGCATTCTTATCTGCACCCTTATTTTCACACAAATCTCCAATCATATTTGCATATGCAATCTTAGTAGTAATAAATCCGTTTATTCCGATCTTTACAATCTCTGCTTCAACTGGTTTCAAAATACAATATCTTGGACTAGACTGGACAAATGAAGAATATACCTCTTTTAACTTATCACCAAGTGTTAAACTTTTTGTTCCAATAAGAATAATATCTGGGTTCAAAAATCCTTTAATAATTTCTCCCTGTGCAATAAACTCGGGGTTATAATCCAAACTTGTGTTTTCACAATCACTAATCAAACTTTCTCCAATAGTATCAAGATATCCAGGCATAACGGTACAACCCACGATAAGATGCTTATTCTTGAGTTTCATTTTATTTAATTTGCATAAAAGACTAGAAAGAATGCTATGATCATAAAAGTTTTTCCCTCCACCATTTGGGGTTGGAACAACAATAAACAAAATGTCAGAAAAATTAACACCTTCTTCAAGAGATGTGGTTGCATGGAAACGTGAACTGTTGTTTAAAATATCCTCATATTCAGGTTCGTTTGTCTTATATGTTTTTTCATTCAAACTTTTTACGTAGTCAGGAAAAATATCAACACCACATACATTGTAACCACCCTTTTCTATTAGAAGTGCAAGGCCTAACCCTAATCTTCCTACTCCGATTACAGTAACGTTCTTTTCCGTCATTTAAATATATAAAAACCTATATTTTTAAGTTGTTATATATCTTCACTTATTTTGTTATTAAAAATTATATATTTACAACCCCATTTATTTTGTGGAGATTTCTCATATGAACCTTTTCACAGGCTTCCTTGTTTTTAATAAACTCTTCTTTGCTATCTTTGTCAAAGCTATCAATAAGTTTCTGTTGTTCATTACTATCTAATTTTAAAAAGTAGCCCGTAAAAAGTTCAATAAAGTCATAAGAAAATCCTAACTCTTTTTCGTCTTCTTGGTTCTCCCATAAATCAGCACTTGGTGGTGCAGTTAGAATACTATCGGGAACACCTAGATACTTTCCAACTTTGAACACTTCACTTTTATGCAAATCATTAATTAATTGAACATCAACCGCACCATCGCCATACTTACAATAATATGCTAGGTAACCATCCTCATCAGCATTACCAGTTCCCATAACCACGGATGGAAATCCACTTTCAGACTGAAGTTGAGAGAGATAATAATTAATAGGTGTTCTCATATAAGAACGTAGCTGACCATCAGAAAATACAGTTCCTGTATAATTACAACTTTTATTCACCAAACCAATAAGTTCTTTGTGAGTTTCAGTTTGGTCGATTGTTACCATTTCAACACCGAACTTATCACACAACTCTTTTGCCCTGTTATATGCCCAACCACTACTATGAATCGGTTGATTTACCGCACAGATTTTTTTTAAATTACTGTTTGAGAGAGACATTGTATGAACGAGCAATGCAAGAGTAACTGCAGAGTCAACTCCGCCACTTACAGACAAAACTGCACCACTGATCCCATGTGTTACAAAATAGTCGTTAAACTTTTTACATTTTTCGTCTATCCACAGTTTTGGATCAAATGATCTCTGGGTTCTGTAAGAAACAAGACTGTCTTCCCACTTCATATATAAATAATACCAAATTAACTATTTATATAATTTATTCGATATTACATATCTAATTTTATAAACTTATAATATCCCCCATCGACAAACTTTGTTTTGGTTGAATGACTAAAAGATTCTTCTTTGGGATAATAATTCACAGGTAGTATTCTATAATCCATACTCATTCTTGTCTTACCAGTAGTATTCAATTCGTTGTAATGCATACATAAGTTTCCATTAAATGAAATAGTATTGTTTGCAACCATTTCCATTCTTGCAAATTCTTTACTCCTTGGCATTTTTTCTATTAAAACTGTGTTTGTATCATACATATCTGTGAATGCATACATTAAATTAATTTCTCCTCGTGGGTGACCCAGACTATTATCAGTGTGCATTTTTGCAACTGCTAAGTTATTTGGTAATTGAACTCTAAATGATGGAAACTTTTGAACATATGCTTCAGTTAAACCTAAATATGGAAGAACCACATCGGTTATCATATTATCGTAAAGAACTTGCATTTTGGGACCATTCTCACTCCTATAATAATTATAGAATGTATCATGATACCATGTATTGACATCTGGACCGAACTCTTGAAATACATCATATTCGGGATTATTTTCGTGAACTTCATCTAATTTATCTACGTTAAAACAGTCTCTAGCAAACTTTCTAAAATCATATTTTTCTTTATCATAACCCTCCAATATTTTCAAATGTTTTTTACCATAAACAAGTTCTTTTGAAAAATCAAAATCCATATACTTATTTACTCTATAATATATCATTAAATATTATTTATATATTATACGCGACTATGTTAATTGATTACTTTAATTAATATTTCATTATTATGCAAATTATACATACTATTATTTTCTATTTCTACATTATCTAATATAGTGATTGATTTATTTATATAACTAGCGTCGTTCACATTATACACCAATATATGTTTGATATTATCTTGAATTAATTGTTTATTACATTGCAATATATTACCAAATAATATATTATCACTTCCATTTATAACAATTGTGTCTATCGAACTACCTTGTAATGCGTTATCTTTAATTACTTGGCAAATATCATAACTATCAATATAAAATATATTTTTCTGATTTTCTTCTTGATTATCTTTTCTTTGAAAGAAAATAATGTTTTTTAAATTAATCTTATCTTCTTTCATGTATTTCAATGTCTGTTCTTTAATATTTTCACAATTAAAATGATATACGCCCTTTTTTTGAAATATCTTAGTAAACTTTGTTTTTATAGTCATATTAGTAGTATTCAACCATTCATTAGGTAATTCACGAACAAAATCTTTATATTGTGTATTATTTGTAATTTCAAACTTTGTTGCTAGTTCTTGACCCCCAACTAATTTATACTGATAAACCAATGGAATACACATAGCATATGCATTTATATATGGTAAGGATTCAGCAATAGTCATATCCCAGCCTCTATTTCTATAAAAATCTTCAATTAGAGACTTTTGAAAAGTTAAAAGACCCGTTATAGAACAAACAATTATTCCATGAAGAGCCAACATATTTTTTACTCTAACAAGATGAGGAAAACCATGTACTTCTGAACAACATATTGTTCCAGGTGAGCCAACTTCAGTATTTGTCATTCCCCATGTGCTTAGACCAGTATATAATAAATCAGTATTATCAGGGATATCAATCTCTTCTGGAAAATCTCTATATTTATTTACGTCATCTTCCATCAACATAAATGGTTGAAATGGCTTTGTTCTATCTTGATTTATAATTCCAATGTCTATCATTCTACTAAAACCAGTGGATCCAGATTGTAATTTACTAATTCCAGTATTAATTGATACAGGATTTACTTCAGTTATATCATATTCTTTAAACTTCTCAAAAACATTTTCTTTTCTTTTTTCATTGTTACACGTTAGAAAATAAAACTTAATTTCTTTTAGGTTGACTTTCATTATAGATATAAACTTTCGTTATGTTTATATCTATATTTATTTACTTACTAACCTTATTATTCAAAATTATTCTTATTTGTTTACGAATTTTCAAACATATCATCAATTAATTTATCTAGGTCATATTCTCTTTTCCAACCAAGTTTTTCTTCTGCTTTGTGTGGACAACCAAGAAGTAAGTCTACTTCACATGGTCTGAAATATTTTTTTGATATTCTTATCATTGTTTTACCACTTTTTTGATCTTTTCCAACTTCATCAACACCTGTCCCTTCCCATTTAATAGTTTTACCAAACTTTTTGAAACATTTTTCAATAAACTGTCGCACACTACACGTATATCCAGTTGCCAAAACATAATCATCTGGATTTTTTTGTTGCAACATTAACCACATTCCTTTAACATAATCTTTTGCATGTCCCCAATCACGCTGACTATCAATATTTCCAAGAGTTAATACATAATTTGAAGTATCTTCATCTTTATTATCTTCTTCGAGTAACTTTTTAATTCCATTTATAATCTTCATTGTAACGAAGTTTGCCCCACGGCGTGGCGATTCATGATTAAAAAGAATACCATTACATGCAAACATATTATAACCTTCACGATAATTTTTTACCAAAAAATGACTATACACTTTGGCACACGCGTAAGGAGACTGGGGGTTAAATGGAGTTGTTTCTGATTGTGGTGTTTCGAGAACTCTACCAAACATTTCACTTGTTCCTGCTTGATAAAATCGAGTTTTCTTCATATTTTCGTTAGAAAATGTACGAATAGATTCCAATATTTTTAAGGTCCCAATACCATCTACAAGAGAAGTATATTCAGGTATCTCAAATGAAATCTGAACATGGCTCTGTGCTCCAAGATTATATACTTCAAATACTCCAAAATCAGGGTTATTTGTTATAATGCGAGTAAAATAATTAGACAACGAAGCCCCGTCAGTTAAATCGCCATATTCAAGTGTTACACGACTTTCAATATTCTTCATACGACTATTATTATATAAAAAAGATGTTCTACGAATAATTCCATATACCTTATACCCCTTTTCTAACAATAGTTCTGCCAAATATGACCCATCCTGGCCAGTAATACCTGAAATAAACGCTAATTTAGACATAATATAGTAAGTACTAATCAATATACTCCTATATCCTTTATTTTATATTTATTTTATCATAATAATATAGCAATGAATACTTTACCAGTATGCAATCAAGAAAGTACATTAAGTTCTATACAAAATGAAACTTTGTATACATATCCGACAACAAATACAGATGAAGATAGGTACACGATAGATGAACTAGAAAAGAGACGCACTATTGTTGGCGAAACCGAACCAGAAAGTCAGCACATGCCTAAGTATATCCTAGGAAATACGTTATATGTAGTTGTTTTTGTCATTATTATACCTGCAATTATGATACATCAACATGTTAGTTCAGAATTTATACTTGCATATATGCCAAATGTAGATATGTTAGCAACTATTTTAGGGTATGATGGAGGGCCTATGAATATGTGGAGATATTTATACAATCCAAATAATTTTACAATATTCGGATTTGCAAACACAACATTCATTAATTATTTAGCACTCTTAGGGTTAACATACGTAATTGCATCCACAACACATGAAAAACGTAGCTGGGAATATGGATGGGCTGGAGCATTTATTGCACTTTTTCTTACTTATCTTCTTCCAGGAAATCCAATTGTTATTCTACAGAATAAGATTGAAGAAAAATTAGAAAAACCTCTTGGTATCACACACGAACATAGAGAGAGACGATACATATTTATTGTCACTATTGGTATTGCAATGGCTGCTATGCTTATTTTACTTGAAGCATCAATTATCAAAGTTTCCCGACCTTACTTAGTAAGGATGATAAAGTATCTAACTATCAAACTTAAATAAGTAGTATTATATTATAATTATACTTACAATATAATAACTCATAATTCCAGTAACTTATTATGACTGCATTTTTTCGAGAAGTATTCAATTTTATCATAGCAATGTCATCTAAACACAAAATAGATAGTACACACGACATAACACACAGTTTACAAGTGCTGAACTATGCATTCAACATTTATGAGCGCGAAGTATATACATTCCCTCCATTGAAACATAATGAAAAAATTATATATACTGCTGCGGCACTACATGATATGTGTGACAATAAGTACATAGATGTAGATGAGGGAAAACGTGACATTGATTGTTTCTTGGAAAGAAATAAAATTAAACCAGTTGAAAGAAAAGCTATTATGGATATTATTGACACAATGTCTTATTCAAAAGTTAAACAAAATGGCTTTCCATATCATGGAGAATATCAACGGGCATATCACGTTGTCAGAGAAGCCGACCTTCTCGCAGGATATGACTTTGAACGGTGTATGTTGTTCAGAATGAACCGCGATGGTAATGGTGACATTGAAAATGCATTCCAAGAAGCCGAAGAAATATTTCAAAATAGAGTATTTCGACATAAAGTTGATGGACTACTAACAACAAACTATGCGATAGACCAACATGATATGTTAGTTATGAATGCAAATGCAAAAATAATGACATGGAAAAATATTATTGGAAAAATAAAGACCATGTAAGTTATTTTATCGTTTACGATTAATCAAAAATATACATTATTTACATTTTTGATTAAGTTATTCATTTATTCAAAGAATTTATTGATTGTTTTTGTTAAGTTAGACATTAGTGTTGTTTGTTCAACAGGAATATCGGTATCTAATGTACTATTTGTTTCAATAGCTTCAACATCACTATCTTCTAACATGTAATCCATGCTGACAACAGATACACTCGTTGATAAATCGTCATTTAATACATTCTTTTCATTATATGTTTCTACAAGTTCAAGGAACCGTTTCTTGATACGCATTTCCCAGTGATCCTTACGAATTTTATTTAATCTTTGAATGCGCAAATTAAAATCCCGACAAATCTCTTTCTCTTTTGCATACCACTTATCCATGTTATATGGAAAGTATAGTTGTCTAACAACATAACTATTATGTTCTTTTAGTTGTCGACAACGTTCATCCCACAGAGAGTTCTCTGCTGGGGATACAATCTCAATCGGTTTTAGTTCCTCTTCATTCTGCATTCTAATATATTGATTATATCAACTACACTTTATATTATTCAATTTACAACTATTATCTACGTCTATGTGTTTTCTTGTTTTTTCTCTCTTTCTCTCTTTTACTCTTTCTTGAACCGGTTTGCTTGTTCTTTTTATTACTACTTCGTTTACGAGATGAATGTGGCTTCCTGTGCACTTTCTTTTTACGACGAGTGCCTGAACGAGAACCACCATTTTGTCTTACTTTTCTTGGTGGATTTCTTCTTGGCGCAGAGGTAGAGGTAGAGGCAGAGGCAGAGGCAGAGGCAGAGGTAGAGGCAGGGTCAGGGGCTTCTGATGCTTCTGCTTCAGGTTCTGGGGCTTCTGATGCTGTTGCTTCTGCTTCATGTTCTGAATCTGATGCTAAACTTGCTTCACTTGATGCTAAACTTGCTTCACTTCTTGTTCTTTTGTTGGATTTTCCTTCTACTTGTCCTTGTCCTACTGGTGGTGGTGGTGGTAATAATACACCAGGGTCAACTATAGAAACTTCTTCTCCTTCTGGTGCTGGTGCTGGTGCTGGTGCTGGTGCTGGTGGTGGTATACCTAATGCAGCTAAGTCTGCAGAAGAAGCTACTGGTGTTCCAAAAGAACCTGGTGGAGGATCGCGATTAACTTGTCCTGTTACTGGCAATGCGACTGCTGGCTGTGGCCTTAAGAACAAATTTGTTGAGGCCGCTGGGCCATAGGCGCCTTCTGAGACAGGGGCGACTTCTGTATCAGAACCACTATCAACATTATAATATATCGCAGCATCACTTGAACCTTGATTTTCTCCATCATCACTTTTGTTTTGTTGTTGGACTTCAGTTTCCAATCTTGGGTCAGCACTTCGAGGAACCCTATTTTGGGAAGATTTTTTCTGGGGAGGAGTTTCAGGACCTACATTCCGTCTAACATCTGCATTTAAAAGCTCATAGACTTTTCTAACACGGATCTGTTCTTGTAACAATGCTGTTATAGTCTCAGAATTAACAACACCGCTTGAAGAAATACTTTCTCCTGTTGAAAACACGCCAGTTGTTGCATTGTTTGCTGACATATTAAGTGCACCAGTCATTGCATTCATTACACAGTCAAAGGTGGTCTCTTTATTCTCGTCCACTTCCCCATCCTCTTCCTCTTCCTCTTCCTCTTCCTGTTGTTTCTCGTATCTCAAAATATCGTTAAAAAGATTGAGAAATTGTGCCGCAACATCATACGTAGAAAATGCACTACTTGATGAACTAATTGGAATACCATATCTATCTGTCATTCTAGCTATAATTTCATCTGCACCATTTATTTTTTGTATTTGTTCTTCTTCATTTTTTTCAACCAAACGAGGAGCAATCATTTGTATTGTATTATTTTTCATTGTTGTAATCATAAGGTTAGGATCATTTTGTTCTGCTTCAAGTGCTACTTGACTTTTATTACGTTGACGTCCTGGTCTATCACTTTGGATTTTTTCTAATGCGGGAGAAATACCATTTATTATTTCTTGATAATTTTTGGCATATTCACTAGTTCTAAACTTTGCATTAAAAAACATACCAAGTATAAGTTCAAAATTATACATATATGCGTTGTCATCACGAGCTTCTATAATCGTTTTTATATTCTGATCTACTCCCATATTAGGTGTTTGAATAACTGTCATTAATCTGTCTGAAATCTTTTGTACAAGTGCGTTAGAATCAGGAGCATGTTTATTAAACCAGTCGTGAACATCATAACTGCCACTTGTTTCTGTTGTTATTGAAAGTTTTAATCCGTCCACATTAATAGTGTTCATATGAGGAATAAGTGTCCTACCATTCTCACTACCAGTATTACTATTATCATACAAAAACTCAGGGACAACACCAATCGGTGCAGCACCATCAAAAAGTGTTGTTACATCAATAAGTTCTTTCAAACCTGTGTTGCCTTCGATATCTCGTAAAAGCATACCATAATCCCTACTTGTCATAAAATCAAATGCATTTGTATTTTCAGGAACAGTATTATAAGAACGAAGAGTATTTTTTATACTTGCAACATGCTCATAAAAATTAGGAGTTCCTCTTGAAAAATCAACAGAAATATAAATAGAACGGGGTATAAGTAGATTAGTGTTGTTGTCTATATAATTTGTAAAATAAGGAGATTGACCAATATTCCATTTTGTAATTGTATTTTGTAAAGGTAACTCTGAAGTATTTACAACTAAAAAGTTTTTAGCATTATTAAAAATAGTAACATAATGGTCATTTTCTTGTGTGATTGTTACATATTTATTTCTATTTAATGCATCAATAATACATATTTTTTCATAACTACCATGATGAAGTTCTACATTATTACGTTGATAATAAAATGGTCTATAATTATCTATATTTTCATTACTATTTACTATTACTTTCTCCATAAAGACCTCACCTAATGAGGTAAGCCCGGGAATACCTGCATAGTCATGTCCATATGCAGCATCTTCTGTTGCAGCAATTATTTCAGCAAGTGACAAGTTATTTATTGCAGTAGTGTCCAACTCTTGGTCGATTGATTTATTCAAATGTGAAATATCAGTTGTTAGTTGATATATCCATCTAGGAATATGAAAAAAAGTTGAACTACTACCATGTTCAATCATATGTTCAAGATATCCATATATATTTGCTATCGAATGTGGTTCTGAAGAGCCTGTTCCGGGGTCATAGTTATATTGATAGGTAGTCATCGATTCAAAAAATGTAACATATTTGTCATAAATATCTTTATCTATTCCAGCTGTAGGTACAGTTTCAATATACTCATCCGCCCATAATTGTATATTTTTCATAAATCCATTTTTTGGTGGATATTTTATCTCATTTTTTGGCTGTTTAAATATGCTTATTACTGCCGATTTAAATGTATTTACATGTCCATCAGCTCCTGTACTCGAAACTTCATTTAATGACTTATACACGCCCAATATAACATTGGCTCGTTTAGCTTGGTCTTGTTCTGTTAGCCCTTCTCCTGTATAATTCTGCATTATTTCAGTAAGTATATTCTGTGTTTCGTCCAGTAAGCATAGTAAAAAGATTGATATCGTAGTTAGTTCTCTCTTCTGCAGAATAATTGTTTGTGTTATATTTGAAGCTTTTCGTGAAGACAATATCAAATAAGGATGATTTACTTGGCGACCAAGAGTTGTAGATAAAGCTGCTGCAATAAGGTCAGAACTTAAATAACACACTGTGGGGTACATTCTATTATTAGTCATCGTGTTATCAATAAGAGTATGTGCATTTCTTATCGTTGAACCAAATTGAGCAACATCAGAAATACTCTTTACAAGTAATGTATACCATAGTCTAGAAATGTAATAGGAATCAGTTACGTCTCGTTTGTTATCGCGTTTTGGTGATTTAATAGCTGAAATAGCCTTCTCAAGAATATCACTTATTAGTTTTTTATCAAGAGAAGTAAGATCAGAACGACTAATTTCGTTTAGTCTATCTACAAGATCACGTGCATCTTCAACTGGTATATAACTTTCACTCATACGCAATGCTTTCTTACCTTTAACAACAAATAATGCTGGACTAACAGTAATACCTCCAAGTTCATAGTGTATGTTAATACATTCTTCAACAAGTCTTGCGAGACAGCGATTAGGAGTTCCTTCATTTACAAACTTAGCTTTCTCGTTACCAGTAGTTTCCAATTGTCTTTTATTACTTGCTTCAAAAGTATGAGTGCTACCGATTTTAACTTCTCTTATCACTTCTGAATTAGATTGTGTGGTGGTAGTAGTTTCTGGTTGTGCACTACCAGTCTTTCCTACTGCTACTTCTTCACCAAGACTTCCTTCTTGATCTTGATTTTGACTATCATCCATTTTTATTGATATTAATTTACTATATAATAGAGCAATATAATATCCTACTTAAAAGTTCGCATTCATATCAAAAACATCGTCGTCTCTTGTCTTCTCTGCTAAAGCGTAATCTGAAACACGACTTTCAAAGAAGTTTGTTTTACTTTCTAATGAAATCATTTCCATAAAGTCAAATGGATTTTTTGTATTATATATTTTTTCATAGCCTAATTGCATACACAATCGGTCAGCTACAAACTGAATATACCGTCGCATCATATCAGAGTTCATTCCAATTAATCGACACGGAAGTGCGTCACAAATAAACTCAGTCTCAATAGAAACTGCTTCTTGTATAATTTTATGTATTTTTTCTTTGGAAAGTGGTGAATTTAGTTTTTTATAAAGTAACACTGCAAACTCGGTGTGCAATGCTTCATCTCTGGAAATAAACTCATTTGAAAATGTTAATCCATGCATAAGACCTCGCTTTTTCAACCAAAAAATACTGCAAAATGCACCAGAAAAAAATATACCCTCCACACATGCAAATGCAACCAACCGTGTTGCAAAATCATTTGTCTTGTCATTTATCCATTGGATTGCCCAATCTGCTTTCTTTTGAATACATGGGAACGCGTCAATTGCTTTGAATAAACGTGTTTTCTCTTGTTCATTCTTTACGTAACTATCAATTAATAAACTGTACATTTCGGAATGTATATTTTCCATGGCTATTTGAAACCCATAAAAGGCTCTTGCTTCTGCTAACTGAACCTCGCCCATAAAACGAGCTGCTAAGTTTTCAAGAACAATACCATCGCTTGCCGCAAAAAATGCCAAAATCATCGTAATAAAATGTCTTTCATCATATGTCAGCTTGCTCCAATCTAACATGTCATTGCTCAAATCTACTTCTTCGGCTCTCCAAAAACATTCTACCTGTTTTTTATACATTTTCCATATTTCATTATCTTTAATTGGGAACATTACGTAGCGGTCTGTGCTCTCGTTAAGCAGTGGATTTAGAGAAGGGGTTGTCTGTGAAAGATTATCCGTCATATATTACCTAAACAGAAGATTTTATGTCGGTTTACTAATTACATAGTCATACCCAGAAAATACCCCACTGCATTATGCTGACGTCATAATAAAATATTTCGTATACTTCAACCAAAGAATACTCTTTGTACAATATATAGATATCAGGCTTATTTTGTTATATAGTATTAGATGAACTTGTCTAACGTAAAAAATCTAGAAGTTGATTTAGCAAAGAGAGATAAACTATTAGGAGAGATGGAGGCCCAATTATACGCAAAACGCTTTATGCTTCTTCAAAAACGTGAAGCATTAAAAAACTCAGTAAAGCAAAATAGGTTTCTAGAAGATGTAAAACGCGATTATGATAATTATCATGAGTTTTTAATTTCACAAAAGAGAGAACAGGTGGATGCACTCGAGTATATTAATAGTTATATCAGTGATATTACCAAAGAAGGTGGTTTGAATGACGAAAAAATACAAGAAACGCGTGTGCAACAAGAATGGATATTATCCGAATTACAAAAGATTAAGAGAGAGTTAGATGAAATTGTAGGTAGTGCTAACTAAACCCCAAACATATAGTATGTGTAATAATTATTTGTATATATACTATATAGACTACGTTTTATGAGTGCATCAGAAATAAAAGAACAGTTCCAAATTGCTAAGGAAGGTCTTAAAGCAATTAGGGATAAGAATGGCACCGCGCGTCAGGCTGCCGAACAAGGTAATCAAGCAATTATCAACGAAATTAATGAAATTAATGAAAAGATTGCTCGTATCAAAGAACTTGTTAGTAGAAGTAATCAACTTGACAGCGCATTAAAGGCAAAGGAGGATGAACTTGAAAATCTTAAAAAGGAAAAAGACGAATTAAACAAGGAGTTTGATGGTGTTAAGCAAGAACGCGACAGTGTGCAACAAAAACTAAAAGAGACTGACGACAACTTACAAAACGTCAATGCTATTATGGTTACTCGTGACGAGGAGGCCCGTGAGAAAACTAATGCTATGGACGAGCTACAGAGAGAAATGATTAACGAGAAAAAGCGTCTTGAAGAAATAAATATGGACCTTCAGGACTTATTAGCAGATATTACTCAAGTAAATCGCGAGATTAACGAAACCGATGGTGAAGTTCAAACTCTCAACCAATACAATCAAGAGACTGTTGAAAACATCAAAACTCTTCTTCAAAAAGTGAATACCGATCTTAACGACATCTTAAACATGCCTCAACCTCCTGTATCTCGTATGCAACAAGTTCACGAAGAGAGAGTTAGTTCTCGTGCAGAGGCAGAGAACACTGATGCATTAGGAGACGAAGGTTTGGGCGGACTTTTCGATGAAGATGCAGCCAAATCCGCAGCAGAAGAAACTGCTCGTAGACAACAGATACACAACGAACGTGTTGCACAAAGAGAAGGTAACCAAGGAGGTGTAGAAGAGGGAGACCTAGGCTCATTATTCCCAGAATCTGATAAAACCCCACCATCTACCTCAGAAGAACCCGCTATGGTGTCCCCACAAGAGAAAGCAGTAGACGATGTTAGTCAAGAACCATGGTGGGCTACACTTAACCCATCCGAGCAAGCCAACTATAGACGTGTTCCCGAACAAAGAAGTGCTTTACGTCAAGAAGGAAAGAAACGTCTTCAGGAACAAGCTGAAAAGGCAGGAATAGAAGAGACATGGAATGACTCCGACTCCGAAGATAAATTCTATGATAATTTCAGCGAGGGTGAATCTGTATCTGGCAAGTTTGATCCCCCTGAAGCGGCGGAGGTAAACCAACCTGCTCCCGAGCCTGCTCCTCATAAACCAGTATATATTACCGAATGGAAGAATATGTTAACCCCTGCCGAAATGCAGTTATATAACGATGCTCCTTCGAAACGTGCCGACCTTGAGGCTGAAGGAAAGCGTCGTCTTGCTGAAAAGAAGAAATCCGTTGGTGGTAAACGCAGAACAAGACGTGCTGGTTACCGTAAACAACATCGTAAAACAAAGAAAGGAGGATACGTTGCTGTATACAATCATAAAAAGAGCCACGGAAGTAAATCTAAGTCTTCGAAATCTAGCTCAAAACATACCCGTCGTTCATCTTCCAAGCGCAGTGGACACAAGAAAACAAAAAAGCATTAAGTTAATATTTAGTAAGAAGTCATAAAAAACTTTAGATATAGTTTTTTATGTAACGCATATATTTTGAAATGGATATAATATATTTTATTTACACATTATATAGTTCATTTAATAACGCTTTCAAACATGCAAAAAATGATAAAGAAGTTACTTCACAACAAGCTTGTTTTATATGCTACCGTTATTTTCACTATGGTAAATATTTTTGGATACATGATGACTGGATGCACATATACTGTAGCATTCTTTGCACTTACCGCATTTGTTAATTCTATGTTTACCAAAAACATGATACTTATTTTAGGAGGAAGTCTTTTCCTAACCAACACATTCATGGTATGCAAGGTTATCAAAGAAGGATTTTCTTTTAGCTCAACTGAAGGTTTCGAGGGAAAGAAAAAGGAGGGTCTTAAAATCGATACACCCCTTGGTTCGTTAAGCACTGGCAAAGACGACAAAGACGATGACAAAAAAGATGATAAGTCTGACTCTGACTCAAAAATGACTGAAAAGGACTGCAATAAAAAGAAGGACCACGAATGGAAAGACGATAAATGTGTCAAAAAAGAGAGCATGACCACTGCATACAAAAAGAACGATAGCTATGTTGACCATGCCGCCACTGTTAATGAGGCATATGGTGACCTTGAGGGTCTTCTTGGAAAAGAAGGTATTGAGGGACTTACCAAGGATACCGAGGCTCTTGTCGGACAACAAAAGAAGATGATGGAGATGATGGACAACATGGGACCCATGGTTGAACAAGTTAAGGGTATGATGGACAGCATGGGAGGCTCAGATGGTATGACAAAAATGTTGAGTGGATTTTCAAACCCAAAGAAATAAATTATAGTATAGTGAAACTTATCAAGAGGTAATCAATATTATATGTTATTAATATATATCACATATAATACATACTTATAGCAATGCCAAAAAAATGTCCCCCTGGAGTTATTTGTTTTGAAAATGTAACACTCTTCTTTATGTTTATCGCTTTATGCGTAGTTCTTTACGTCGCCTACCCACGTATTAAGGAATACACCTCTAGATATGGAATGGCACAATCTCATGCAAACTCAAGCAATCGAATGAACAATGCATTTATGTTTAATATGCCAAGCCGTGCTACATGTGATGACCCAGTCTCTTCTCACTATGAAATGCTTATGAAACCAGGACATGGATACACAACAAATCCTCAAGACGTTCTTATGAACCCTTACGTTCCCCCAGTCAATATGGCCAATCATCCATCTATGAGTACTCCTATGTCGCACCCATATGTTCCTCCTGGACATACGCCTGTTAACGTTTCTACTAACGTAGGACACATGAGATCAAATTACACACAAGTAGGCATTCTTACACCAGGTGGTGCAAGTGAAAAAATATTAGCTCTTATGGGAAGACAACTACATTCTGGACGTTCTAAATGGCAATATTACACAATAAGCGACAATAATAATAGTGTAAAACTTCCTGTTATCAAAAACGGTAAGAGTTGCACGAATGAGTATGGATGTGATGAATTAAGTAACGGAGATACTGTTTTTGTTGAAGGATATAATCAAGCATTCCGCATTACCATATATGAGAACGATTCGCTTCAATATATTCCATATTTGTAACTTGCCAAGTTAATTAATTATAATAGCTTAGAGATAAACACTATATTGACATATAGTATAATGTTTAGCAACGCTTTACTTTTGGGAACCTTTTTGTGCGTTATTACAGGAATTAATGGAAGTTCACTCCATACACGCTTTGGACAGTGGATCCAAGAACACGAGATTAAGTTTATCAATAGTGCACATGAGTACCGCGCATTTGATAACTGGGTAGAGAATGACCGTCATATTGAGACAACTAACTTCAAAAATCTTACCTACACTCTTGGTCACAACCAATTCTCTGGTATGGATGAAACTGAGTTCGCTCTTTATATGGGATTAAATACCAACAATGTCGGTGATGCAGATGAAACATCTCATCTACGCGGGGCTCGTTTGTATCTAGGTGATATTGTTGCAGCCGATTCGGTTGATTGGGTTAAGGCTGGAGCAGTGACTCCTGTTAAGAATCAGGGACAGTGTGGCTCATGCTGGTCTTTCTCTACTACTGGTGCATTAGAGGGCGCATACTTCATTCGTTATGGAAAGCTTGTCTCTTTCTCTGAACAACAGCTTGTAAGCTGTGATAACCGTCAAAACGGAGGAAAGGATATGGGATGTAATGGTGGTCTCATGGATAACGCATTCAGTTGGATTGAAAAGAATGGAGGTCTTTGCACTGAGGCCGATTATCCTTACACTTCTGGAACTACAATAAGCGCTGGAACATGTGAAACTTCCTGCGCTAACGTAGATAACAGTCAAATCCACTCTTTTGCTGATGTTCCTGCAAAATCCGATGACAACATGATGGATACTTTGAATATTCAACCTGTCTCTATCGCTATTCAGGCTGACCAGAAGGACTTCCAATTATACAAGTCTGGTGTTTATACTGGTGTTTGTGGAACTCAACTTGATCACGGTGTTCTTGCAGTTGGTTACGGTACAATGAACGGCGAGGATTACTACCTTGTAAAGAACAGCTGGGGAACCACTTGGGGTGATAAGGGATACATCTACCTAGGCCGTGGAAAACAGTTTAATAATGGATCTGGACAGTGTGGTATGTTGCTACAGGCCAGTTACCCAGTTGTTTAAGAAAATACAAAAGAAATATTTATAGAAAATAAAAATATAAAAATCTGTATATGTGTTTATACAGATTTTTAGTGTGTAAGATTATTAATTTATGATATTTTGAATACATATTTATCAATAAAACAAGTATGTATTATTCAAATTACAGCTTTAACGCTCATGAACTCTTTTGGTAAAATATTTATGTTGTTTACGTCCATTTTTGGTGTGACGGGTCTTCTTTTTCTGTGATTTACCGCCTTTCTTATCCTTAGTTTTTGCATCTTTTGACATATCATTTGGTTTGGGGTCTGCGGGTTTACCTGTATCAGCGCTTGTATCTTTGACTGGTTCAGTGCTATCACTACTTGCAGGAGGAACGTTTGCTGGAATGTCAGTATTTGTTGCATTAGGTCCATCAATAGCATCTCCTTCTGGCTTCTTATCATTATCGGCTCCATCAGCGGTCTTGTCGGCATCATCACCATCAGTGGGTTTCTCAGCATCATCGCCATCAGCTGGTTTCTCAGCATCGTCGCCATCCGCAGGTTTCTCGGCATCATCACCATCAGCGGGTTTCTCAGCATCGTCTCCATCGGCGGGCTTCTCAGCATCGTCTCCATCGGCGGGCTTCTCAGCATCGTCTCCATCGGCTGGTTTCTCAACATCATCGCCATCCACAGGTTTCTCAGCATCGTCGCCATCCGCAGGTTTCTCGGCATCGTCGCCATCCGCAGGTTTCTCGGCATCATCGCCATCAGCTGGTTTCTCATCATCATCGCCATCAGATGGTTTCTCAGCATCATCGCCATCAGCTGGTTTCTCATCATCATCGCCATCAGATGGTTTCTCGGCATCATCACCATCGGCGGACTTCTCGGCATCGTCACCGTCATCATCTGATTTGTCATCGTCATCATCCGATTTGTCACTATCATCATCCGAATTGTCATCTTTATCGTCTGATTTATTACTATCTTTGCCCATTGTTTTTGCCATATTTGATGCACCCTTTGCTATTTTATCATTGGCGTCTTGGTTTGCCTTAATAGGGTCTTGATATTTTGAGCCACTACTACTTCCCATTTCTTGAACAACTGCTCTTGCAATTCTGTCGGCAAAATCGCCAAAAGTAATGTTATCTATATCATCATCCCCTTCACTTTCGCTTCCACTCTCACTCTCACTTTCGCTTCCACTTTCAGTTTCGCTTCCACTATCTTCATCATCAGATTTACTTTCTTCATCATCGGACTTACCATCTTTATCATCATCGGACTTACCATCTTTATCATCATCGGACTTACCATCTTTATCATCATCGGACTCTTTGGCATCAGCATCATCATCCTTTGATGCGTCGGCATTATCATCCTTTGATGCGTCGGCATTATCGGGAGTGTTGGCAGCTGCTTCCTTGGCAGCCTCCATATCAGCATCCTTTGATGTATCACCATCGGCATCGGCATCAGTGGGTGTCTCAGCATTAGGGTCGGTAGGCGTTTCATCCTCATCTCCGTCCTTTGGTGCATCAGCATCATCTCCGTCCTTTGGTGCATCAGCATCGGCTCCATCCTTTGGTGCATCAGCATCATCTCCGTCCTTTGGTGCCTCGGCATCGGCTCCATCCTTTGGTGTATCAACATCAGCTCCATCCTTTGGTGCATCAGCATCATCTCCGTCCTTTGGTGCCTCGGCATCGGCTCCATCCTTTGGTGCATCAGCATCAGCTCCATCCTTTGGTGCATCAACATCAGCTCCATCCTTTGGCTTCTCAGCATCCATGTTACCATCCTTTGGTGCATCAGCATCGGAACCATCTGAATTCTTTGCATCATCCGTATTTTTGTCATCGGGCGTATCATTCTTTGTATCGGTTATATTTTTACCATCATCTGAACTCGATTTATCATCCTTTTTATTTGTTGGAGCTTTGGCTTTTGGGGGAGGTGGAGGAGGTGGAGGAGGTGGAGGTGGCTTATCAACACCACCGCGAATTGTTCGTCGATGAAGTCTCGCAACCCGTTTAGATTTTCGATCTCTAAATGTTTTCTTCACTTTTGTATACTTTTTTCGTGAAGACCTCTTTTTTCTTGTCTGGGAACTAGTTTTGCGTACCTTTGACAATTTACCTTTAGTTAACTTCATAATAATACCTAATATATTATCGTTATATTATTTTTTTATATCTTCTTACTATAGTAGACTACAAATGTCATCTAATAAAAATATGTATGATTTCACACGAACCGGGGGAAAGCCTTGTAATGAGTGTGAATTAAATGTTGTTAAAAGTTCTCAAAAATTAAAATCGGCAGTTGTGCGATGGAAATCTACAAATAAAGGAGGGGTCATTAGAATAAATGTTATTGGAAATACTGAAAATAAAGATATAAATATTGGGTTTTCTAATATTGATTTTACTATGATAGACCAAACACGTTTATATTTTTATAAAGCTATAGATGCAGTTATTGATTCAAAAACACCAAGTTGTATGGCTGTGATAAAGTTTCAAACAAAAGATAGAAATATAAGTTTGAAATGTTATATACCGTTCATAACAGGAGAAAAGATAACACCTGGAACAGATTTGTTACACAAAATATTCGAAGAAATTATTCAATATCAACCAAATGAAAATGATGAACCTTCAGAAATAAAAGACGTAAATGTTCTTAATTTATTTCCAGAAGGAGGAACATATTATTTTGGTGCAAAATCATATTCTAACGGAAAACATGACGTCAGTATAGTATTTAACACTTTTCAAGCTATATTATCGAAAGATATGGAAAATCTAGGGACATTATTCGGTGTTCCTGAAGATGAATTCCGTTCTGTTTCTCGACTTCCTGGAAGAAAAATAAACATCTCTGACTACTATATAGCATCTAAACCTCTTATAGAAAGTTTTACATCTATGGGTTCAAAAAGTACTGGAAACAACGAAATATATATTGACTGCCATCCTGTTGGAGTAGATGATGAAGACGAACAAGTCACTGTTAAATACGATGAAGGTAATGCTTCTAGAAGACAAACTCAATTACTATTCATTCTTTTAATGCTTCTTTTTGTCATTTTTGTCATGATTATACTATACGGAACAAACTACGTTATCCAAAAATATATGACTTAAATAATATGATAATGATAACATATTCATATTATTTGTATTTACAATGAAATTATGCAATAGAACTTACTCCATCTAAATTAGCCATAACGGGTTTAACCTTCTCATTATGGCTTGCAACTGGTGATGGAATTGGGGCCATTCGGGAAATAACCTCCTGTTCCAAAGTGCTATCGGCCGAACGAACAACTGACTCACTTGAGGAGCTTTGTGAAGAAGCAACTACGTGAGTATTGAAATCATTCTCGATTTCATTATTAAGAACTTCATCAGAGTCATGATGATCATTACCATCATGTGTATGATGACCCTCAGTTGCAATAAGCTTAAACACAAGAACAATTGCTAAAAATCCTACACTAGGATGAAACAATGAAAAAGAGAGTAAGAGAATCATGGCAACCACAATTAATCCAGCGAAACTTCCAGCGCCTTCTTTCAATAGTTCGGGTGTTTTTAAGTCAGACAAAATGTAAGCGAGTAAAAGACCGCCAACAATAAGGTCCTTGCCGTGATCTAAGATAAATCGTTTAGTAGACATGTTGTATATCTTATATAGCGATAATAAATATTTCACTTGTTATTGTTTGCGCCGTTAAAGATAAATTGAAATATGAATGCTATTTCTAATATTTTATAGTATTAAAGCTATAACCAGACATACTATTAAGATATGGATAAGTTTGTCAAAAAAACTCCTTTAGTTATCTCAACATCAACAACTAAAAAGGTTGAGGTAAAAACTCCAAAGAAAAATGTCAAATTGGAAAAAATAAAAAGTACACTAAAACAATTTGAAAATGAAGAAAAAGAAACAACTAAAAACAAAATTGTAGTAAAGAAAAAGGCACAGGCGCAAAATAATTATGAAACTGTTCTCGGAACAAAGGGGTATTCTATAAGTAAATCAGAGTTTTCAGGGGAAGAAATAGACAAACTAAAACAACAACTCATGGCTAAACCTCATACTCAAGGAGGATTTTCAGTTGTAAATATTGTTAAAAAGTTTCCTATTTATCGAGAATCAACGTCGCGTATCTATATGCCTCGGTATTTCGGGGAAGAAATGTTTGGCATTGCTAAAAAAATGAAGGTCTCGACGGGTCTTGATATAGATGTTCCGTTCGAGGGAACATTGCGCGACAATCAAGTACCCGTTGTAGAGACATATCTCAACTATGTAACCAAAAACAAAACTGTGGGAGGTGGGGGACTACTAGAACTTCCATGTGCATACGGAAAAACAACATTGGCACTTTATATATGCTCACAACTCAAGATAAAAACACTTGTTATTGTTCATAAAGAGTTCCTACTTAACCAATGGGTAGAACGCATCCACCAGTTCTTACCTACTGCAAGGGTTGGCAGACTTCAGGGGACAAAAATAGACATTGAAGATAAAGATATTGTCATCGGCATGCTTCAATCACTATCCATGAAAGATTATCCAGACAACACATTTTCAAGCTTTGGATTAACCATTATTGACGAGGTTCATCATATTTCAAGCGAAGTATTCTCATGTGCATTGTTCAAAATAGTAACCAAATACATGCTTGGTCTTTCGGCTACCATGAATCGTAAAGACGGAACTACAAAAGTATTCAAAATGTTTCTAGGTGATGTGGTTTATAAGGGAGATAGGGACCAAGAGCATGATGTCATTGTTAGAGGCATTCAATATCGGTCTGACGATGAAGAGTTCAATGAAGTTGTCACAAACTTTAGAGGAGATATTGTTTATAGCAGTATGATTTCAAAACTGTGTGGATACAATAAACGTTCCGAGTTTATTCTACGTGTTCTAGACGACATGATTAAAGAAAATAGCGAACAACAAATCATGATTTTAGCTCACAATAAAAGCCTTCTCACTTATCTACATGACGCTATCGCTAACCGCAACATTGCTTCCGTTGGATATTACGTTGGAGGCATGAAAGAAGCCGCTCTTAAAGAAACTGAAACCAAAAAAGTTGTCATTGCGACATACAGTATGGCATCAGAAGCACTCGACATAAAGACACTAACAACACTTATTATGGCCACTCCAAAAACAGATATTGAACAATCTATTGGCCGTATCTTACGACAACGTCATACTAATCCAATCGTTGTTGATATTATTGATCAACACGACCCGTTTATCAGACAATGGTATAAACGCCGAACATTCTACAAAAAACATAACTATAAAATTATTCAAACAACTAGCACCAAATACACTCCAGACACATCTACATGGTTATCGGTATCTACTACAAACAAAAAGACCGTAAAAACAACCAATAATAAAAAGAAAGAAGACACTCCTGAAACAGTGCTAGACAAATTACTAGCAAACTCAGGAGTGGTCGGCGGTGGAGAATATAAACCATGTGGCGACGATAGTGCAGATGAACTTGAATACGGAAGCGATGATGATACAAGTGAAACATATCAAGACGGAAAATCGTCTAAACATGATTCGGTATTTTCACAATGTGTCTTACAGTTTAAGTAATTTCCAAGTGTAATTAAGTAACTAAATATTTTTAATCAACACGGTCAGTGCTATATGCGGTATAGGGAGAAGGATTGGCTAGAGAAAGCATCTTAGGAGAAACATCAACACCTCCAGTGCTGTATCCAACGGTGGAGCCTCCGCGCATCTTACGGGACTTTCTAGACTTCTTTCCACGTTTGGCCTTCTTAGTTTTTTTTGCCTTTTTATTCTTACGGCTCTTCTTGTGGCTTCTTGCCTTATACTCTCGCAATGGGAAGGTTACTTTAGTAAGTGCCATTAGTTGTCTTTTTACAGCACGAATATCTTTTTGTGGACTCATCATATTGTGTTTCTTATAGAGTACATCAACATTTTTTATTTTAAGTGGCCTACATCTTTTTTTCATAGAACCACCAGTAAACGCACTAGACAGAGATGAACTAGGAATTTCATTACTCCCCATATTTCCACTAAAGTTTGTAGCAGGATAGTTAACTAGATGCTGTTGACCACCGTTACTATTTTCAGTTGGAAGAAGTGTATTAGATACTGTATTTATATCAGTATACTTAAGATCATCTGTTTTACAACACGACATTCGTATACATTGTACGTACAATAAAATGTATACGAAACTTATTCTACTTTTGTAAACACTTGCCAATATAATTTGGTTGGTGCTTTATTTGCATTGCCCGAAAAATCATTTGGCATTGGTTCAAATATATTATTAAATGTCTTTAAAACTCGAAAACCATTTGTTGTAAACATTGAGCTTATTACCTCTTTTGACTTATAATTTCCAACATAGTTATTCAAATACTTATCCGGGTCACTCTTATTAGTTGTATCTAAGATACTATACAAATGATGTTCCCAATGCACGCACTCAACAATGTCATCCGAATAGGCATCATGTTCTTTTATAATCAAAATACCGTTAGTTTTTAGTTTTCGTTTGATAAGAGGAAGTATTGTTTTTTCTATATATTCATCTTTCATGTGATGTAACGAAACCATACAAATAATAATGTTAAACATAATCGGACTTTCTTCTATATGAATAGGATCGAAACAGTATTCTATCCCGCTCGTATCAAACTTATACCTAAACTCTGTTTCAAAATTGCTATTTTCTAAACAAATTAGGTTTTCAGGTAACAAATCATATTGTTTACCGAACCTTTTTAATATATACCCGTTACCACCACCAATATCGAGTATATTAAAATTAGTCGGTTCACATTCTTTCTCAAATGTAATATAGGTATCAAATATATTCATTATCTTGTTAAAAATAAAGTCTTGTCTATCTCGTCTAAGTGGTCGTTTATAATCTATTAATAATTCATTTACTTCATGTATTTTTTCTGCAATATCTAATTCATCTTTCATTATGACATCATACAAGGTTTGCTGTAATTGCTTATGGTCGTTTGGTGATGTAGTAGGCTTTATCAGTTTTCGTATGACATTTATCATTCAAAATCATCAATCTATTTATTTGGGAGTTATAATAGATAAATATAAGACAACGATTTAAGTCGTTTTACATAACCAGTATTTACAAATATATTGTCAGGGTACTGAATTAATATTGGATAAATTGATTTAAAATTATTACAGCGTGAACTATATAACTAAAAGGAATGATAGATAATGCTGTTAAAGAGGTCTCTACAACAAAAATCCATACCCCAAAACCGATTTTAAAATGGGTTGGTGGAAAAACACAAATAATGGACAAGCTCATCGCAGATTTTCCAGTTGAAATAAACAATTATCATGAAACATTTCTAGGAGGAGGTAGTGTTCTGTTAACCTTGTTATCTTATGTAAAAAATGATATTATAAAGATACACGGTAATATATATGCGTATGATTTGAATGAACCGTTAATTTATATGTATAAAAACATTCAAACTCATCATAACGAATTATATGATACACTGCAAACGATTATTACAGAGTTTAATGAATGTGAAGATGGAGAAATAAACCGAAAACCAGAAACTATTGAAGAAGCAAAAATGGCAAAGGAAAATTATTATTACTGGACAAGAATTAGATATAACAAATTATCGTTAACTGATAAAAAAGGTGTCATAGGTTCTGCCATGTTTATATTCTTAAATAAAACTTGTTTTCGAGGTATATTTCGGGTTGGACCAAACGGGTTTAATGTTCCATATGGAAATTATAAAAAACCTGGAATTATAGATAAAGCACATTTGGAAGAAATACATCATTTAATACAAAACGTAATATTTGAATGTAGTGATTTTAATACATCGTTAACAAATGTAGAAGTGAATGATTTTGTATATCTTGACCCACCATATGCTCCTCCCCAAACAGAGAGTTCGTTTGTAGGATATACCGAAAAGGGGTTTAGTATTGAAAACCATAACAATTTATTTAAATTAATACATACGTTAACCGATACAAATAAGAAAATCATGTTAAGTAATGCCGATGTGAGTTTAGTTCGTGAAAACTTTACAGATGAAAAATATACAATATTATCCATTTTATGTAAAAGGTCGATTAATTCCAAAAACCCAGATGCAAAAGCAAAGGAAGTTATAATACGAAATTACTAATTAATTTTGTCCAATATAGGTGATACTAAATCACTAAAACAAATATATTCAATCCCCCATGATTTTGCTAGGTCTAATATTTCTTGTGTCTTTTTCGTAATATTATCACCAAAATATCTTGTCTTTCCATTTTTTAGTTCTTCTTCTTGATACGCTACACATACAATCTTGAGCGGTTTTCCGTATAATTCAGGTATATTCTGATATTTGATAAATGTTCCATATACTTTTTCCCCCGCAGTTCCCGAAACCCACCAATTTGATGTTTTTACTTCATACATATAATCGTCTGTCTCCCAGTCAGGTTCAAACCCGTCTTTACGAACCACTTTTCTTGGGTTTTCTCCTCGTAACTGTAGCACATCATAAACCAGTTTTTCGCCTAATAATGTGGTCCATTGTCCGTTATTTGTTTGTCCTATCATTTCATTGCCCCATTTTTTTTCTTTTTCTTTTGCTTCTTCTTTTTGTTGGGCGATAGTTACACTTGGTTGTTTTACGATGGCTTCTGGTTTTGTTAGAGCCCATTCTACACGTTCTTTTAGGTTTGTGTATACATCATCAATCTCATTTTGGGTGGTTATCAATTGCGTATTTTCTTCTGTTGCGTGTAGTTCACTCATGTTTATATAATTGTCTAATAACCTATTTGTTTATATATTACGTTTCAATTTATATTGTTGAAAAACATCTTACACAAAAATAGAGAAAGATATTTTATAATGAAATAAAAGGAAATTATAGTAGAATATATTACAGGAATGACAACTAAAAAGTTTGAATGCATAAGTTGTAACTTTAGTTGCAATAAAAAAAGTGGTTATGATAAACATCTATTAACACAAAAACATATAAATGCGATGAAAAATGGTGGAAATATTAGTGAAAAAACACCAAAATCATATGTATGTAAATGTGGAAAAGAATATAAATATCGCCAAAGTTTACATATTCATAAAAAAACATGTACATATATTCCCGAACCTGAAGTCAAACAAGAAGAGACAGACAATGTCAAACTGTATATATGTGAATGTGGAAGACAATATAAGTATGATAGTGGATATTACCGACATAAAAAAACATGTACATATATTCCCGAACCTGAAGTCAAACAAGAAGAGACAGACAATATAATGAATGAATTCCTACAAACCCCACTAGGAGTATTATCAAAACATGTTGGAAATCAAAATAAACTAGTGAGTGAACATACTAATCTTATTGAAAAATTATTTCAAGAAAACCGCGAGTTACGTAAACAAATAAAATATTTACAGGAAAATCTGCATGAGACAGATAAAAGCTTTGTTTCGTTAGCACGTCATGTTTTCCTCGGAAATAATCATATTAAAAATGAAGAAAATAGTGAAATATCATAAAAATTGTTTGATTTCAAAAACTCTCTATAATTCAAATTGGACATTTTTAAATTGTCCATTCAGAATTGTACAAAACTTTTAAAAACAAAAAAAACGTAAAATTTGAGTTGTGAGCATAATGCTCCAAATTCATATTTTTCATAAATTCCCAGACTGCATAAAAAAATTATATTATTTTTTAAAATAATATAGGCGTTTTTTTATAGTAGCATATATTAAGGAAAAATGTTACATGAAAAAACGCCAAAAACATTAAAAAACGCCAAAATATTTGAGTGTATAAGTTGTGACTTTAAATGCACTAAACAAAGTGACTATAATAGACATTTATTAACACGTAAACATATAAATGCTACAAGTGCTACAATAAATGCTACACAAAAAAACTCAAAAACATATATATGTAATTGTAATAAAATATTTAAACATCATTCTAGTTATTACCGACATAAAAAAACGTGTTCGTATGTTCCAAAATTAGAACCAGAACCAGAACTTAAACATGAACCAGAACCAGAACCAGAACCAGAACCAGAACTTAAACATGAAGAAGAACCACAAATTGTATTTGGAAAACATGAATTAATTAATATTGTTAGCCAGGTTATTGATGAAAAAAATAAGAATACTAAACAACAACCAACAATAGTAAATAATTATATAACCAACACAAATAATACAACCAACAACTTTAATCTCAATATGTTTTTGAATGATCAGTGTAAAAACGCTATGAATATAACAGATTTTATAGACAGCATTAATGTGACAATTGAAGATATGGATTATTTGGGAAGAGCTGGGTACGTAGAAGCTGTTTCAAAAGTTATTGTTAATAGTTTGAACCAATTAGATATTACCGAGCGACCGATACATTGCACAGATGCAAAACGCAATTCTCTTTATCTAAAAGATAATGATGAGTGGAACAAAGAGACAGCGGACATGCCTAACATGAAAAAAGTCATTAAAGATATTACAATAAAAAATACAAGAAAGATGTCCGACTGGATAAAGAAAAATCCTTCATATAAAATGGTGCAATCTCCTAATCATAAACAATATCTGACAGTAACGACTGAAGCATTTGGTCCCTATGAAGCTGAGGATGCGGACAAAAAATACAAGAGTATTATCAATAAAGTATCAAGTGCTACTCGAATAGATAAACAATCACACCTCGGTGCAATCAACGATTAATTAAATGAAAAATGTTTGATATAATGCTTATGAATAACGATAAGCATTATATTAACGAATACAAAGTAAATTATTTATATTTTCCAATACCGAACAAGTCCTTTTCCATTGCAACTCGCTGTTCTCTACCGACAGTTTTTACAGGCAACCATTTGTTAAACTTTGGCATGTAAGTGCATAGCATCTTATAACTTTTGTCTAGTTTTACGTATTTGTCTAGTGCGATGTTTTCAAAGTCTTCTTCATCATCACTTTCTTCAAGTAGGTCAAGGTTTCTATTTTCCTTGATATTTCTGAAAAGTTTGTTCATCATAACGCTTGCGTCATAGCTTTGTATACCAGCGTAACTGTAAAACTTTTTGTTGTTCTCCTCTTCGGGTGCATACGTATATAAATTATAAATGTCATTTTGTATGTCAGGTGTTACAATAAACACCATGTCATGTAATGTTTGTTGTTGTCGATTATTGTATTGATGTCTGTTTTGATTGGGAATACTATAATGATTTTTATTTTGTGTGAGAATATAGTTTGTATATACATCAGGTGGAACATTCACAATCTGAAATTGTTTTCTGTTTTCATAACGGAACTGTATAAACTGAACAGGATATGGAAGAGATGCTACTTGTCTTGTGATTTCTTCTGGTGGCATGCTTCCCGATACGGAAACACATAATGTTAAAACGCATTGTTTTTCAAAATATCTCTTTTGGTCAAGTTCATAATGAAATAATTGTGAAAGACAGTTCAGTTTATCGTATAAGTTCTTGTCACGTAGATTGTTTCCTTTGTAGTAATAAATGTCTTCAATCGCGCAAACAAACTTATTATTAATTTTACAGTGTGTTCCACGTAAAACGGTGCCATCTCCGTGACATAATGATGTATCAAAGGATGTTTGTATGGCAAAATATGAGTTTCTTTGTATTTTATTTGTAATGTGACTATTTACATGCATACAATCAATAACATAGCATACATTTTGAGTTTCATAAACAGTGAACCATAGAAGGCATCTCCTTCCTTTTGGTATAAGCATTGCAATATCTGCATTGTAACATACTTGGTCGCCTTTAGATTCAAATATGTTACTCATCTGTGGGAAATATCTGACCATGTTTTCCAAGCTTTTGTCTTGAGTTTGAAGCACACGGAACTCGTTATTATTTACTTGTTGTTTTCCCTGTATTTCGCGAACAACTCTGTCTGTTTTTTTCTTGCCGATGCGGTAAGGGTTGTTTCGAAACTTATCATTTGTTCTATTTGATTTGTTCATGTTCATTTCAAACAGTGACAAAATCTATAACGACTATATAGTTGTGTAATGTAAATAGATATGTATTTTTATATCAATTTACTACAACATTTACATGAAAGTAGTAATGAGGCGTGCCATATCATAAACACGAATTATCTGTGTCATTTCATGTTTCACGCGTGACAAGTATATATCTCGTCTATTTTTTCTGGTCTCAAATGACATATCTTCGTTTCCCATTGTTATTCGTTCATTCATTTCTTCAATTCGTTCGCATATTTTAACAAGTCCAGTATAACGTTTTTTTCTTTCTTTTATCATCGTATCGCTGTTATACATAGAGATACGTAATGCAAGTGCTTGTTTTGCCTCTTCAATTGCGTCTTTTACAATGGGGCTTTGATACGCTAACATTTTCTAATATACAAGAATATATTAGGAAATGCGTTTATATAGATATATTATACATATTTATTTTGTAATGCATGAGCATAGATGTAAAAAGTATGATTTTTTTGAAGGTACAATAGTTGTATGATTTGTTATCGTGTCACTATATTTTTTTTCAGTTATAGTTGTTGGGGTTGAATAATTATCTAAAACAACAGTTGTAAAAGAAGAAGATCTGGCGGTGCATTTATCTAATAAACAATTTTCAATGCAGACATTACCAAGTTTTTCAGCTTTTTCGTATGCAGTTTCGCGTAAAGATATACATTTGACGGTTAAGTCTGCCCCCTTATCTAGTAAATAGTTAACTGTATATAGATTATTTTTGATTGCTTCTTCCATTAAAACTGTTGTTCCATTGTCGTCATAACTTCTTTCATTTATATTTGAACCATATAATAGCAACGTGTCGGGAAATAACATTTGTTCTGTGTTATTAATGTTGTCATTATATTGAAACCATCTCATCAAAGGTGTGAAACCGTCTTCATCGAATATATTAGGGTTCTCGCCATTTTGTAATAAGTTTAATAATTGAAAGTATTTATTTTCTAAGACAGCATTAAATAAACTGTGTGTCATGTAATATAATTGTTATTTGTTGTCTAGTATTCTTTATATTATAAACGAAATAATATTTGACTAATATTTATACTGAATTACTGTGAAAGCGTGTTCATGTAGTTAGTCAGTTCATCTTGCATATTATCTATCTCTGGTTCAACAAACTGATTTGTATTTCTTGAGATATGGTCTAAATCTTCCAGACTAGTGGTGTTTGATTGAGAGTCACGATTAGGTATTTCCTTTACAATGTTTTCTTCTTCACATATTTTTACATTATTTCCCTTTTTGTTAGGAATATATTTTTGTTGATTAGTTAAATTAAGTGCACGTGCAATGTCTTCATACATTTTTTTGGATTCACGTAGCATCTTTTTGGTTGCATTTGTGTCTAGATATTTATCCTTTATATATTTTACAATTTGATGTCCAACAACTATGGAAATAACCGACAGGACAATTATTTTCATAAAATTAAACATACAATCTATATTATAGTTAATAGTAGATTAACTTCTTTTGAAATTAACTCATTGTCTAGATTTTCTAAACTTGTAAAATATACGGAACATGGTGTAAATCTGTTGTATCTATTGTGACTATTTTCATTTGTGCAGGTTGTTGATTTTTTTGTTAACACAATATCATCGTTTTCATATTTTCCTTCAACTACAAGGTGCACACATGATTTTTTATCAACACAAAAATGCATTTCTACAATTTCTGCATAAGATGCGTTGAATGGTACTTGTGAGATAACGTCTTGTTCCTTAAAATAGCTGTTATCAACGGTGAAGCCATCAAGTTTGATAGTTGGTATATCTACGGGCATTAGTCGTGAGATATGATTGTTGTTTATTTGGTATATTCCGTCCTGTGAAAATAACATTTTTCTAACGTTTGTTTCTGTGTAATAATTATCTAGGGTTGGAAGTTTTGACACGATATTCGATGCAGAGTAATCATCAATAAATAAGCGAGGCATAGCTTGAATATGTCTAATATAAACTAATAATGTATGTGTTAAACCATTTAAACCGTTTACATATTGTTATCGTAAGGTATTGAAAATCAGTTTGTATTAAATTATGACTTCAAATATTGGTGTTGTTATTGTTGAGAAGACAGGAACATTAAAAAATCTTTGTATTAAATCGTTTAGTGAAAGCGACCTTTATAAAAAGTGTGGATTTAAGTCAACCGAAAACTTTAAAAAGCACTGTGATTGGAAGATTAAAAAGGGAGGTTTGACGTATATTATTTCGGCTTATGGCAAGACAGTTGGTAAGGCCATGTCAGAAAATAAGTATGATTTTCCTCCACCAATTGATACTACTTTGTTTTTTGGAAACTGTGTTCTTGTTTGTCATACAGAGTATAAGGGTGAGAGTGGTGCCCCATTGTTGGAGTCACTTGATATTGAGCTATGGGAAAAGTTGTATGAAACCTTGTTTGGTGGATTTGAAGATTTATCTGCAACAGCAGATGCAGATGATGCGGAAGTAGATGAGCTTGAAAATGTTCCGACAAGTAAAAAGACAAAAGCTGGTGGTTATCTAAAAGATGGGTTTGTGGTTGATGAAGAGGATGTGGAAGATGAAGAGGATGGGGAACATGAAGACGAAGAGGAAGATGAGTTTGGAAGTTGTGAGGAAGAGGAAACGTCTGAAAATACATCGTATGATTCTGGTTCCGAATTGTCAGAGGAAAGTTATGTTGTGGAGGCAACATTGTGTGAGTAATTGTTTTATTTTGTAAATTGAATAAACAAAACAGTTTAGATGTATATTACACATTAACATAGTATACAAAGTATATTACTTACTAGATGATTGTAAAGTCTCCTCAAAACTTTCGCAAGAATGTCCGTAACAAAATAAATATTATATTGAAACAGCCTGTGAAAAGTACTAATTTAGAGATTGGTGTATATAATTTTGCAATAAAGGAAGCGAATACAAGAAAGGTTGTAAAGAAATGGGATAACGACCATTTTGTGCAATTGTATGTGGACCGATTACGAACTATTTATAATAATATTAAGAACCCAACTATTTTAAAGCAGTTGATGGATGACTCGATAGCACCTCAGGCTCTTGCAATGATGTCACACTATGAAATGTGTCCTGAAAAATGGGATGCATTAATTACAAAGAAGATTGAACGAGATATTAATAAGTATGATACACAGATTGAGGCAGCAACAGATACTTTTACATGTAGAAAGTGTAAGTCGAAGAAGTGTACATATTATCAGATGCAGACTAGGTCGGCAGATGAGCCAATGACTACATTTGTTTCATGTATTAATTGTGGTGCAAGATGGAAGTGTTAATGGAGCATAATACAGAAATCTATAAAAATAATCCTGATTTTCGGGTTTATTTTTATTTTATTTACTTGCGTGTTTTTGAATGTTTGCGTTTACCACCTGAGTGTTCTTCAATAGGAGTAGGTTCTCTTGTGTTTGGCATTAGTTCTAGTAAGATGTCAAGTGTTTCTAATACATCATGTTTTCTATTTTTACCGTCATCGCTATCTGCTTGCATTTTATCTACTTCATTGTGTATATATTCAACTTTACGATGAAGGTCGTATACTTCTAAATCGTTAATCATTAGATTAAGAACATTTGTGTTATATCCACTGTCTACATAATTAAAAAATATGTGTGTATGAATCATATCGATGATATTACGTAACTTCTCTAAATCTTCAACTTCAAAATCTCCCAGACTACTCATAGATGAACGCTGTGATGAAACCGTTTCATTGTCATATGAAAAATCACTTATTTCGCCAATACTTTGTTCTGGCGATTGTTCTGGCGAAAAGCTGGGTCTAATTGGTCTGAAATTATGTTCTCTGTCTGGAGTTTTTTCTCCAGTTGAACCACCGCGTTTTGTATGTTTTTTTCTACGTTTTGTTGTTTTCTTAGTATAACGTCTAAGTTTTTTTGAAAACTTGACCTTTCTACTTTTTTTTTTGCGACGTGTCGTCTTGGTTTTTGAGTTTTTCATAATAGAACGCAGTTGACGGGATCTCTTTCCTCCAAAGCTTCGTCTACTTCCTAATTCTAAATCTGTCATTTTTGCGTTATGCATGGGCTTCATATATTGTTGATATATTTTATCTTTATCGGGGAAGTCTTCTGGTAGAACTGAACAAGAATAATCCATGATATTTAAACTTGTATTTTTTCCAAATATCTTTTTAATCATCTCAACTATGTAACTCAAGCGAACAATTTTTATGTTTGTCCCTTCCATAAAACGCATATTTGCATGACTCTTATTAAAATATACTGGCATGTCGTGACGAGGAATGCTGGATGGAATAGATGGCTGTTCATCTTCATAAATACTGTGTATAGTCTCATAAATTGTTGTTGTTAAGGAAGGCATATATTCAGTCAACTTTTCGACACTATTTAAATCAAGCAAATTTATGTTTTGATCATTTTTTTCAACATCAGGAGTAGGAAAGACAAGTTTGAGTGCAGGTTTTCCATTATTAATTGTTTTTTTGTGGACGGATACTATAAAAATGCCAAACATAGGCTGAAAAATATTTCTATCTATAGCACGATCAAAAAAAGAGTTGGCCGAACTAATAGAGTCCAATGTGTGTATTGTTTTATCAAATGTAATCGGGTCATATAAATTACCTATATTATCGTCAACATATACACCGTTTTCTTTATAAATACTTAGATACTTCGGTGTGCTATAGTCTATATATTCTTGTATTACTTGAAAGGTTGTTTTGTTCTGAAAATCTTTGCGAAAGATAGTATTTAAATATGACATAGTCCTTGTATCAGTAACACAACGCGCTGGTGTATAATCTAGTTGTCGGCTGAGTTGATATAAACGTGTATTGTCAAATATACTAGTAGTATTGGGGTCTAAGTTCATAATGGTTGTGCGACCATGTGTTAAGACAGATAATGTGATAACATATTGTGGTGAACTCATATGGTTAATAATATGTATTGTATACAATGAAGTGTATATAATACATATTGATTTTAATTTTTGGTCTCTATTTCTAGAATAACATTTTCTTCTTTCTCTAAACGTTTAATCTCTTCTGTAATAATACTTTTATCAATAACAACCATAGTAGAAACTTTACCGATAATACCTTTGTAGTTTTGTGCATCTTCCGTGTCTGTTCTTCCTCCCATGACTTTGTTTGCAATATTAATATATTCTTTATTTTTTGGTGTTGATATAATTTTACTGGAAGGATTTTCTTCTTGCCATTCTGAGAGTTTCATCATATTTTTATGACGTATCGTATCGATCATTTTTTTGATATTGTCCATGTTGGGTTCTTCCTTATTCTAAGTGTCTTTCTCTTTCAGGTAAAATGATTTGCGCTTGATGTATGTGCAATGTATTGGTCGTTTTGCAATATTATCTAATTGATTTAGTCCTTTAATAATTACACTAATCACACATTGATTTACCATATATGTATACAAGACTGTCTAATGGTTCTTATTCTCGTAGTGTTGAGGGAGATAAGTTTATCCAAACAACTACAAAGAATATTTATATGTTATCTGGTTCACGTGATGATCAGTTGGCAGTTTGAAACTGGTGATCGTCTCGGCGCCTTTACAGATGTTCTTATGGAGTGTTTGCGTAGAAGAAATCATACTGTAACTCTTTTTAATTTAGAAAACGATATTAATGAGTTTCTTAAAGAGAGAAATCTTGAACAGAGAACTGTTTTCACGAGTGCAAACTATAGTGCATCATTGGCAAGTATTAGTAGAAGTATCATTACGAGTTCTGGCACACCTGATTATAGAAAACGTTTTGTAGAGCATATTGTGAAAGAATATGTTTCTCGTAAAACTTTCCCAGAGCAACGTAGGGAACAGGCAATAAATAACATGAAACGTATGATGTTTACATTGTCAAACAAACATTTAAAATAAATGAAGGGAATATAAGTATATGTAATAAATGTAAATAATATGTTGTTAATACAAATACCATATTATTTATTATGGTGAAGCGCGCAGTTTTGATAGGAATTGATTATGTAAATAACCGAGACTTACGGTTATATGGTTGTATTAATGATGCAATTGTAATGCAGGGATTATTAATAGATGCTTATGGATACGAAAAGAAAAATACAACAGTTTTGCGTGATGATGGTATTTCAGGTGCGTTGTCGCCTACCCGTAAAAATATTATACAATCGATTTATAATACTGTTCAAAGTGCAACCTCAGATGATGAGGTGTGGATACATTATTCTGGGCATGGTATATCAGATACCGATAGAAATAATGATGAAACAGACGGTAAAGATGAACTTATGGTTCCAGTTGATTACCGTGAAAGTGGTTGTATATTGGACGATACTTTAAGAGATTTGTTACGCCGAACTCAATGCACTATCTTTATAACACAAGATTGTTGTCATAGTGGAACAATCTGGGACTTACCTTATGTATACAAGAGAGATAGTTATAACCGCGCCACTTTTATAAGAGAAGCAAATGATTTAACAAATAAACGTGTTTATATGTTATCTGGTTCACGTGATAATCAGTTGGCATCGGACTCATATAGTGACGAATTATCTCGTGGTATTGGCGCTTTTACAAGTTCATTTATTGACTGTTTGCGAGAGTGTAGGCATGAGGTTAAAATTGTAGAGTTAGTAGAGTTAGTCAACAAAAAGTTACAAGAAAATAATTTTGAACAGCGTAGTGTTTTTTCGTCGAGTGATAGTAATCCCCAGTTTGTTTCTATATTAAAGAGTGGAATTGTCAATAATAATTATCTAGCGAAGAGTACTTTTCAGCCCTTTGGTTTTACAATGACACCAAAATAAATGGTAGATAAAAATATACAAATAACATATGTACATTTTTATAATAAATAATTACAGGATTTCGAGGTCACGTAGTTTCCAGTACTCTGTTACTCCTCCATGAAGTGGTCGCTGAATGATAAAAGGTATACGTTTTTGCAATAATTCCATTTCTGCAATAATATAACCATCGATAATATTGTCTGGAACTGCAATGAATGATTTTGCGCCAGCATTAATCTGTTTTGCGCGTTGTCCAAGTACTCTGGTTCTTTCGTATTTTGAAAGATATGGTAATGTTTTGTGGAGTGGGTCGATGATATTGTTGTTTTCATCGCGAACAATGTTACATAATGTATCAATCTCATCATAGTTTTTATTGAACTCATTTGGATGTTGTTGTAACAGGTAATTTGTGTTTACTTCTTCATCAAATTTTTGTAGATATGTATCTAGGTCTTCATCGTCTTCATCGTCGTATTCTTCGTCCATCATACCATTTACTTGTTCTTCGTCTTCTTCATCGGAACTTTCCATGTCATCATCGTTCATATTTAATAGACCAATAATATCGTCTGATGTTCCTGTTGTAGTTTTTGTACGCTTAGTTGTTGTCTTTTTTCCGACTGTTTTAGAGACCGCTACTTCACCATCTTCATCTAAATCAAACTCGTCTTCGTCTTCATCATCATCTTCGTCTTCGTCTTCTACGATGTCTTCGTTATCGTCACTTTCTGCGTTTTCTTCGTTATCAAAATCATCGTCTTCTTCTTTATCATTTTGTTTTAGTTCTTCATTTTCAACATCATTATCTTCTTCATCAACTGACATTTTTTCGTCAATATCGGGGTCATTGACATTGTCTTGTTCTTGTAATTGAATAGTAGATAATTTATCTGAAGATTGTGAACTCATATTAATGGTTTAATATAGGTAACAACTATAGTATAATAATAGAAAATCTTTATATATTTTTGGTTCAATTTACATGAAACAACCGATAAAAATAGTAACGAACTGGCGTTATTATTTTTATGTAGAGTATGTTATGTTTGTATGTAAATTACTTGTCATTTGTTTTCCATGTAAAGTCACATTCTGTGCATAAATATACATATTTGATATTTGTTTCGTCGTAACGAATGTAGATAATTTCTCTATTTTTTTTACCATCTTCTCTGTTTGTCGCACATTCTGAATTGGGGCAAGGTATGTGGTCAATTCGTGGGAGGGTTGGGTCTAGTTTTGTATATTTGTTTATAATATTGGACATATTGGTGGTATCACTTGTAAATTGTATATTTGATACTGACATTGTTCCTGGAATATCATCCGCATTGTCTTTATTTCCACAGTTACGACAGTAATATTCTAGTTTATCCGCGTTAGTATCAGATATACTTATATAATACATGTTATCGCATGTTGAACAAAACTTCATCGTTAACTACTATATTAACCTGATATTTTATTTATATCTTTATATTGGTTGAATAATTATGTTTCAATTTACTCTATTTATTGAGTATTTTTTCTTTGTTTTTGACTGCTTTTGTTCTTGTGGATATTTTTATCGGTGTCTTTTTAGGAGCGGGAGTAGGTGGAGGTGTAGGTAATATTTCATTGGTAGAAGTTCCTATTAGTTGTGCTAATAGGTCATCCATTTCTTCGTATGTTGATATGGGACGAGGTAATTGAAATACGATAGGCTTCCACTTTTTCAAATCTTCTGGCGATGCATGTTGTTCAACTAATCTATTAAACTTTGGAATTAGTTTTTTGTAGTCAACAAGTATTCTTATAGAATATAATCCTGTTTTGATAAGAGTATCATGTTTATGATTTTTCATAAAAGATTTAATTCTATCATTTATCTTAAATATAGATTGTTTGAAATGAACAAGTGCATCATTGTAAAACATATCAAACCATGGGAGGTATAAGTCACAAGATTTATCAATTATATTTAGAATTGCGATATCAATATTGGAGTATTCAATTATATTATGGTATGATGTAAAGTCTTTGTGTTTGTTCGTGATGCCAGGTTCATTAAGAATAGGTTCATTTGTAAATAACGTGCATAGTGTTAAGAGTATACTAGATATTGTTTGACATGATGACCATTGGTCTCCTCTCCATGTATTTAAAATAGAAATACAAACTTTTCCGCTGACATATAGATTAGGATTAAAACGTATTCTGTGTTGATTTGTGCGAAACAATACTGTAGGTGGTGATGCAGGATAGTCTGTAGGATAATTAATTTCAAATAGATAAAATCCGTTCTCATATATTGTATCGGATGGTCCAATAATCATGGCATAACCTTTTAGTATATTTTCTTCGTCATGATGATAGTAAATACCATTACTTGTTAGAGGATTTTTCTTGATATGTCTAACATCTCTGGCTAATCTTTTTATAGTTTCGGATGTAATGATTTTATTTGATGTGGTATCTTTATCAGACATTATTTAACAAATGTATAATTATTACGTTGTATTATAAGTCATCTATATATTTAAACCATTTGTGGTGTATAATTGTATTTCTTTCTCTCTTGGTTGTTTTAGAAAACAGTAAATTGATTTAGATAATATACTCCCTTATATACATACAAAAGGTATCTAATTTAGAATAGAATGTCGGGGAATACAGAACGAACATGTCCAGACTTGAGAGCATTCTTGATGTCGCATAGATGTGATGGTGACCAAAAACCGACACACACGCGGATTGGAGACAAGGCAAATATTCGAGGTGGTAAGTATTATATTTCACAAGAAGAAGAGCCAGAGTTTCTAGAGCACTATTACAATGACATTGTTGTAAAGGGGGGAGATGAGTATCTTACTGAGAAACAGCTTGGTGAAGGTGGTTCAATAGCAATAGATTTGGATTTTCGGTATGACTCCGATATTCGTGTTCGTCAACATAACGAACATGATATTGTTGATTTAATATCTATTTATCTAGATATTTTAAAGACAATCTTGATCTTTGTTGCTGAGACAGTAGACTTTCACATTTATGTGTTTGAGAAGCCGAGTGTGAACTTGTCAAACGAAGATGTTACAAAGGATGGTATTCATATGATCATTGGCATACAGATGAGTAGTGTGTTACAGCTTTATCTTCGTGAAAAGGTACTTAAAGTATTTGAAACAAATCCAAATGATATTGACTTTATTAATGATTTACCATTAAAAGATACATGCACTTGGGGAACCGTTTTAGACGAAGGTATTTCAAAAGGTTGTGTAAACTGGCAGTTATATGGTTCTAAGAAACCGTCCAATTTGGCATACAAACTTACTGGTGTGTATCATATTACGATGGACGAAACCGATAATGAGTTTTGTAGCACACCTGTTGATGTAGTAGATTATGAGAGTTCGTTTGAAAACTTTCGTAAGTTATCAGTTCGTTATCGTGACCATCCTGAATATAATTTGCAACCAGGAATAGAAGCTGTTTTGAAAGAACGAAATGGTAAAAAGCAAGTGAAGAAGGGTGGTCGTGTTTTGAACTCGGTTCCAAGTGGTAATCTCAAGGTTATGTCAAGAACATCATCAAACGCAGATATGGTTGATCCAAGTAGTCTTCCCGCTATGGATCGTATTCAGACACGCGAAGAACTTGAGCAATGGACTAATTATCTAGAAAAGAACTTGCAGGATAGTTCGCGTGATTATAAGGTTAGCGAAATACATGAATACGCAAAAGTATTGCCTGACCGATTTTATGGTCCTGGAAGTTATAATGACTGGATACGTTTAGGGTTTGCACTGAAGAATACATCTGAAATGTTGTTTATAACATGGATGATTGTAAGTGCAAAAGACACTAGTTTTGACCATGGGCGTATTCCTGAGTTTTATAGTTTATGGTATAAGATGGATAAAAAGACCGAAGGTAATATTCTTACGTCAAAGTCAATCGTTTACTGGGCGAAAGAGTATAGTTATGAAGAGTATATGAATGTCAAACGAAAGACACTGAGCTATTTTGTAAATATCTCTATTGAAAATCCAAACGATCGCGAAGTAGCTCAGGTATTATATAACTTAGGAAGCGAGCGTTTTGTTTGTGCAACTCTTACAAATACATCACATACTTGGTATGAGTTTATGGGTCATCGTTGGACTTTGGATAAAGGTTTGCGTATTCGTAAAGCAGGTATATCAGAGGATTTATATGAGGTATACTATAATGAACATGTTACGATGATGGCAGAGATCCAGTCTCAAGCAAACTCTGATAATTTGGAAGACCCTGCATATAAAGCGCTTATTCGAAATAATAAGACAATTACTGAGATTATGTCAAAATGTCACACAAATGTTCAGAAAAACCATATTGCAAAAGAGGCTGCAGAGTTATTTTGGGATAGAGATTTCAGCGATAAGTTGGACCAAGACAAGTTTACTCTTGGTTTTGAGAATGGGGTAGTTGATTTACGAACTGGTGAGTTTCGCTCCGGTCGTGCTCTAGACTATATTTCAAAGTCAACATTGATTGATTATTATGATGATGATACAATGAAGCGTCCTGAGAACGTGAAGATACGTGGAGAAGTAGAAGATTTTATGAGAAAACTGTTTCCCGACGAAGAATTGTGTGAATATATGTGGGAGCATCTTGGTTCAACACTTATTGGCGAGAACATTTCACAAACGTTTACAATTTATCGAGGTGATGGTAGTAACGGTAAATCATTACTTGCATCACTTATGTCATTAGGTCTTGGCGAATATTGTAATCCAACTGCACCTATTGGTTTAATTACTTCAAAGCGACAACAACTTGGAGGAACTTCGTCAGAACTTTATGCGTTGAAGAGCATTCGCTATGCTATCTTTCAGGAGCCGGAGAAGAATATGGTTTTAAATGAAGGTGCGATGAAAGAGATGACTGGTGATTCCAAGATACAGGCAAGAGAACTTTATCAATCGTCTACCATCTTTAATCAGATGTATTCTTTGGTCGTATGTGCAAACGTATTGTTCCAGATTAAATCACAAGATGAAGGCACATGGAGACGTCTTCGTATTGCAGAGTTTAAAAGTTGTTTTAAGAACCCTGAGGTGTATGATAGTCTTAGTCCAGAAGAGCGTGCTAACAAGTATGTTTATAAGAAAGACCATACATTGAAAGACAAGCTTGCTATCTGGGCGCCAGTGTTTACTCGTATGCTAGTAGATAGGGCAGTGAAAAACCAAGGTATCGTGGTAGATTGTGATATGGTTCTTTCCGAGACGAACAAGTATAGATTGAAGCAGGATCTTATTGGACAGTTTATCAACGAAATGATTGTTCGCGTGGAAGGTGCTACTTTATCAAAGCAAGAAGTATCTCAGCAATGGAAGCAATGGTGCGAGGTTAATCAGGCTTCAAATGTGCCAAAGGTTTCTGAACTTACCGACCAGTTGAATAAACAGTTTGATAGACACGGTAAGAGTGGTTGGAAAAATATTACATTCTCTAGCTATGTGAATGCTGAACAAGAATTATAGATATGTATTAATTGTATTTAGGCCAATAAATCATTATCTTGTGTAATAATATACAAGATAATGTCCGATAAAAAAGAAAGAATAGCATTTGACATTGTGATTAGTGTAATGGCCCTTGTTGTTTTTTTATACCGTTTTATAGTGTTGGCTATACCAATGTTTACGAACGGTATTCGTGATAAAAATTATCGAGATGTTGCTCTGTCATTTACTATGTTAGTTTAATTAGTGGATTGTTTATTCTTCTCCTAATTCAACATTAATTGGGCACTTTATATTACCTCCTCTAACTCTGAACCAAAATCTTTTAATTCAACATTAACGGGGGGCACTTTATACCTAGGTGAAGGACCGATTTTAACTTTTGCATTTGGGTCAGGGAACGAAACGCCCAATGCACGAGTATATGTGTTGTAAGGTAACATGCTGAGTAATCCATGAATGCCTGCAAATGAACTAACAGCAAAGAAGGAGATAATGAATGGATAGATAAGGAGCAAAGAGAGAACAATGCCTCTTTGTTTCCATGAATAGGTAGTAGGCGTTAAGAAGGATGCCGTGATAAATACAATAATAAGTAGAATGTAAGTCCATTTCATTAGAGAATACCACCATTGTAAATCTTCAGTTCCTTGCATTTCATAGAATGCTTTTCTATCATTTGTAGAGTTGGTGCTTACTTCTAGACCGTATTCTCTTTCTAGCGCATTATTTGACTTTGATATTCTGTGATAATATTCATCTAATTTTTCTAAGCCATTAAATGCATCGTCATATGTATCTATCATTGTATCTATTTTTCCTATCTCCTTGTTCCATTTTGACAACGTATTTTTTGACCAGTTTGTTGCTTCACGTCTTAATTCGATTGAACGTGTTGCAATATATTTTTGTTCACCATTTGTGTATTCAAGGTAATTTTTTCTTGCCTCATCTAACTGAACAGGTGCTGTTATTACATTTTCCTTTTTATTATCATATACTTGTTTGAGTTCAGATATTTTCTTCTCTCTTTTACATGCTGTTCCACAAATAGGTTGTGATTTTACCGGGGCAAGCATACTTTGAACATCATTGTTTGATGCATGTATCCTGTTTCTATTATATTCGCGTCTCTTTGATTCTGCTAATGCTTTTTTCTGATTGCTCATCAAGTTCTTTACATTGTTCATACAAATCGGAGTGTTTTTGTTGCGGCTATATGCTCTCTCCTTCTCCATCTGGGCCTCTATTGCGGCGAAATGTGACATATTTTTATTATATGATGTATATAAATTACATTGATATTTTATATACACTTGAAACCTATTCTAAATGATTTATATACTTATTGGTATTTTTTAAGTTCTGCTTCCATTAATTGTCCACTATTTGATGACATTAATGCGTTTTCAGTAACTCCTGTTACAACATTGGTTCCATCATAAGCAGGAATACCTTTTGGAAACTTGGCCAAAATCTCAGGACTTTGAAGTTCAGAATTAGGGAAACACTTATTCAATGGACCAGGAACCCATGTTGATTCCACCTGACAACATTCCTGTCCAATACAAGTTGCAACCTCTTCTAATGGTTGACCTTGGAAAGGGTTGGTTTGGTTACTTGCCTGAACATCTTCATCGGGGCTTCCGCGAAGCATTTTCCAGTTATATTGTTGATACAACATGTTATCACGAGAATATGCGTCCCACATTTCCTTAATAATAAAGTAGGCACCTACTGTTCCAATAATAACAAAAAGGGTTGTGTAAAGAAAAGGTGGTATAAATCCTTGATTATTCATGTAGGTAAGAAATAATACAAGTGCAAATACAACCGTAACATACTGCAAAATAACAGTATGGTGCTTATATTTATCGCCATAGTAACGATTGATTTCTACTAGACGAAGACGATTAGCACGTTGTTCACGAATAAGACCAATACGTTGTTCAGCTCTATGTAACTCTCTTTCTACTACTTCAAGAGCATCTGTCTCTTGCGTTAAAATATTGTGAGAAATACCAACGTTCTTTTTATAATAGTCTTGGTTTTGCTGAAGTTCTGTGTAAAGATTATAACGAGCATCAGCAGTATTTTTAATTTGATTGGTTAAATCGCTTTGTTCTTCAGGAGTGAGCGTCATGTTTGAAGTGCCAGTTTGCAATTGGTCAAAGAGGCCTTTTTCGGCTGTTTGAAGACCACGAATATTATCAATAATAGTTGTTCCGCGTTCATTTACTTGTCCTGCTTCGGCAATACCTAAAGGTTGTTCTAGTCCCGACGACATAAATATTATTGCTTGTATATATGTTATATCTATATAATATATTGCTATTTCTCAAACAATAAATTATATTATTTTATATCTATTTAATTTTTCTTCATGGTTTTCATTAGAGTTTTTACTGCAAAATAAATAATAATAACTGCAATTGTTAACCAAATAATGTAAATGTAAACATAGGATTTTCTAGACACATCAGACATTTCTGTTTTATACTTATCTATTCTAAACTCTCCGGTTGCTGCATAATCTTGTATATTGGTCATTATATCATTATATTCTTTCACAGCTACATCTACCATAGGTTGATTTATTGACGCATTTTCAATAAGTTCCGAATTATATTCTTTTAATTCGTTTAATAACACCGCATATTTTTCAATATTACCTGCAATTTTATTTTGCATTTCTTTTAATGTTTTGCTATCCGTTTCAAACTGTTGCCAGGAACCACATTTTTTCTTTGCATTCATAACTTCTCCTCTTTTAAGAGGTTCTATTTCATTTCCTTTATCATCCAACCCCATATATTCGGAATCACCAAAATCTGTTCTAACTCCACTAATAACATAACTAGCTGGCATATCAACTATTTTTTTGGAACAAGTCCAGTTATTTAATACCTGTGGTATTTTTTTATAGAGACGACTATAATTTTTTTCTTCAGTTGCCCACGAAAAAATACTTGGGTCATGTTTTTTTAACGAACATTTTGGCATAACAGTTCCATCTGCAACACCCGAGAGACCTCTAGTTTGTGATGCACCATCAAAAACGAATGCATCACATTGGTCATAGTATTTATTACATAGTTCTTTGCATTTTGGTATTGTCATAGTTAATTTTTGTAGTTCACTTAAAGGTATAATATCAAGGTTGAAATAGTCACTGTTTGTATTATCTTGTAACTTATATTGTGTGATATTTGGGTCTTTTGGTGTTAACATAGACTTTGGATATGACCGGATGCGTTCTTTTTCATCGATATACATGACTTTTCCCATAATATTATCATAAAATGCTCTACTAAATCCATATTCGCCATTTGCATATTTTTCTGTCACTAAATAGTAAGTAATTGTATTTTTATCTCCATAACGAATACCTTTATCGTCTTGGAATGTAAAATCAATCTGTGCATCAGGGTCGATGGTAGGTGTTCCAAAAGCAATGAGTTCTCCATTTGTATCAGAGCTGTGCTTATAGAAAAATCCAATGTGTGAAAGATTACTATTTTCTCGTAGCTTGACAATAGCAGTTGTCATCCAACTACCCAATATGTTTTGATTATCTTTGCTTTTTTGTACCTTTTCCCATTCAGCTACAGATAGAGAAGTTCTATTTAAATACATTTGTGGTGCAACTTTGCTGACGTTATAGGCTCCGTTTTCAGCAAGTGTATAGTTTGTTTGAGTATCTGTATCATCTATCTTCCATATTGCAAAAGAACCAGACAGAGGTATAGTAACACTTTTACCGTATTGGGCTTGATATGTAGGACCCGTGTATTGAAAACTTTCTGCACCTTTTTTTGCTCCATTTTGAGATAACGCTTGCATAAATCCTTCTACATCACCCTCCAACCAGTATGCAATTATATCGCCAAAACCATCATCTTTTTTTGCTTCAAATGCATAACTATCTACATCCCATATGGCATCATAATCTGTAGCATATGCTTGTAAATCTCGTGCTGCATAATAACCACCATATACAATATACTTTTTCCCCATTTGTTGTACTCCTGTAGCAGAACTACCTAAATCCATCCATGCTTCTTTCTTTCCGTCTGCGTACCATAGTCCCGCGGTTATATTATATTTTTTCATTAATGCGTCAGAATTTTTGCTATCTAGAAATATTCCTTTTAATGCAACTCCAGGATTGTCATTATAAGGTTTATAATAACTTGTTTTTGGGACACTGACTGATGTAAAACTACTTACATTGTACAACGGTGTGGAACCTGCGTTACCATCTCTAGCACTGAATGATATATTCTTTGTAGCATTTTGCACTTTTGGCATACGATTTTTGTCTTGAACAGTCCCCCATTTAAAACAATCCGTAACATCTTCCATGTTAGGTAAAAGACATGTAGATACGTAGACACCATTTTGAATGGTTGCATTTGTCATTCCAAATACAGCATATCCTGTTTGTGCTGCAAGTTCTTTACATTGTTTAAATGATAATTTTTTTCCTTGATTTGCCACAACATATGATTGTGTGTTTAAGGGTCCGTAAGAAGATAGTGTTACACCGCCTGCTACCGGATATACTTCACCATCTGGAATTTTATCATATATTTTTTTAAATGCCCATGCAACTGCTTTCTTATCTATATCTGTTGCGTTTACAATATTACTAAGTTCGTAGTCAGTATACATTTTATTAATGTGGACGTTGCTTAATTTAAGTTCGCCTTTAGTTGGTGTTTCAGATTTTATAAGAGAAACAAGACGAGCGCTATTTTGTTTATACCGATTCACTCCAGCTGATATTTCTTGACCCAATTTATTTAATTCGGCGACCTTTTCTTGGAGCTCATTATCTTGTTCTAATAATTTTCTTGACTCATATACAGCCTTGCTTGGTGTATTTGTTCGTGTTGCGGCTTTGGAGCCTGGGAAGTTTATGTTTGTTAAAAAACCTTCAATACTTGTTAAACGTTCTTTTTGTAAAACACTCATGATTTAATAGGATTATGATATTAATTAAATATATAATATTATAATACTAAAATTTCGTTAATATACTTTTTTGCATATACGCGTGTTATAATAATTTATTCGTGTGCCCCATAATACTTCTTAAGAACATAAAAAAATATATTCACGAGTATAATTAACCATAGCATAAAGGTTATGCTTCCTCCAATATATTGACTAGTGATTAATGTTGTCATTATAATAATTACCCAAGCTATCATGTTTGGGGTAGAAACCAACATTTTGGGAGCGAATAAATATACACCAAGTGCAATTGCTAGTGAAATCGCAACAGTGAACCATATCCAGAAACTACTATAGTTTCCAGTTGCTCTACGTTCTTGATCTAGTTGGTTTTTCTGAGTAGCAACGTATTCATTTACCTTTTCAGTAAGTTCATTTCTCTCTTTAATCATTCCCAACACTTGATTAACAAGATCTCTTCGTCTATCCGAAACACTAGCCTGATATGCAGTAATTGTCCCATCCATTGTATATTTTTTATAGACACCCTGAATGCGTAAGTTAAGTGTAATTAAATCATCGCTTAGACCAATAATAGTATTTAAAAGTGTTTGATCAGGAGTTTCAAACCCTGGCATTACAGGATATGGTGGTACCTCTCCTGGTGTATATACTGGAAAATCTCTTGACAACGTTCCCTTTACTGGTTTCGCTGGTTTTGGATCTGTATTTTCAGGAACGACTGGACTGTTAAAATAAAAAGACTGTTCTGTTGCATCCGAACCGAAAGGAGGTCCTTGAAATACAATATCTTTATTTTTATCGAAAAGTTCAATACGTAACGCACGTGCTCTATCTTGACAACAGTCCATGCGTCCAAAGAAATCTATTTTATATATTTGAACATCTTCTACTAGTGCAATTTCAAAAAATTGTTTATCCCATCCACCAGTCAAATCAGAATGATATAACCGGGGATATGGACGGGCTTTTAATTGTCCATTTACTGCATTTTTTGCAATAGCAGGACCGTTTTGAAATACAGAATGCGCTTTTACAACTTGATTTTGTGCGACATTTTTTTTCATATCGTCTACAGGGTAAACTGCAAGTTGAGATATTTGTATATATGCCTCTGCTGTTGGGCGTTGACCAAATGACACGCGAATGTATTTTACCTTTGCACTTGGAGGTTGATAGTTATGTGTTTGAACACCCGACGTTCCTCCTATTTTGTCAAAATAACCAGTTTGTTTCATACTTTTATGAAATCCATACATCCAGTCATCAGTTTGAAAATTTTTATTAAAACCTCCACAACATGTTCTTCCTTTATGATTGGTTCCTAATAATGGAATTTTAACATCACTTCTTAATGCAATCCAATCTTCATTTGTTGATACAAACATATTTTCATAATCCACCATACCATTGTTCGTTTTCTTTGAACCAAATAATGCCAATACTAATGCAGCAGGTCCGCCTGTATTTTGTACACGAACTGTAATAATATTTGAACCTTGATGTATAAATCTACTCATTGAGAACGCTATTTTTTTTGGTCTTCCTCCCCAACCACCGCGAATTGTTGTTGTTACCTGTAAACCATTTATATAAACATCACATGCGTCATCCGCATAGCCAGTAAGAAATCCGCTGGAGTTGCAATCTACAAGTTGGTCTCCGCTTACAAAAAATACTTGCATAAATACATAATATCCAGTTGAAGCCATACCACCATCGTCTTCCTGTAAATTAATATGGTTCTTGGTGTTCCATTCTCCGTGAGGATACCAGATTGACTTAGGAACGTTTTCAATTGTAAAAGCGCTGTAAATTCCGTATGTATTATTGCCCCATACTTTACTGTATTTCAGCGAAGAACCCCAAATAGTTTTTTTTGTCGGATTTCCAACAGTGCTTGACGATAATTCTGGTGTAAGCACACCTACGTACAAGTACATGTCTTGGCCCCATCCTATACCGGTGATATCTAGACGTTTAACAGTTATTCTATTATTATTTATACTCACAGAAAAACGGTCGTTATAATGTGTTCTACCTTTTGAGTTCATACCTTGATATCCTTGAGCTCCATTATTACCGCGACTCCATGGGCTAATTGACTTAGCTATCTTCATTGGTCCAGATACATAATTTATCGTAACCGTTTTTTCGCTTGAACCATAACTCTTAGATAAGTTACCAATCCTGACTAGTGTTTTTTTCCAAGAAACGCTAGCCGATTGACGTTTACAATTAGCGGTTCCATTAATTCCCATGATAATTCTTCTACCATCATAATGTATTGCGTCGACAACCTGGACTTGCTTTGTATGACCTGCTCCCTCTGAAGTTAACAAACCAATTTTATCTTTAATAGAACCATTATAAGTTCCGTTTACTGTCATAAGATCTCGTCTATTTTTTTCATATAATGCCAATACTTTATTATCATAATCAGAATCGTGTGATGCAGCATAGTCTAGTCGTCGTTTTTTAGATGTTGTCATTTCTTGTTTAATTGTTTTTACAAGAGTTTCGCGTTCAGTTTTTGTTTTTTCCCAAGCATCAAGGGCTGTATTATATTCTGTTACTGCAGTATCATAATCAGTGTTTAAAGTTCCCTGTTCATCTTTCCATGCTTTTTGTTCTTGTAAAACCTGATTTCTTACTTCGTCTTCACCTCCGTAATTAAAGTTGTTATATTTTCGCATTTGTTCGTCCCACGAAGCTTTACGTTGTGCGTTTTGTTCGTTAGCCAAATCTACATATTTATCGTAATACTCGGTCATTAATTCCATATACTGCTTAAGCTTTTCATCAAACTCTTTTTGTAATGGATTTATTTGGTTTCTGTATGATTTGTCTGTATTTTGAAACCTTGTTTGTAGTTTTTGGTCAATTGGCCTTTGCTGGTTGACATAAGCCAATGACTTTTGCAAGTTCTCCTCATCTTGTTTTATCTCAATAACACTTGACATATATAATTATTATTTACTTATATACAATAGTTATAGATAATTCTTATTAAATATTTCACATTGTTTATGATACAATATGAAATATAAATCAGTAAATAATGGTAATTAATTTCGGTCTACAACGTGCTTAACTAGATAAGTTCCAATCATACTAACAAGAATTAACCATATCAAGAACATGGGTGCAGTTCCCATATGTTCAGTAACATACACTACAAGGAAAATAATGGTTCCAATTAAAATAGTATTAAAAACATCAGTAGTGCTTGATGGTAGTAGGTATGACTTAGTTGCGAAAATTATTACAAGACCACAAATAAGCAACCATATTGACTGTCGGAAACGTTCCATTTCTGCATATCTCTGCGAGTTTATCATACTTCCTTTTATTTGGCCATGTTGTTTTAGTAAGTTTGCACTATTATCACGTTCATTTTTTAACATCGTAGTACGTCCAATCATTTCTGTTTTAAAATCGGCTTCTACATTGTTACCATATGCGTTTGGCGAACCATTAACCTGTCTGTTAATAATATCATCTAAGTTTTTATTTGCGTTCATATATGCTACATAGCTAGGCGTGCTTTCCGTAACAGGAATATTTTTTTGCGTCAAATCACTATACATTCTATTTCGGGTATCAGCATAGACTTGTAATGCACGACGATATTCTTGATTATCTAGTTGATTACTTGCCATTAATTTATTGACTAAATAGTATGGTATATATTATGTATAGAAAATGCATAATATAAATGTCAGTTAATTATTTATTTAATTTAACTAGGCAGAATAGAAACCTTATTATTTATTATATCTTTTGCAAATACAAAATAAATTACAGTACATGTCATAATAATACCGATAATTAAGAAAAAATTCGAGGCATATTGTAGTTTATATGTGTCTGTCATATTTTTTCTAAGACCACCTGATCCAGAGTTTGCAGCATCAATAGCCCGAAGTTTTTCTTTTAATTCATATTCAATAAGTTCTTGTTCGTCAATTGCATCAACATATTTTTGATTTCTGTCTGAAATTGTTCCTAGTTCATTCGTAATATCGTTTTTAAGCTCAAATAATTTCGACTGTACGCCATGAATATTATCTAAAACTGACTCGTATCTGGTTTGATATTCTGTAATATTGGGGTTTAGTTTTGTATTCATATATGCATCTACTATTGGTGATAATTTCACATTAAAAGTTGACTGAATATCCGTTCTTTTTTGTCGGTAAACATATGGATAAGTAGGAAGCTCTATGCTTGACATATTTATATTTGAAATCTATATATTGTTAGTACATTATAGTTTTAATGCCTATACACATATACGATAATAAACACCTGTAATAGATGTTTTGCTTGGACGAATAATCTCGCAAATATCTCCAGGACGCATACCAATTGCTAATGCAATCGGGTCAAATCTTGAAATATCAGGAAACTCTGTTACTTTGTTAATATTGAAACGCTTTTTTACATCAATAATTTCATTGTCTTTGATAATACGATGTGGTGGAACAATACTATGTTCTAGAATATTGTATTGAAGACGCTTAATGTTAAGTATAATTACAAAATATCCATCCTTTTCCCATATATGACGCAATGCATTAATAATTGTATCATGCGGGTCATCTTTTGTAACAAGTACTAGTGTATCATCCTTAGTAAGAAGTTCCTCTACATTAAACAGGTCTTCGATAATATCGTGGATATATGCAGGACGTAAAGCCTTGTCTATATGAAAGTTTACATATGTTTTTCTAATTTTAACATCTTCGTCTTTGGAACTATCAAATAACATATCTAGTTGATTGTTACTATATTTCGCATTTGTTTCTGTCATACTATTATGTTCATATTCGCTTATATCGTAACCTTGTTTTTCCATTAATTGGACAAGAGTTTTGCGAGATTTGAATATTGACGAAATAAGATTACTTGTGTTCTGCATCGTTCGGTTTGTAAAGTATCTACTACTATACTATTAGTTAGTATTAATATTATTCTATATCAATACTAACAATATATTCAATTTATGATTTGGTTCACTTAACTTGTATCAAATGATATTTTTTTCATTCCCCCACTAGATATATTTTCATTTTTTGTTTCAGAATCTTCATTATCTTTGTCGTCATTCTTTTCTGATGTATCTATTTTTAAAATACTTACAGGCTCAGTGTTGACGGATTGGCTTAATTCTTTTTCACTTTCTTTTTGTGTATTTTCTAAGCGATCTGTGCTTATTTTTAACATTGTTTCTTTCTTCTCGCGGTCACTCGCTTCTTGCTTTCTACGACTGACTTCCTCTTCATTTTCCATCATTGAAACTGCCTTCATTAACTTTACCTTATCTGCTTCGGGGAGTTTATCGAACTGTATTTGAACATTGGGGTCTTTAATTACAGATGGTGCATCTGTTTTGTCTTGTTGCTCTACAGTTAAATCACTTGACGACATAGAAAACTTAGATATGTCTGGCATTTCGTCATTTTCTACTGCACCGTTATATTCTTTATCTGTTGAATCAACTGCATAAGCAGGAGAGTATGGTGAATATCCAGGAGAGTCGGGAGGATTTATGGGTGATGTTGGTGCGTAATCGGGTGGATTATCTGGTGATTTTGGTTGGAAAGAACCGTTTGAGTTTTTGGAATCTAATTGAAGATATTCAATGTCATCATTATCTTTTCCTGTTATTTCTTTACTAAGTGACGGAGCTATTGCTTGTGATGTGATATTATTGTTAAGAACTGGAGTATTTAAGTCTCTGTTTTCACTTGGTTGTTCACTAATAACATTTCTTAGGTTATTTCTCATAACATTTCGTAGTTTATCATAGATACGATTGATGTCTGAGTTGTCACGTAATAATTTATTTACGTTGTCGGAATAAGACATACTCAATAAGTGGTCTATGTTATCACTTGTTACAACTTTCATGTGAATATTCATTACTTGAAGTTCGTGCATAAGAAGCTTGAACGAATATGGAACCCGAACAATACTAAAAGAACGACCGTAATAACTTATTTTGTCTAAAGTGACGTTACCATCAATAGATGTTTTGAATGGTAATGGACCATCTGCATGAGGACTGAGCATTATATTAGCTTCAGGATTATATGCAGCAATTGCACCGGTTTTATTACAAATAGCCATGCGATACTCATCTGCTCGTTTCATAAAAGCATCATTCAAGAATGCCGATGCACCATGGGCCATAATACCATCACGTTCCATTTCTCCTATACGTAGACCTCCGTCATTTGCGCGACCTTGATTTGGCTGGCGTGTCATAAACACTTTCTTTCCACTAGGACGAGAGTTGATTTTATCTTTGACCATGTGTTTTAAACGCATGTAGTATGTAGGTCCAATAAAGATATTTGCGTTTAACTGTTGACCAGTAAATCCACTATATAATATTTGATTTCCAGAGGAATGATACCCATTATCTACAAGAACCTTTCCAAAAGCTTCTGTATTAGCACCTTTCATTGTGAAAGCAGTGCAATCACCAAACGCTCCAAGATTTGCAGCTGCTTTACCAATTAATGCTTCAAGAAGTTGACCGAGTGTCATACGAGAAGGAATTGCATGAGGATTAATAATTAAGTCGGGAACAGTTCCGTCACTTGCATAAGGCATGTCTTTTTCAGGAATAATAAGACCAATTGTTCCTTTTTGTCCAGCACGCGATGCCATCTTATCACCAATAGCTGGAATACGTTCTTCTCTCACTCTTACCTTTGCAATACGGGTTCCTTCTTCGCCATCGGTCATAAATGATTTATCAACAATACCCAACTGTCCTTTCTTGGGAAATACAGATGAGTCAAGTGCACTTTGGTCAATATCAGCGGATACTGTAATACGACCAATTACTGCGCGTTTATCATGCATTTCAGTCTCTTCGCGGATAAGACCAAACTCGTCTAACGAATCGTAATCATACTCCTTTTTAATACCATTTACTTCGGGCATCTTTAATACATCTGCAAATCTCATATCACTTCCTTGAGCGTTACGTTTTGTGCTTTCTTCGCGCGCTTCATACATTGAAAAATATGTTGTGCGGAATAATCCACGTTCAATGGCACCTTGATTAATTAAAATAGCATCTTCTACATTATAACCAGTGTATGACATAATCGCAACAATAGCATTTGCACCATAAGGCGCTTCTTCATTATTGATATATTTCAAATATCTAGACTTTACAAGTGGCACGTTGCCATAGTTAAGAACGACCCCCATTTTATCGATACGATTTTGAAAGTTTGAATGATACATTGAAACTGCTTGCTTTGTTTGTCCACATGAAAATGCATTACGCGTGGAAGGGTTCTGTTCTGGAAAAATAATAGAGTTTCCAAGAACACCAAGAATAAGTGATGGATGAATTTCAAGATGAGTGTATTGTTTTGTTTTTCGCAAATCATCGGACATAGTTGCAATTAGATGCGTGTTTTCTTCGGAAGAATCAAGATAATCAACTACCGACATTTTATCTTTAAACAAACGATGCAGTTCCTCTAAGTTAAGGCTTTCCATTTGTTTCACCACAGACGGGTACATTTTTGATACTTCATAATAATTATCATTATTAATACCTTTGTATAATTCATCTTTTTCGTGAAATCCATTTACAACGTTTTCCCATGTGTAAGAACCATCGTGTAAAAGTTTAAGTGTTGACTTACTGCTATAACTTAATATGCCATTATCAATATAATATAGAGGACGGGTTAAACGTCCACTATCAGTGTATATATAAAGCTCATTTGTATTGTAAGAAAATGAAATACTATTGTATGCAGGAAGAACTCCAATACGACGACACAGCTTAAACTTATCCATTACCTCAAGAGGATTATCAAGAACACCACACCATTGTCCATTAACAAATATCTTCGTAAAAGATGCAATCGTTTTAGAGTTACATTCAGAAAGTAGTTTCATTCCTGTATGCATACGCAACCATGATTTCATTGGCACAGCAGATGTTCCACTTGTTACATAAGTAGAAATCGCCATATATTTGTGTAAACCACAATTACCTCCATCAGGTGTATCTACCGGGTCAATAAAGCCCCATTGACTTCCATGTAAAAGACGAGGACCAGTTACTTTTGCAGTAGAGTCTAGGGGAAGAACGAGTTTTCGCATATGACATAGTGCAGATAGGTTTGATAAACGATTTAAATCTTGTAGGGCTCCAACCTTTAGTGATTGTTCCGTAGCACCCCACTTTCCTTTAAATGCATCGCGAATACCTTTTACAAGGATAGTAGGTTTGAAAAAGTTTGTATGATTATCTTCAATTAGACTTGTAAAGTTTTGTTTATAATCAATAACCTTCTCATTTTCTTTCTCCTTAACACTCTTAGACTTTTTCTTTTTGTATTCCTTATCGTGATAATAAAACTCTTTATCAATTGCTTGTTCAACTCGCTTTTTAAACTCAAGATAATATTCACGAACAAGTTGGTAAATAAGTGTTCCAGATAACTCAACGCGTTTATACATAAAATTATCTCTATCTGTAGGTTGGTCAATATTTCTATACACACGTAGTAGTTTGTATACCATATGGCCTAAAAAATAAGACTTATCGATAAAGTTTGATGTACCAATATGTGGTAAGAAATAATCCATTAAAATCTCCAACACACCATTTACAGTTCCGCGCTTTGTAAACTCTTTGATGTAATTAATTGCAGACTGTTGTGTAAATATATTTCCTGCATCATGAATAGATGGAATAAAATCATCAACAAGCTGACTGTTTGTGTCTAAGTCTAAAATACAGTGGCGAATTATGTCTTTATCGCTTTCAACCCCGAGAGCTCTCATGACAATAAATATTGGTATATTTATTCTTACGTTGGGTATTTCGACTACGATGTTCAAGTTTGTGTATCGAGAAGATTCGCGAACAATATGAACTTTTGTAGCTCTAATTGGTTTTGAAGGGTCTTCAGAAACAGACCTAATTTCTGTGCTATATAGATAAAGACTATCGCTATTTTGCTTTTTTATGTATAACACATTGTCTGCGAATTTTTCTTGACATACAAGAGCCTTTTCTTTTCCATCGATAATAAAATAACCACCTTTGTCATGTTTACATTCTCCCATTGAAAATCTACTTGTCTCAGGTAAAGATTTTAAGATACACATATTTGAGTGAAGCATAACTGGCATTTTACATAGATATACTTTCTCGATAAGCATTTCTTTTTCTTTACGTTCACCGTTTTCATAAAATACAAACTCAACCTGAATATCATAATGAATATTTATACCATATGTCATATTTCGCAGTCTTGCGACATTTGGATACATATACTCGGGGTTAATAGCTTCATCATCGTCGTAGATTACAGGTTTACTATAATAAACACGGTCGCCTTCTTTTCCGCCCATATAAATAAAACATTCAAACGGTAATTCATCGTCTTGTTCATTTTTCTTTTCAAGAAACCGAAATGGATTATTATCCTTAAATATCTTTTTTAAATCTTTTTCAAAAAAAGCATTATATGAATCAAGATGATGTGCTACCAAATTATATGGATTTTCTTGAAAGTATTTGTCTATAACGCTCCATGCAATATTTTCCATAATAGTATTCTATAATATATAGTTTTTATATTTTATTGTATGTAATTAAACGTGTTACGATGTATTACATACTGAATTATCATGTCATATTATTGTTGTCTATAAACTTAGATACGAATAATTTTGCCACCAGTCAACATAAGAATACCAAGAATGACAAAAAGTAGAATAAAAGGAAAAAGCACTAACAACCAGGCAAGATTTTTCTTGTTATCTCCGCAAATAAGGTTCAAAACGTATGCCCAGAATACAACATAAACAAACTTAAAAAAGAAGATTAGGATTACACTTGGAACAATAACCTCGTAACTTCCGCATTTATAACTATTGTTATTGAAGTTTAACAAGTTTTGAAATAGAGAGACAACAAGTCCAATGAGAGAAATAAATAAGTATACTTTAGAGGGGGTACATAATTCCTTAATTTTGAGGGGAAAATACATAATAATAATTATATAATAGTTACAGAAAATATTATATAATATCTAGTAGTTTTGTTATTCTAAACACTTTATGCTAGTAGCATAACATCATCGGGTAATTCACCATTACCTAGTTGGTCTTTGTATGGAAGAGGATTAACTGGTCCCTCGTTACCATTGGCTGCAGCATAGGCTCCCATAGTACCGTATTGCATACTTCTTCCCATATCAGTTAAAGTAGAAGGAACTAGAGAGAAACTTCCTACTGGACCAGCGCTATTCGAAGCAGCAGAAGCTGCACAACCAGTACCACCACGCATTGTTCTGCGACGACGACTTGACAGTCTTCTACCACGGGAGCGCTTACGAGATTTGCGAGATTTACGGGATTTGCGAGAGGCAGACTTTCTTGCCTTCTTGTGGTGTCTTACACTTTTACGCATTTTGCGCGATGAGGATTTTGTTCTACGAGACTTTGTCATAGACTTTGCCATATTATGTTTGATATATATTATAGAACGATTATATTTCCTACTCACAAGTAATTATTTTTAATTTCACTAAAAATTAAAAATACATTTTACACAATAATACAATCTTATATTTATTTTATTTAAATATCTACATGTGTTAATATATGACGACGACAGCACATTTTACTTAAACATAGTTGGTCTAAAACTTCACCTTCAGGTGTTTTTGCAGTATTTTCTTTTGTCAAATATAAGACGGTATCATTTTGAATACCGCGCTTCATTTTCTTTGATTTTACTTGTTCTAGATAATAGCGATATTTATCTGCTAATACCTCACCACATGTAAAACATTTAATTGGAATAATCATAGTTATATCTAGTATATAGTATAAGTATACTTTTATATTGTGTTATATACTAACAGAGATTATTCATTCAATTTATATAATACAAAGTATTTTTGTCTTTTATTATATTAGATTAACGTCACATAGACTAAATATATTATATGGGAATTCTTGTTTATAAAGTATTGCTAGGCGTTCTTGTTATTAGTGTTATGATGGCTATGTTGGATAGAAGTATTCTTATTTTTATTGAAGAAAATCTACCATATGTTCAGAAACAACATGAAGCATTTTTGAATAAAAAAGAACTCGACAAACAAATAAAAGACCTGAAAAGTAATCCAATAAAAGAAGAAGGAGGGGTAGCTCCTACAATGTCAGACCGAAATGAGATGATAATTAATTCACTTGCAAATGCAGAGCCTGGAAGAGATATGGGACATACGTATGCTGATAGTTTTTGTCGGGCAACAACGAACGCAATAACAACACAAGAAGAAAAATGTAAAAAATTAACACCTTATAATTGTAAACAAGTTGACTGTTGTATATTACTTAATGGTGCAAAATGTGTATCAGGTGGACAAGATGGTCCTAATTTCTTTCACGAAGATAAAAAGGTAGGGGATGACTACCATTATTATTATAAAAATAAGTGTTATGGTGAAGGTTGTTAAGTGTGGATAAACTAATATAAATATATGTGTAATTTGTATTAGTTTTCGTCATCTTCTAGGTAATTATGAAGCCTTGTGTTAGCATTGATATTTGTGACATCTCCAGCAAGCATTGCAGATTCATACATTGCACGTAAAACATCGTTTGGTGCCGAACTTCCAGATTTAAGAATACCACGTTCTTTAAGGTACCGTTTAATTTCCAATAAATCTGTTTTTTTTAACTCTTTTTTTGCTTCTTGAATACGTTTTCTAGTTTTCAAGTTTTTTACTAACACAGAGACGCGTCGTTTTATTTTAGATTTACCAACCGTATATTTGTGCTTAATAGTTCTCTTAATGGTCTTCTTTTTTCTACCACCCGTTGTATTATCTTCTTTTGATTTTGTGTAAAACTTTTTTAGTTCCATAATTTCAGATGGTTTTGATTTTGTTCCTTGAATCCTATTTTTAATATCTTCTAGTCTACGTTCGCGAGAGGATAATTGACTAGTATTGTTTGTTTTTATTGAAGGCATTGATCTATTTTTGCGTGTTCTATTCCATTCGCGAAATGAAGGTTTTGATGTAGAACCCTTTAGATTACTATATGGTGGTGCTGATGAATGTTTTAAATGTGTTATTTGTGGTTGTGGTGCACTACTATTTAGACTAGTTTGATTTGGTATTAGAGAGGTTCTCTCTGTCTCTCTTTTGTACAAATGTGACATAGCACCAAATGATTGAGGATCAGGAGGTATCATTGTATTTACAGAAATCGCAGGTTTTGTATCAAGTTCTTTATTTGGTACACTATATTGCATAGGTGCAATATCCAATCCGAGTTCAGTTGGAACATCAATATTAACTTGCATATTATCATTACTGTAATCTGTTGTGAAATCACGATAAAGGTGAGATGTTTTTAATGTTTTATTATGATTTGATGAACCACCTGTAGTTTTTTTACGTTGTTTTCTCTGTTCGGTTTTTTTATTTTGTGCAAGTGACTGTAGGTATTTCATTGATTCAGAAAACTCGCTTTCAGTTTCATCTAATGCAGGCAATGATGTTTTACGTTCTCTTTCAGCAGCTTCTTTTTCTTGTTGTTTTAATTGTTGAATACGTTTAATAAGTTCTTTTTTGATAGTGTTGTGTTTAAGAGTTTTATTCACAGGTTTTCTCTCTTTCTTCTGTGTATGATTACTTGACGCAGCATTTAACCCTTTCTTACCTATTTTAAAAAAATCGTGATTAATTTGTATTGTTTTTTTTGACCCTGAGTTAGTCATAATAAATAGTGTACAATGATATAATTAGATAAAAGTTTTTCATGTTATAAACACATAAAGATAAATGTAAATTGAACCTAGAATATAACTATTCAAAGTATTAAACAGGAAGTCTTTGACTAAGTAATTATTCTTGAAATATGGCAACACACCACGAAATTGCTAATGCAAGTGTTAGTGACGGGATTAAACAGGCGATTAAAGATGAAGAATCAATGTTCTTCTTAAATGACAAGAACTATGTTGAAACACCATTTACTATTCTTGGTTCATATTTTGAAGATCATTATCTTGAAAGATTAGTGCGTCATCAAATAGAATCGTATAATTTGTTTGTTAATCATCAACTTGAACAAACAATTAATATGTTTAACCCTATACATATTCAGTCGGAACAAGATTATGACGAGAAGAGTGGTAAGACATCATTGGAAGTTGACATTACGTTTGAAAACTTTAACATTTACAGACCTCAAATACAAGAAAATAATGGTGCGACAAAGTTGATGTTTCCACAGGAGGCAAGACTTAGAAACTTTACATATTCCTCTACGATGACAGTTGATGTCCATATCAAATATTTGGTTAGGAATGGTGAAAGTCTTGAGCATAGCCAAGTTTATCATAAGACACTTCCAAATATTCACATTGGTAAGATACCTATTATGTTAAACTCTAGTATTTGTGTTCTGAACCAGTATAAACATATTGACCATAGGACAACCGGAGAGTGTAAATATAATACAGGAGGCTATTTTATTATTAACGGTTCTGAGAAGACTGTTCTTTCCCAAGAAAGATCCGCTGAAAATAAAGTATACTGTTTCAACATTAGTAAAAATAATACAAAGTATACATGGTCGGCAGAAATCAAGTCTATTCCAGATAACAAATGTATTTCACCGAAACAAATCAATATGTATGTATCATCAAAGAATACTGGTTTTGGATACCCGATTAGTGTTCAAGTTCCAAGACTAAAACAACCCATTCCGTTGTTTATCTTATTCAGAGCTCTTGGCGTGATTTCCGATAAGGAGATTTGTGAATATGTATTATTAAATATTAATACAGATGAAAATAGTAAAACATTAGACTTCTTGAATGCTAGTATTCGCGACTCTTCTGAATACATTACACAAGAAGATTGTCTTCGTTGTGTTACACAGCACGTTATGTACACTCCAATTAACATGGACCGCGAGACAGGACAGAAAAAGAAACGCGAGTTTGCGATGGATGTATTGAATAATGATTTGTTTCCTCACTGCCCTACTAAACAGAAGAAGCTGTTCTTCCTAGGATACATGACAAATCGTGTTATTCAGGCACGTATGGGAAATATTGAACAAGATGATCGTGATTCGTATGTCAACAAACGTATTGATTTGTGTGGAGTTTTATTGAATAACTTATTTCGCAATTACCTGAATAAGCTTGTAAAAGATATGGAAAAGCAAATAGTCCGTGAAATAAATACTGGTTCATGGAAATCCACCGATGATTTCCAAAATATTGTTAATCAGACAAATATCTATAAGATAGTGAAACCTTCTATTGTAGAAAATGGTTTCAAACGTGCACTTGCTACGGGTGATTTTGGTGTAAAGCATATGAACAGCAATAAAGCAGGTGTTGCTCAGGTTATTAGTAGATTGACTAATATTGCAACAGTTAGTCATGCTCGCCGTGTATCTACTCCTACAGATAAGAGCGGTAAACTTGTCCCTCCTAGAAAGTTACATAATACTTCGTGGGGGTTTTTATGTCCTCCAGAAACTCCAGAAGGACAATCTGTTGGAATTGTTAAAAATCTCAGTTACATGGCTCATATTAGTATTCATACCATTTCCGACCCTCTACATGATTTCATCAATACAAAGGTTACTACACTTGATACATTGAAACCAGCTGAGACATATGGTATTACTAAGGTATTTGTAAATGGTTGTTGGGTTGGTATTTCGCACACTCCATATGAGTTGTTTAGACAACTAAAGCAACAAAAATACGATGGCATCATTAATATTTACACATCTATTGTGTTCAAGTTCAAGACAAATGAGATCCGTATTTGCAATGAAAGTGGTCGTATTACGCGCCCTCTTCTTCGTGTAAAAGACAACAACGTCTTTATTACAAAAGACATTATGAAACGTTTGAAAGATAAACAGCTTACATGGGACGATTTATTGACAAGTACAAACATTGAAAACTCTGTTATTGAATATATTGATCCTGAAGAACAACAATCATCGCTTGTTGCTATTAAGCCAAGTCAGATGTTAAAGAGAACAAAAGATAATATGTTCTACAAATACACTCATTGCGAAATCCACCCTAGCACAATGTTTGGTATATTGGCATCATGTATTCCATTTCCTGAGCACAACCAATCACCTAGAAATACGTATCAGTGTGCAATGGGTAAACAGTCGATGGGTGTTTATGTCACCAACTTTGAAGAAAGGATGGATAAGACAGCATATGTTCTCAGTTATCCTATGGCACCTCTTGTTGATACGCGTCTTATGCACATGATTAAGCTTGTTAAGGTTCCATCCGGAACAAATGTTGTAGTTGCAATTATGTCACATACTGGTTATAATCAAGAGGATTCGTTATTGTTTAACAAGGGTTCAGTTGAACGTGGTTTATTCCAAGCTGTTATCTATCACACTGAAAAAGATGAAGATAAACAGAAGATTAATGGTGACGAAGAGATTAGATGTAAGCCCGACCCTACGAAAACAAAAGGTATGAAGTTTGCCAACTATGACAAACTAAATAATATGGGTTTGATGGACGAGAATACTCTTGTTGAGAATAGAGATATTATCATCGCAAAGGTTGTTCCAATTAAGGAAAATAGAAACGACCATACCAAGGTTATTAAATATGAAGACCAAAGTCGAGTGTTTAGAACAAATGAAGAGACCTATATTGATAAAAATTATGTAGATAGAAATGGAGATGGGTATACATTTGCCAAGGTAAGACTTAGAGCACTTCGTCAACCAAACTTTGGCGATAAGTTTAGTAGTCGCCATGGACAAAAGGGAACAATTGGAAACATTATTCCAGAGAAGGATATGCCATTTACCAGTTCAGGTATTAAACCAGACATTATTATTAATCCTCATGCTATTCCATCAAGAATGACAATTGGTCAGCTCAAAGAAACTCTATTAGGAAAGACACTTGTTGAACTAGGATTATTCGGAGATGGAACAGCTTTTGGAGATTTAGATGTTCAGACTATTTGTAAAGAACTTCAGAAAGTGGGTTACGAGTCAAATGGAAATGAGATTATGTATAATGCTATGACTGGAGAACAGGTCGAAACCTCTGTGTTTACAGGACCAGTGTTTTATCAGCGTCTCAAGCATATGGTAGCAGATAAGCAACATAGTCGTTCTATTGGACCAATGGTCAATCTTACTAGACAACCTGCTGAAGGTAGAAGTCGTGATGGTGGTCTAAGGTTTGGTGAGATGGAAAGAGATTGTATGTGTTCTCATGGTGCAGCCAGATTTACCAAAGAGCGTATTTATGATGTGTCTGACAAGTATAGTGTATATACATGTAAGAAGTGTGGTATGATTGCATCTTATAATGATAAACAGCATATTCATATATGCAAGACATGTAATAATCGTTCAGACTTTAGTTATGTAGAACTTCCGTATGCATGTAAATTACTGTTCCAAGAGTTAACAACAATGAATGTTGCACCACGTATTATTACAAAGTAAAAGTTAACAAAATAAACACAAATTAAATGTATATACTGTATTTTTATTGTATAACCAAAACACTTTAGACAATCTAGATAGTAAATATATTTTGGTAGTATATATCATAGACTAGGAATGTTCTCAATTGCTAGAAATATTACTATGAACCCTCAACAAGTCTCTTCGAAGGGTGGAATGCCTGTTCCAACTGGAGTTAGTGAACGAGACCAAGTGTTTTCAATGAACCGTAAAATTATTAGACGTGGATGGAACGGTAACATGGCAAAGCTCGTAACTAGTAATGCTCCACATGCAGCTACTCCCTTTAGAGCAGTTAACAACGCAAGCGATGTTAAACCATCCGCATGTAACCCAAAATACGTGTACGATAGCTCTGTTTACTCTTCTTATCGTAACCAAGTTGCTAGAAATAAGAGTTATAATCGATTAAAATAAATATTTTTGACTTCATTCTTTTAGATTGTTATATATATAGGTAAATATAAATGACAAGCATTGCATATCATCAATACTGCAACATATCATACAATGGTGGCAGTTATGTATGTTCTCCTATTAAAGGACCTTTGTCTACAAGTCAAACGCCAGGTACTATTGAAAACAAGAATAGGGGTATAACATATGCACAAAATGGTCAGCCAGTGAAAGATGCAAACTGTAATAATGAAAGTTCTAACTCTCAAGATAGAAGAATGTTCAAGGAAATGGTAATTACTGTTCCTGGGAGACTTCAGCAAAAACTAATGGGTGCTTACGATGCTTCTGAAAGAAGTTCTTTACTCAGAACTATTGCTGTTGGAACCTCTGGATTTAACAAGGCAAATCAAGCTTTATCATTTAAGAGTGTTCACGTACAAGATTCTAATCGTGCATTAAATAAACTACGTCGTGTAGGAGGCGCTGTTCCGCCAAAAGTTCAAGCAAAAATCTTACCACCACCGACATCAGTTGCAAACGTTAGAGATAATGCACATCTTCAAAAACAATCAAAGAACTCTCCAAATGTAAAATTAAGTGTCTTTATGCCAAGACATTTACGTTCCCGTATTGAGTGCACTTCTGGTTGCGATGGTGGGGAAATCGTGGTCGATCATAATAATGTTTCTGATGCTGTTATCGGTTCGGAAAATGCAACATCTTATGAAACTTTAGATAACATGAATACACTTGTTGTAGGAAAAGATAATGACGGTAATACTGTTATTTTGATAAATACGATTTCTCCTATACTTACAAACACACGTAATATTTCGACAGGTTCTAAGCAATATGGATTAGGCGAGGGAAGTTATTTATTCTCAAATGTAGATAAAGACCACGCATTCACTATTTTGAACCACAATAAAGAAGAACTTATACGATTAATTGGTGATGATGATAAGATGTTTACAAAGAAAGTTTTTGGTATTACATATACATTTTATTATGGAGATGTTATTCTTGATGTAATTGATAATTTTGGAATGATGTCGTTATACACATATAATTATGATTATGCTGGTGGAAAGTTTGCACTTGTTTATGGAGAATATTATACTACTGAAACTAATGGATTAAAATCACTTGCGAAATATGGTAATCAAATATCTATAAATCAAGACGAAGAAGAAGGAACAGGTCTTTATTATAGAATTAGTAGTCCATATAATTCTAATCAAGGCTCTTTAGTTAGACAACAATATGGTTTAGGTATAGGAACATATCTTTTTAGTAATGTTCCAATGTCACTTGCATTTACATTATTAAATAAAGGTAATAATAATATTTTTTTAACATCTAGTTCGTCAGATAATAACGAAACACTTTCTAGAAACATTGATGGAGAACAATATATCTTTCATCATGGTAATGTAACTATTCATGTTGTTAATGATTTTAAATATATGGATTTTGTGCCCTATACTGAAGTTTTTAAAATAGGAAGATATATTTTCAAATATCATCCATCGTTTACAATCCAACCCTCACCTGTGACAGAAACCCCATCAGAATTAGTTGAAAGCGATGACACTACATTACCTATCACATTATATAGTTATAATTCTTCACAATTTTATACGTTTAATGCTACCGCTATTATAATTAAGCCACTCACTGATATAGATGTAACAAAGTTTACAAAGTTTACTATTGATCCCGAACTTCCTAGTTGGCTTACATTTAACCAAGGAAATGGATATATTACTGGTTATACAATTGACACAAATGACGCTTTTTATTTGAAACAATATAAAGTAATTGCATATCTCCAAGATGGTAAAATTAAAATATACAATGTTCATCTTGTTATGTTTAATCAAGAAACTGTTATAGACCCTAACTTTCTTAATTATAGTGTCTTTGTTAAAACACCCGAGAACGAATCCCTTTATAAAGGTTATAATTTTATCGATAATATTCCTGGACAATCACTAAATAATTTTGATGCAAGCACGTTGCCACCTAACATCATAACAAGTGATGGTAATTTAAAAACAATTATATTGAACGAGTATAGTTGCACGACTATATGGGCAAATGATGATGGAAGAAGTATTGGATATTTATCTTATCCGCTTGGAATAAACATAAATGTACAAGCGCCTTCAGGTTGGACCATTTATGTTGGTCAGTTTGCTCGTGTGGAGAATGATGATACATATCATGGTAAAACAACACCGATTGCAGAGCTTGATACGGGTAAAGAAACTATTACAGATTTTATTACTTTTATAAATGATTTTGTAGGTCCTAGTTCACCAAACTATCAAAAGATATATTATCCACCATATCAAATTAATGGTAGTTATAACTCGTACACGTACCGAATATACGCAAAGAAAAACTAAGTTTTATTTTTATCTGTTATTAATTTATAATCAAGAATGAAAGCCTATCTTTTTGAGTTTATAGCTACCCTTATTTTCGTGTACGTTATTATTGCTACTGGAAATTGCTTTGCTATTGGTGCAACCCTTACTCTTTTGTGTATGGTCGGAGCTAAGATTTCTGGTTGCTCAGTAAACCCCGCCGTTACTTTAGCTTTATTAACAAGTGGAAAATTAGCAGCTAGCCACGTTTTACCTTATATTGGGGCTGAAGTTCTAGGTGCGTTAACTGCTGTTCAACTTCACAAAGTTCTTAAGAAGTATTATTAAACTGTAAATATAATTTACACATAATACTATATTTTTGATGCGGTAAAGAAAATATTACCATATTATATATAGTATTATGTCGACTTGTAGCGTTCAAATGGGTGGTAGACGTAAGTCATCTCGCCGTAAAATGAAACATTCCAGTAAGCATTCTATACGTAATCGTCATAAGCACCGAGGTGGTGAAGGTGAAATGTCTCCCGCTCCAATGGAAGCCTCCGCTCCTGTAGTTGCACCCGCACCCGTACCTGCTCCTGAACCTGCTACTCCTAATTGGGAAGATAGAAAGCGTCAAATTGGAGAAACACATGGAAAAGTTATGGATGGATTATCTAGTGCTGGACAGTCTTTTGGAAACTTCACTTCTTCTATAGGTGACTCGGTAAAAGGATTTGGAAGTAATGTGCAAGATAAGTGGAACTCAATGTCTAACTCATCTTCTACACTGGCACCAGCATTAGCATCAGAAACATCGTCATCACCAGTTGCTACTGCAACAACACCTATGACTGGAGGTGCACGCAATCGTAAAAAGACAAAGACTGCAAGAAAACACAAACGCACACGTCGTAATAAACATCGTGCATCTAGACGCAAGCGTCATTAAATGATAGTTTAGAGATTATTCTACTTTTCAAATATAAAGTAGAATAATTTATTATTTATTTACGAGCTTTTTTGATAAGTATTTTATAAATAAAATAGATCACACCGAGAGCTAAAAGAACAAGATAAACTTGTATCCACATGTTACGAGGTAATGGAGTATCATTATCGTATCTTGTTTCTACAAATGATTCCCTGCAACGTCTTCCGGTAAGAGGGTTCTTTCTACCATTACCCCAATAACAAGGGTCCATTTCTTTTATATCAATATCTGCGACAAATCTTGTCTCTCTTCTACGAGCATCATTGTTATCTACAGTTTCCATAGTGAGTGATCTACATGCGGGTTGGCTTCCAGCACCAAATGCAGCAATAAACCCCATAGGATTTAATGCATTTAAGTTTTGCATCGTTCCAGGAACAAGACCCTTAAATGATGAAAAATTAGTTCCCATAGCACCTGATATAATAGGTATATTTCCGCTTGGCATATTGTTTATATAGATGTATCTAGGAACCACTTTTTTTGACGCGACATCTTTGCATGTTCCAGCAGTTTTTAAAAAAAACTTGTTACCTAATGGTCGTCCGGTTGTTGAACCAGGTCCAGTTCCTGTTACTAGAACTTCTACATAGTTAACTATACCCTTTATGTTTCTTGCTAATTGAGGGAATGACCCCTCTCCACCCATGCGCAATCCTCTTGGCGAGCGTATTTTTTTATAGTAAGGATACGTAGGTCCTAAAAATTGGCTCTCTGCCTTTCCAATACTATCTGTAACATTTTTAATATAATCCATTTGACTACCTGACATCTTCAATATATAATAGTTGAATACTCTATTATATATAGATATGAAAATATATACAAACAAATATAAATTACGATTTTGTTAACCATTCATTTTCTTGTTTAATTCTTTATTTACATTGGCTATCATTTTTTCCATATTGTCTACTTTCTCTTGTTGGCCCTTACTTCTCTTTTGAACAATCGTTAGTTTTTTACCAGTATTAGAAATCATAGAGGTTATTTGTTGTGTTGAGTTTCCTTGTTTATTTTTTGCAAATCCTTCTTTATCTGATAAAAAATTACCAAGAATACGATGAATAAAAACAACACGATATACGATAAAAGCAAATATAATTGACATGATGGTCCAAATAATATACTGATTATTAATATGATGGATTTTATCAAACTTCATAATATGTGATTGATATCTCGTACATTATAAAAAGAATTAAATAATACAGATAGGGTTATAATTAAGATGATGAAACATTATCAACTTGTTTATTTGAATTAATCGTTGTATTATTCAGTCCTTGTATTTGTTTTGATTTTTTATCTAATTCATCCACCTTTTTTACTAACGTATTGTATTGCTCATTCGTGCATATATTTCCTTTCATCTTTTGAAGCGTCTCTTCATGATTATACATTTGCATTTTTGGGTCATTATTTGTAGCACCTTCTTTTAAAGAACTCATACAATTAAAGTATACTAGTGCAATAATCACAGAAATTACACCAATAATATGTACCGTTCTTTTTGATAAATAAAACTTCTCTATTTTTGGCATACTTACTAATTATGTATCTAATATACGTGTACATAATTAGTTATTCATATCAGATTTTTCATTTTCAGATTGTAATTTATCTGCAATTGTATTTAACCGACCCTGAAGTGCATTTAGTTTTTTGGTTGAGCACTGATTTTTATAATAGTTATTTGTCTTTGCTGCATTTTTATAAGCCAAGCTTTGTTGTGTATCACTATATTTAGTGTTATTTTGAACACCTTCTCGTTTTATACTATTATTATAACTATTGTATAATAAGACGCTAATAAGAAATAATATAAATAGGTTACGTTTCCATATCTCTTGTTTAAACATTATATCTTGTATACTATATACTATATTACATCAAGATAAAATACAAATAATATACAGGTTATAACATATGAAACTTTTATATTATAGTATACTATATATGTCAAATATTCTTAGTGAACCTATACCAGTTACAAGTACTAACTTGCGACCATTTACAAACAATGACGTAACAAATGATATTTCTTATAAGCATGGTTTACCTCGTCCTATGAAACACTATAGACTTGGTATAATTAATGCTATTGATATTAATCTAGATTCTCCTGATGCAGCTTATTTAAAAACAAATGTAGATAGATATGTTCGCTCAAGTCGTTCTACCCCATTATTATCATTAACAATGGAAAGACCTGGTAGCACATTTACTTCAACAAGTAACGTAAATCTTGCGAGTGATTTGTCTAAAGATACTCGTATGGATGGTAAACTAAATGATTGTTGTCAAGCTACCAATGCATTAAAACGTGTTCGTGGTGCAAATACAAACCTTAGCAAAAATTATTACCAAACCTCACAACAACACAGACATGCTAGGTGCAACACTATTCAACAAAAAGGTTATCAGTTTTCCAACGGTGGAAATGGAAAGTATGTAGGTAATTGTTCTGCAAACAACCAATCATGTAATGAAGTTGTATATAAACCAAATAATACTCAATTTGCAACACAGGGTGCCGTTTCAAGTAGTTCTAGAACTTCTAGATTAACACTCAACACAGTAAGAACGGAAGTAAACGACTATAAAAATAAAGCAACTGCAGACAATTATGTAAATGCAGGTGGTTCGACTGTAACTCCTTTTATATTAAAGGCAAAAACTCAAGGAGTTAGTGATTGCAAACCTTCTAAGGTTTGTGCACAATTATAAACTAATAGTAGGAATATTATTTTTACTACACCATTGATAGCATTTAATGATAGAGTTCTTTTTAATATTTTCTATCTTTTCATCTTTGCCATACATCTTTAATAAAATAATGATATTTTCATTATGTTCAATATTTTTTTGACCAATGATAAGCGTAGACTCTTCAACCTTGTTTAAAAAATGATATGATATCTTATTTTTTAAAACAGATGTTATCATCGTTTGAGCTATGCCACCACTTACTTCATTTTTTATTTTTTGTTCTATTGTCGTAACAATATTGGTAATACGATTATATAACTCTTTACGACTATCCACACTGTAGTGCATATTGTTAATATCTTTACAAACCAAATAACGTTCGTGTGTGTGTTGTGTAATAGTTGGTTTTGTTATATAAACTATATTGTATATGTTGCTTAGCATATAAACAAACTCAATTACAGGAAGATATGTAATATCCCATATTTTTATAATACACGGCCGTGCCGTTGTTATAGAAATGCCAATAGTCTTTAACAAATAAACAATGTACTCATTTATATTTTTATCGTTGTGATATGTCTCGGGAGTATCAAAGAACTGAAATCCTTTATACTTATTATATACATCTTTGTTAGTAAACTCTATTTTATTGAAAATATCATTTATGTCATTATTATCTATAGTAATTAGTCCAGGAGGGCGATTATTTATATATTGAATACTATTCTGAAACATATCTGCATTATCACCTATATAAACAATATTAGAAGGTTCAACTATACCCGTATAGATAAATTCAAATGAATTTATCAGTTCATGAACGATAAAAAATATATTTTTTTTATCTATATCACATTCTAAGTTTACATATGATTTAACTTCATTTGAGACAATATCATGTAAAAAAGAATATGTATTGTTTATTTTATATAGACCATCTATTACGTTTTTATCAAGAATAGTTGTATAATATTCTAAAAACTTATTGACTTGTTCATATAATGACTTTATGTTTCGTATAAAACTATCTGATAAAGAATGTTTTTTCGTTTCTCCAACTTGAAGTTGAAACTCTATATTCATACATTTAGTTGGAATGTTATAATAATTCATAACGGGTAATATTGTTTAATTACAATTATTATTGTATATATTTATATCTCTTTGTATGTTTAAGCCATAACTCTTCTATAAAACTAGATGACTACAAGTATCATTAAAAATCATATTATTTCAGAATTCATAATATGATTATATTTTCATTATTTACTTTCACTACTTGTTTCCATCAATGTAATTGTTTGGTTTAATTTTTTAGGACGACGAATAACAGTTTTCTTTCCTGTTTTTGTTACAGTATCTGATTTTGACAAAGTTTTTTTCTTTTCACTTGTTTTTTCAGATTTTTCCTCTGTAATAACTTGTTTGTCAATCTCCTGTTTGATACTATCTTCTTCTATGTTATTTTTCTCGTTTCTAAGAACATTATCTACATTTACATTTGATATCTTTTTAAAGATAAAATATCGGTTATTGAAAGATATTGTCTTTTCATATGACTGCATCTTACTTGCTTGTCCATAATCATTTGTCATGCGAGGATTTTTCTTAAAATCATTATTCATACGATTATATAATGTTTCAAATGAAGCAGATCCAGATGGAAAACCCATATCTTCTGCATCACGGTCATTTACAACTTGGAAACCATAATTTATCATCATACGAGTAAAGTAATCAAAGTTGACCAAATATTCATCAATGTAATTATTAATAGATTCTTGAAAGACCTTGATTGTATACCCAAGACTAGACACGTTGTCTTCAAATGTATCTTCAGGAAACAACTTTTTAACACCCCATATCTTCTTATTTTTATGATAAAGTTCAACTTCTTGTCCCAAATCCTTATCTTTTAATAGATTAAATATTTTCGAACCATCATAACAAGCACCGATAAAGTGTCCTCCTATTTTGGTGCATTCTGCAATATTTGCGAGGAACCTGTGAAGAACATGTTTATCTTTAAAGAAGTAGTGAAGGGCAAACTGACAAGATGATATGTTAAATCCTTCCTCACCAATCGCATAGCTTTTCACCACGCCCTTTCCTAATTTTTCATCCCTTGCATTATTTCCAAATACAGATGCAGTTATCTGCTTACCTTTATCTGTCTCGATTGCTTGGCCACTACGAATATTATACTCACTATTTCCAATAACAAATAGGGCATTTGGAATATTCTTAGTTGTCTTTTTATAGTTAAGATATCTTGCGCATGCACCATCTAGTCTATTTTCAATATTGTCAGGCGATAAATCAATGCCAAATACAAATGATAATTTTGCTTTTATCCATTTCGGGAGGTCGCCTCCTTTTCCACATGCAAAGTCAATAAGAGTATCCTTTTTATCGGAAACACCATTGATAAGTTTTGACTTTACATATAAATTGTGAAAATCACGAAGGGAATATGTATAACTAACACCCTTAGTTTTTTTGTAATACACATCATCGTCACGCGTATCTTCGGGAATATTTTGCCCAGTTCTTATCATTTGAGCTGTAACAGGATAATGTATAGAATGCCAGTTACTGTTTGCAACATGGTAAGCATTTCCAAAGTTTTTAACTCCTCGTCTTAATTCAGATGTTTTGTCATATCTAACACGTAATGGAACCCAGTTCCATCCATTTTCACGAGAACTATCATAACTAAACTCAACAATAGTATTGTCTTCAATAACATCCTTTTCTTCTGTATACATTTTATTATCACCATTTGCATCTGGTGCTAACATAAGATTACAAATACCAGCATCTTCCTGATATGGATTTGTTGGAATAAACTGCATTGCATGATATCCTGTTGTGTTTTCTCCACGTTCGTCTCGATAAGATGGAATAGTATCATTTAATACATCTTGACATGGATTAATGTATCCATGAACCTTTTCATCAAACCCACACCTAAGTGTCAATACTTTATACTCTTTATATTGACTGCTTGTTGCAGCATTTACGCCTTGTTCAAACATAGTATTTACAACATCTTCGTCTCTATCATTTTTTACAGTGGTTACCATAAAATCAATAGTGTTAAACTCTGATGGCTTCCACTTAAATGAATGTTCCCACGTAATCTTTCTAAGAGGACCTGCTTCACCAATAATATTTGAACCAACACCAAGATTAGCTGGCGTAAAGATAAGACCATCGGTATTATACTCAAATAACCCATCATCAATACGTTTCAATATAGTAGAACATCCAGAGAATATCGAATATGTATCTGTTCCAACATGAAATGTTTTCACTGAGATACGAATAGGTGTGTTTGTATCTTTTACAACTGAATGTAGGTTTAAATTATTAACTACTTCATTCATAAGATTAAATCTACTCTTTTTATCATCCTTCTTTGAAGCTACATCCTTTATATTAGGTTCTGCAAATAGATGTGAACGAACGTCTATCTTGTTAATAAAATATACATCAAATACTGCATATAAATTAATATATTTACCATTCTTATCGTGAAGAATTATTTCACCATCAAGAAGAGTATTGAAATATTTTTCATTACTAGTCTTTGCACCTGTAAATAACAACTTCATATTTGTATTTATCAAATATGCATGTCCAGTGTGTGTAATAAACATGATACGACGTTCACCATCTGCTTTATCGGTAACAGTATATCCAGTACGAATATTTGGTTCAGTATTTTCTTCATCCACCTCTTGGATATGAGATAGTTGTAATGTATATGAAGAAGGTCCAACAAAATGCTTTGATTCTAGATTATACTCAGGGTCTTGCTGAATAAGTTTAAGATATTGTGACTTAATATTGTTGTATTCACTTTTTGAAACAGGAAACTTTGTCTCTTGAAGTCCCATCATAACAAACTTTGCAACTTTCTTTAAACTTTCCATAACTGCTTTAATATCAGTGTATTTTGTGTTTGGCCCGATCATAGAATTATCCACCTCAATCTCTATCTCATAATTTTCATTAGCATAAAACACATTTGACTCAGTTGTAGTATAGGTTCTTTCCATACCTCCTCGAATAATTTTTGAAGACTTTACAATACTAATATCGACCTTCACAGGATAGTCTTCGTGAGTAAGTGTGATACGATTTAAATAACGAAATGTTTTCTTACTTTTATTCCAGTTATCTACCGTGCTTTTTACAAGACCTGTTCTGGAGATAGTATTGAACGTTTCTTCTACATTGTATGATGCACGAAAATCAAAATCTCGGAAATCAACCGATTCAATAAAACCTTCCTTTCCTTCATTTTCTTTACTAGAAGGTGCCTTGTATTTTTTTTGCATACTAACACTTCTACTGTACAAAGGGTCGTTTAATAGTTTAACAATGTCATTAGTTTTACAATATTCTTGAACTGCTGAAAATCCACTAACCTCCGTACGAATATTTGACATCTTATGGCGTGCACTTGTAGCGTCTAAATATTCGTTATTAATTCTTAACATATATTCGCCCCTCATATTTTTGCTTGTAAATCCAAGTGACAATAACTGTTTTAATACATTGTCATAATCAGTTCGTGTAACGCGTGGAGAATTTCGCATAGTTGAAAACTTTATTTCCAGCTCATGTTGCTTTCCCATAACAGGAACATATGGGGTTTCGTTCCAGAAGCTAATACACATCTTATCAAGTTCACCTTGAGATTTTTTTGTATCTTCTTTTGCATCCTTGATACTGGTTATATGCATACCATGTTGACGTTTATTATGTTGTTTTTGTCTACCATAGTTATTATTTCTACTCATACTCATTGTATATATATAGTTGTTATATTTATATAATGAATAAATACATTACAAATATGTTCAATTTACAAATTATTTTGTAAATAACTCATTCTAAACTTGAAATCTAAAGTGTATCAATAAGAAGTTGATAAAGTTGTGGTTTGGTTTTGTTTGATATAATATCTTCTTCAATCTGTACTTGTTTACAAATATCTTTTAGTTCGCCTACTTTATATGATGATGCACATTTTAAAGGAGACGACAATGAATATGATGAATAATAAGTCTCGCGATATTTATCTATCTTTTCTTGTGTCATATTTAACTCATAACCATACTTCAAGGATGGCGTATCAATGCGATGAACTACAGTAGGTAAGTTGTTATCGTCTGGGTCACAATTAAGTTCGTAATATTTTTGTTTATGAATATACATAATATTCATATTATGTGTTATACAAAGTGCAAAAAATGTTTTTATGTCTATCTTCTTACTATTAACAAGGTCGTCTTCAACAGTATCTTTCAAACCCTTAATTTTATAAGTTGATAATTGTTTTTTATTCATTCTTAAAATATCAATACATTTCATCTTTTCTTCTTTTTCTGTTAAAAACTTTGATGTATCAATTATTTCGTACTTTGTATCTCCATTTTGAAGAAGATAAAAAAGCCAGAATAATTGGTCACTTTCTTTTGGGAAGAAAAATCGTTCTTTCTGACGGCTCATCATAGACTGGTCTTTCTTAACATATTCCCATTGTTGTGGATTTGTATTTTTTTCTTTTTTGTCTTCCTTTATTCTATGTGAAACACACCTATTCAATAACTCATCCATACCTGTAATAACTTCTGAAGTCAGCATATAATGATTCATACCTAAGATTAAATCATTATATCTTTTACTACTTTGTGTAGTATATTGTCTATTTTGAAACACTTTGGTCGTCATAACTATTTCTTATACTATCTGTACACGCATGCAGTCTTTAATATGATTTGTTAATATACTTTGTCTGTATATCTTGCTGTAGTTCTTCCATATCGGTCAACTTCTTTTCCTGATTTGATACATATTCTATAAACTCTTCGAGCTCTTTCAGAACATTGTTTTCTACGTCAGTGACATTGATATGAATGCCATATTTATTTTCGTTAATCATATCTTTATTATGCTTATGAAAAATGCGCACTGCTTCAACCTGATTGATTTTACTCATTTCTTCTAATTTTTGACACAACTCTTTCAACTCATCTGGTGTATATGTATTTATATTTACATCATATACATCATTTGTTGTCGTATTCATTGCGGTTGACATATCTGGATACACATATTACTATTTTTCTAAGTTATTATGTTATTATTTATCAAACAAATAATTAGTGAATAAAAATACATATTTACAACATTTTTATAAGTATATATTTAATTAGAATGGATTTCTGCAATAACAGATATTTGCGTGTCATATAACTCAAATCTACAACCAATTACTTTTACTGTAATATTATCACCTTCTTTAATACTATTAAACTCGTCACTATCGTAATAATGGTCTCTTGCAATAAAGATAACAACCGGAGATGGTGTTTCTTTTGCATGTGCTCGAATACCAGCTTTTGTTATATTAGATGCGATACATTGAATAAACATGCCTTCAACCGGTGTGCATATTTCACAATTAAATACAACTTGAAATGAAACTATATTACCGGTCATCTTACCAGCGGAATAGGATATTATGTTAGTTGTTCCTGGTTTAATATAACCTTCTACACTACACTTTCCCTCATATTTTGTTTTAATAACAGTATCAAATGTTTGCATAATATTTTTTCCAACACTAACTACTGGTAAATCTATTTGACGCGTAATCACACTACGGGTATACAAAACATTATCATTCTTTTGAATAACTTTTGACCTCTTTGATTTTGTCTTTTTTTGTGATACAACAGTCGCCATAGATACTAACAAGTTGTCTACTATAATGTGTATAGTTTATTTATTTTATTTTCATTCAATTTATATTATTTTGTATTGACTAACTTTTGAACACACTTATTTAGTTCAACTATAAATTCTCCCTTTGATATTGATTTTGGTCCAACTGTATTATTAAACTCATACGCTACGCTGTTCATATATTCTACAATTTCATTTATTTTTTCAATAAGAGTTTCGTTTGTTATTTTAATAAAATAGTGCGATTGTTCGCTTTTATCATGTATGCTAATATCAACTTTTCCAGCAAAAACACCTACACGTCGAAGTGATAACATAGGTTCCTTTTCTTTTTTAACAAAAACATATCCATTAGGCGGTGGAACTTCAGGTATTTTTCTATTAAATGATTTACGTTCCCATATTTGAAATATACATGGACTATCATGATCTTCGCCATTCACCGTAAATGATTTTTCAGGCAAATCGCATTCATATAATAAATGAAATGATAATGGAAATGCTTTCCGCATACTATCTTTTTTAAAGCTCTTAGGAAGGATAAAGGATATTGTCTTAGAAAAAGTAGAAGCATGTTTGATAAACTTAATGGCGAGAGAAGATTGACGACCAAACGGAGGATTACCAATAGTATGTATCGTCATTTCATTTACATCTTTCCCAGGGCAGATATTATCTGGTGAAACTTCTAAAAAATCTTTTTTTACTACAATATCACTGTCTGGGAATATGTCAAACATTCGAATATTATTACAAAGTGTCGATATTGCATTATAAAAAACTCCACTACCAGCACTCGGTTCAATAACAATATCCATTGTCTTACGTATTTTTAAATATTTTTTTACCATATCAATGCACACATCAACAATATCTCTCTTGGTATAATACTTATCAATTGGATTTCTAGACAAACCAGTTGTCTGAATATGAATATCTTGTCCTTCTAAAAAGTCACTCTCTTCCAATTTTTCTGTCATAAATACAAATATACATAAATAGGTTATTTGTATTTTACTGTCTGTACGTATATAATATTTATACAACATTCAATATATGGTGTAACATGACATGTTGTTCGTATGTAAAAAACCAATGTTTATTACCTTTTAAATTATTCTCATAGTAACGAGATATAAACTCTGCAAATATACAAACTTCTTTCATGCTAAAGTCTTTTTCACCACCTTTAAGGTCATTCATTACAGTTTCAATATTATCATCAGGTGTATCTTTATCAAATGACTGAGAAATAATATTTTTAAGAATGTCTGTTTTCTTTTTCTTTGTAGCAATATCGTTACACTTTGAACCAGTGCTTCGCTTATGTGACATTTCTTTTATTTTATAATCAGCAATATTTGCGTTTGTCTTACCATAAGACATAAAACTGAATATGGAATGTATATTATCTTTTACACTTGGTATCCATGTATCATTAATATAGTTTTTTATATCTTCCCTATCTTGATATTCTGCTAATTTCCATGTATCATTATAACTTACATAATAAATACCATTATCAAGTGTTGATTTAACATTAGGATCAAAGAATATATAAACTGAAAAATCAGAACCAGATGAATTAGTAAATGTATATTTTTTATTATCAAAATATTTGCGTATTCGCATTACAAATAGATGTTCTTTTTCTTCTCCCAGACTAAAATCAGGATTGCTTTGTAAGTATAAAAATAATGACATCTTATCTTTTACTGAAATATTATCCATCAAATGTTCGACAAGGACTTGATACATTGCTGTGTCTTTACTTTCTTCGTTCTCAATTGATGACATAATACTTGAGTTTTTCATTTTATTCATTGTTACTCCGACATGTTTATATAAAGTATCTCGTGGTTTTAGTGTTTCTGGTTTGGTATAATATTGAACTGCAGTCGAGTACTGGTCATACATATCTTTTACGATTTTTGTTACTTTGTCTAAGTTGTCTTCTGGTTTGTCAGAAACAACATTTTTTATACTATTTTTGTTAGATGGCATTTGTGAACGAATAAGGTCATCTTTCATAACACTGGGTATTTCCATACGTATTTTTATCTTATCATTTTTGTGCTGGATTGGAACACTTCTTTCAAAGACCGTTATTTCAGGATTAATTAATTCAACCGGTTGAAAGAGATAATAGTCTCCTATATTTATTAAACGACCACTTCTTCCATAAGTATCCATTAAATATTCTCCCTCGTTCTCTATCATACTATTTAATGCACTGTAAATCTGTGATAACGGATAGGCTTTGGGATAATTAATTTGACTAATTAAATCATCTTTTAGATAGAAATATTTTTGTTTAAACAGTTGTTTAATTTTACTAATAATCTTCTGACTATTTGCCATAATAAACTTTTCATCATATGTCACGTTATTAACTTTTATTTCATCTAGACTATTTACATTCATTGTATTTGCACATTTATACATACCGTCTTTCATAAAATCAGTTACCATACTAAAGTTCTTATCGCCAACTGCATAATTTTCTAAAACATCGCCGTTTGACAAAACTTGACGAACCTTTTGATTTATAGTATTTTCATCAAAGTTTGCTTGAGATTGGTTAAGAAAGCAATCAACAGATACCTCTTTCAATAGACGATTTACATTACCTATTTGGATTGCTTTGAACTCTGCACTTCTATATACAGAAACATCAGCAGCCTCCCTATCTGTATCCATTAAACGAGTACCATACATAAATATCATGACATTTCTTTCGCTATATGATAATAACTTATGACTGTTGTTACGAACAGCCCTGCCAATAATTTGTTCAATACGGCTCATATTATACCATGGTTCTAGTATATGAACCTGTCGAATAAACTTTAAATCAACGCCTTCTGACCCAGCCATTGATATCAAAATGACTTTCACCATTTTTCCGTCTTTATTTTCATCATTTGTTGATGCAAGGATCTCACTAATATTACTTGGCGATAATCTTTTATCTCCTGTAATCATGGCATATCTTGCAGAAGATGATTTATTACCTTCCGCTTTCATGGACTGCATTGTCTTATATTCAACAGGTTCGCTAGGCGGTGTTTTAAATAAGGATTTTCTTTTCTCTCCATAACGAGTTATGCCCATTGCTTCAAGAGCAAGAGCCATTGGAATAAGTCCTCCATCTAAGAACTGTGAATAAATTAACACTACCCCTTTTGATTTTGCAATCATATCACAAATATTCTTCATTTTACTACTGTATCGCCCAATTTTCTCTCTAGATAAAAAGTTTGCATGTTCTCCAGATTGAACCCAATCTTTATAAACAAAATCGCCTTTCTTCATATTATCCGAGCTTCTATCATCAATATAATCCATTGTAGACTGTAACCCTTGATGTCCAATTGTTTGTTTAATTGCAATATTTCCTCTCCCTATAGCGTCTTCAACAGATACATCACCTAAATCAGATGTATTTACAGGAAAAGAAATATTTAAGCATTGAATTGGTTCTTGAAGTTTGGTATAACTTAAACGATTTTCGGCGTCGTTTGCTTTTTCATCCTTTTTTAATTCGCTATCATGAGAAATCATAATACCATTGTATACCATTCTTTGGTAATCACCAATATCCGTTACAAAGATGGTTTTTGTTATTGTATCTACACTATTTTCAATAAATTTTCCACCAAGAATATTTTCAGAAGGAATAGAAATATTATTAAATGTTTTATCAGGTGCAAATGTATCGGGATATATTCTGTATGGAAATGTGTAGGGATTTTCACCTCTTACAAATGATACATAACCTGTGGCCTTGCGAATAAGAATATCACGTCCTGATTCATACTCTCCCTTTTTCATTTTTCTAAAATTTCCTTGTGCATCAAATACATCACCTACTTTTATTAAACCCCTTCTATCATTCATATTCATAATGTTAATTAACCATATAATCTCCTTGTAGTTATTAAACATTGGAGTTCCAGACAAAAATAATAATCTCATGTTTGATGCACTTTTTACTAAAAATGTAAGAGCATTTGCTATTCTCTTATTTTCGTTCTCATCGGAACTACGAATATTATGAACCTCATCTATACAAATAAGACGATTATCAAACTCTAACTTTAAGTTGCGTTTCATACGAGTAAACTGTTCCTCTGTAGACCATTTCTTAAAATCAACATTAGCGGTTTGTTTACGCTCTATATAGTTTGAAAATTCTCTATAACCCACAAACTCGTAATATGTATTAATTATTTTATTTACTTTTTGAATTATTTTTTCTTTTGAAATATTTTTGGTATGAGTAGGATTTATTTCATTAATTAACTTACCACCTACACAATTATTAATTGTCCATTCTCCATTTACCATTTTTAATAATTGTTCATTAAACAATTGAATGCGGAAGTTTTCTTGCACTGTTGGCGAAGCAACAATAATAATCTTTGTTGTTTGATTAGATTGTCGTAGGTAGTCTCGATATTCCTCACATATTCCAATAGCGGAACATGTTTTTCCAGTTCCGAGACCATGAAATAATAACAAACTGTTATATGGAGTTTGTAATGAAAGAAAGTTTTTTACAAACATTTGATGTGGACTAAGCTCAAACTCCATATTTGCCAATATATTGGCTCTCTCTTCAACATCATGTATAGTTCCATCATACTGTGTTTCATTAAACTCTTGTTTTGCTGCTATTTTAAGAGAGAAATTGGGGTCATTTAATGTTGGATACAAAGCGTCGTTATCAACAATATTGTTTCTTTCTTGAAATTCAGTTCTCAAGAGAAACTTATTACATGTATGTCCGGAATCATATACATTTTTGTCAAAATCACAGTCTGGTCCATTTTGTCGTTTATCTTCAGCCATGATTGTTTACTTACTATATATTACGAATAAAAACTATACCTTTTTAACATTTTATCTACATTTTCAAGTATAGTCTTTTTTTCTAAATTATAAGGTCTTATGTGTTGCATACACTTATCAAGAGTTAACCATTCCATTTTACTAACTTCAGTTCGTTGTATTTTATCCAATGCTATATCATTGCACGATGTATATGCCAGATAAAACTTATGTTTATAAGATTTAAAATTAGATCCTACAAAATATTCTTCATATGGAATTACATTTTCTATTATTTGGATGTTTCGTTTGGATATTCCAGTCTCTTCTTCAAACTCGCGGAATGCACATTCCATATCATTCTCTTTGTAATTTCGTCGTCCCTTAGGAAATTCCCATTCTTGTTCTTGCCATGATGTAGTACTTCTATCAACAAGATCTTTTAATGTTACTACCTTATCATTTACTAGTATACCATTAGTTAATGTTTCAAACTTCTTAGATGAAGATATTTCCTCAGATTTGTACATTAATGTGCTATTAACACCCCATAGTTCCCTCCATAAGACATCAAATGTGTTATTAATAATTCTTTGTTTTTCAACAAGACACATTTCATCAATTGACTTTTGTATTTGATAAATGTTAGACAATGAATATTTTCCACGAATAAAATCAATATAACCAAACGAGTCTTTGCGACGTATCAATAGATATTCTGGAATGTTTTCAGTAAAGCGAAAAAGTAGTATTCCATAGCTTGTAATTGGAAGTTTGCATTGATAAAATAAATGACCTATTTTACCACAGTTACTACACGTTGTTGTTTGGTTAGAGTATTCATCTGACGAAAAATTAAAAAATGTAGGGGTATCTAGTGCATCATTGTCATTATCAGAACCATACGTAGCAGTATTTGACATTAAGAATATATATTATTTCGTATTAGGAGTAGCCTTTTATTGACACTGTATATATGTTTAAACGTAAATCTTATTATATTAATACAATGTAATGAAGTTAGACCCTAATATATGGGGACCACATTATTGGTTCTTTTTACACACAACAGCATTAAGTTATCCTATAAAACCAAATGATACTATACGAAAAAAGTTTTATGAATTTATCCATAATTTCCCCCTTTTTATACCATCTCCAAAAATATCATCTTCTTTTAGTGATTTACTAGAACAATACCCTGTTTCCCCTTATTTAGACAGTAAAGATTCGCTAGTTAGATGGACACATTTTATTCATAATAAAATAAATAAAAAGCTAGAAAAAGATGAAATCTCGTTAAGTAAGTTTTATACAGACTATTATAAACAATACGAAACAGTAACTGAAAAACAAGTTGAATATGTAAAGACTAAACGTCATATTGCTTATGCAGTTATTGTTATCATTATTTCTATTGTTATATACTTATTTACGCGTTCGGATATATAGATACATACAATAATATTATATGTATCTATTGTAAGGTAAAGTTATGGATAAAAAGAATATGAATGGTGGTTATGTTATTGGTTCGGGTGGTTTTGGTTGCGTATTTCAACCTTCATTACAGTGTAAAACACCCGATACTAACGATAAATACACTGGAAAGAAAATTACAAAACTTATGATGAAAGAACATGCAGATGAAGAATATGACATTATTACTGATTTTCAATCTAAACTACGTAGTATAAAAAATTATGGCGACTATTTTCTTTTACAAAACATATCGAAATGTGATGAATTAAAAGACTTAACAAAACGCGATTTAAAAGGATATTCAAATAAATGTAAACCACTTATTAAAAATAATATAACAAAACGTAACATTAATGGTTCGTTAGAAAAATTATCTGCGATTACCATGCCATATGGAGGTGTAGAATTAAATGATTTTTTCATGGAAGAGATGAATAATTACCCTAAGATGAAAGATATTTTTTTGAAATTAGCACGTATTGTAAAACACGGTGTGGAACCAATGAATAAACGCCATGTATACCACGGAGACATAAAAGCTGCAAATATACTTGTTGATAAGGAGAACGTACGCATTATTGATTGGGGATTAGCGTTTCATCATGAAAAAAATGATAAACATATCCACGATGATGCAACTGGGAGACCATTTCAGTTTAATGTCCCTCCAACATGTGTTATATTAAATGATAAGTTCGTAAAAAAATATGATGACTATTTAACTAAAAATCCAAAACCAACTCTTAAAGAAGTTACTACATTTGTTACATCTTATCTTGATTATTGGAATGAATATAGGGGAACGGGTTCACTTAGTCTTATGAATTACATTTATGAAGGTATTCTAGACAAAAAGAACGTGACTTTGGAACAATCAGATTATGTTGGCGATGACATAAAAATGTACATCACAAATGTTGTTCATACTTATACAAAAAATGGGTGGTTTGACCTAGAAAACTACTATCATGATGTATATTTGAAAAATATGGATTTATGGGGTATTGTTATTTCGTGTATTATGGTTCTTGAAATATTGTTTCAAAATAAAAAAACATTAAATGCGGTTGAACATATGGTGTTGTATGATTTATCCGAATTATATTTATATATTATTGAACATGATGCAAAACCAATGAATGCAAAATATCTATATAAACATTTGAAACAACTATCTGAACTATATGATTCTTTTGATGATATGAATATTATTGACGCAACTACCATAAAAGGGACAAAAATAAAGTCTAGTCGTTCTAAGATAAATAATAAATATAAGCGTAGACATACCAAGAAACATAAAAAGTCTTCAAAAAGTAAAACAAAGTCCTCTTCTAGTAAAAAACACACTAGAAAACTTGGGGCTAAATATTTTTAATATCGTTACAATATATGAGGATTGAATTAGTCATTATACTTGTTACTGCATTTTTAATTTATAATACATATCACGATGGGAAATATACATCCATGCTGTATAAAAATAAAAAAAATATGCAAATAGCATTTTATGCTATTATCGGAGTTTCTCTCTTTCTTCTTATGGGGAAAAATCCTTCTAGAGGTCGCCAGTTACTTTTTCATGCAAATGAAGCAGTTAAGTATATGCCTCTAGATAAACAATCATCCCGTATTTTGTCACCCATACTTGATTTTACTGTAAGAGACAATAATGAGTTTAGTTTTATGGGAAATGTAAACTCAAATAACCAACAATCACAACAAAGTCTTGAAAAAAGAATATTGTCGTCTGGAAAAACAATGAAAGGTGGAAGTGGAAATGCGAAATCAACAAAACGTTCAGTAAGTGAAACTAAGAAAAAATATGTGGCATCTATGCAGGACTGGAAGTGTGGCGATTGTCGTCAAAAACTAAACGCATGGTTTGAAGTTGATCATAAAACTAGACTAGAATATGGTGGTGGCAACGAAGTAGATAATTTAGTTGCATTATGTAGAAACTGTCATGGAAAAAAAACTGCTTTTGAAAATATGTAAATATAACTGTAATATCTATTAACCTAATAAATTCACATTCGTATATCATATACATTTTAATGTAGTTGTATATTATATGGAAGACCCAGATAATACAAATAATATAGCTCCTGTAACAGGGAACAATCCAGATACTAATGCTGGAAATGATGGAAAGGAAAGTATTCTTGTGAATACAATAAATAAGTTATCTACTGTACCCGTGTATGTTTTTGTTATATCTATCATTGTTTTGCTTACACTTTGCATGGGATTGGTTTTATTCAGTGGACCAAAAGGTGTTAATATGAACTGGCTTTCTTCCATCGCAGGGTGGAACATTGACGTTTCTCTTTTATCTGTAATAGGACTTACAATATTGTTAATTGCAATTGTTACTATTGTTATGTTGTTGTATGCAAAAACACTGGCATCAATAAAAGAGATACTCGGGAAATTAATTTGGTTATTTGCTCTTATGCTATTTATTGGTGTTTTAGTATGGTTAGCTATCTATATAAAACCAAAGGTTCTTGACAAATATAAGTATCTACTTCTTATTATTGTATCTCTTGTTGGCTCTAATCTTTTCTATAGAGCATTGCAACCAAGTGATGAAGAAAAGTTTCGACCTAATCTACAAGTTGAAAAAATACGTTTTACTCTTGTCTACTTTGCATTTGTAGTTGTAGTATGTATACTATTTTTTACAGATATAGGAGGTGTTAGAACTAAAATCCTCGGCCAGTCTTTTATTTTTACAATGGTTTTATTAGTGCTTGGATTAATTTATATTTTAAACTTACTAAGCTTCCCTATTGCATCAAAACCAACTGATAAAGCAAACTCTATAATTGGAGGATTTACAACATTTGGAATTATTCACGCAATCTTATTTGTAATAACCGTCGGCTGTTTTTTTGCAGGTATATACGGGAATAAAGAGAAGTTCTTAGACAAATCAGGCAACTTTAGTTTTAAAAATCAAAACTTTTCATTTGTAAGCATTACATTCGCAATAGTTGTCCTTTTATGGATTTCTTTTTTCCTAGTAAGATCAACAAAAAGTCCCGTGGATAATTTAACAGGACCAGAACAAAAAAGACTAAACAATGTAGCTAATATTACGCAACAAGCAGTAAATGTTGTTCTTGGAATAGCATTACTTGGTGTTATTATTGGTTGGTCAATAACCCTTGCAGAAAACTATAAAAATGGAGGCTCAACAGCCACATTAATTGTAAATATTTTTACAATTTTAACTGTTGTCTATTTTGCATACAAGTTCTTTGCAAATACAACGCAATTTCAAAAATCACCATACTATAAATTAGTTGTAAATACTATATTTTACATACCATGTCTTTTCTATGAAATAATTGCCTGGTTGTTTTCAAAATTAGGTATACAATTACCACCACTTGACCAACTTATATCTGGAGTAAAGGGAACAAATATTGGAAATAAGAATGATCTTATCATGCTAGCAGTAATTGTTTTGTTAAACATTACATATTTCTTTATATTACCTTATTCAGTAAATAAAATCGCAAAACAAGGAGGAAATGTTCTACAATTAGAACCAATTAGCTTATCCCAAGAAACACCTCTAGGTAATTACTTAAAGTTAAACGGGTTTGAAGAAAAATTACGACCTGTTGCAGAAGTCAATCAAAAGCACAATTATAGATATGCGATTTCTTTCTGGGTGTTCTTAGACTCCAACCAAGGAACAAATATTGATAAGTATTATACGCTAATGAACTATGAAGAAGTACCTCATGTAAAATGGTGTCCAAAGAACTCCGAACTACTTATTACTGTAAGGTCGCCTACAAATATTGTAGGCAATGACATTAAGTTTCCTGAAGGACGGGATACCGAAGGTAATACGATACTCTATAGACAAAAACAGTTCAAGACACAGAGATGGAATAACATTATACTCAACTTTGATGGTGGAACATTTGATATATTTATTAACGGAGATTTAATAAAAACAAAAAAACAGGTTGCACCTGAAGTGACTTATGGGCAATTAATATGTGGTTCTCCAATGTTAAAAGGATTAATTTGTAATATCATTTATTTTGATTTTACACTTACCATGACAAAAGTTCACTATTTATATAATTTAGTCAAATCAAGAAATCCCCCCATTCCAGTGAATAGTAGTCTTGGAAGCACTGAAGAGGTTGTCCGTAAAGCACTTGGAGATGACGGAAAAACAGTTATACCAATTGAGATTGACTTTGACATCTTTGATGACATCGCTCTTGACACCCCAGTCAAAGACGTCGACAAGATTACAACATCTCTATTTAAAAATTATTTGTCTCTTGGATGGTACTTTAAACATAATAAAGACGAAGGAAATGCTTATACATCTGGTTATGAGAAATCCCCCGATTGTGATAAATCTATAACAAAAGCACATAATTATTCGCCACAAACTTCTCAAGCCGATATGGATGAACAAAAAGAGAAAATGAAAAAGGTTATGAAGGGTATAAAATGATACAACTGAATAGTAGTTAATTTACAAAAATAATTTATAGAAGCAAATAACATAATATAATATTTTGATAGTATATATCATATTATGGACATTACTGGTGTTTTAGTTTTAATCTTAGTCATCTTACTTTTATACGTTCTTGTAAAATACGTAATGGCAGGATCCCAAGTTCAGACTGGCGTAGAAAGTGCCCTAACTCAACAAACTATTAAGGCAACTTCTATTTCAACCAGTAGTGTTGCTTCTGCCAACTTTTCTCATTGCATATGGTTTTATATTGACGATTGGAACTATAATTATGGAACATTTAAACCACTTTTGGTTCGCGCCCCATCTTCAACTGCAAACCAGGACCTTGTTCCTGGCCTTAAGGCATCCAATGTATGCCCTGCCGTTGTTCTTGGTGCACAAAACAATGATATGGACATCTATCAGACATTGTTTGACACAGGTTCTGCATCTAACTCTGCAAATACTATAGTCATTGACAATATTAAGTATAACAAATGTCATGTAAGCAATATCCCTATTCAGAAATGGGTATGCTTTATTGTTAGTTATTATGGACGAACTTGTGATGTATACCTTGATGGAAAACTTATTAAGACGTGCATTATGGATGGAACTGCCAAGGTCGACAAGGATGCTGATATGTTCATTACACCTGGTATTGAAGCCGGAAAAGGTTCATTTAAGGGATGGACATCCAATTACCAATTCTTTTCTAGCGCAATGAACCCTCAACAAGCATACGATTTGTATAAGAAGGGTTTCGGAGGAAACTGGTTGTCCAGTCTATTGAACATGCAAGTTACTGTAAGTGTTTCCAAGAATGGAAAGGTAGAAAAGGAATATACTTTTTAAATTATAAATATTTAGTGGTAGTTAACATAGAAAACATAAAAATAAATATATAGCATAATATAATATTATCGTTATACTATATATACATGTTGACAGATAATACATCAGGCAGTGTCCCAAATAGCATAAAGGATTTTGCATCTGCAAACTCTCTTGTTTCAAAGTTTGCGTTTATTCTACTTGTTTTACTAGTTTTTTCAATCATACTTCGTTTGTCAATTGGTCTTATTTCCGCATATTTTACTCCAACTGGTTCCCCCAAATTATTTAAAGGAATGATACCAGGAAATAACACTATCACATTTGACCAAACACCAGGTGGTAAAAATCAGACCATTCTTCGTTCAAATAATCAACGAGGAGGTATCGAGTTTACTTGGAGCATATGGACATTCCTTCAAGATGATATTCAAGCAACTCAATATCGTCATATTTTCTCCAAGGGAAATCCTGAACAGTATGCACGTAGATATACTGAAGGTTCTCCTAACCCTCCACAGAACGGAATTATGGGACCCAATAATGCTCCTGGGTTATATGTTGCTCCTGGAAGAAATGCATTGTTATTGGTAATGAATACATTTGAAAACATTGATGAAGAGGTTGAAATCGATAATATGCCTATGAATAAATGGGTAAATGTAATTATTCGTGTAAAAGATAAGAACCTAGACATATTCATTAACGGTATTATTACCAAGAATATGCAGTTCACTAATCCTCCTCGTCAAAACTATGAAAATGTTCAATTACACTTGAATGGAGGATATAAAGGGTATACCTCAAATCTTTGGTATTATAACTATGCTCTAGGAACAAATGCAATTAACTCAATTGTTTACTGGGGACCTGATACCAAGCTTGCTGTCAATAATGGGTTGAACGATACCGACCCAGACTACTTATCCAGTAAATGGTATTTCGGCGGTCAGGGAGATATGTTTAACCCAACATCAAGTCAACAACAGTATTAAATGCTATAAAATAACATAATCATACATAATACAATTAAAGTATTCTTTATGATTAAATATATTGAAATATTTACGTGATATATATTATGGAAGACCTTATACAATTAACAGAACCACAAGGGAATAATAATTTATTGATTTCTGAGTTTGATATTAGTGGTGGAGAATATTATAGAGACTATAGTTTCATAGATAGACCATTTTCATTAGAGTTAAATAAGATTGAACAAGAAAAACGAAAACAAGACATTTTAAATTATACAAGTCGTACCCCAATTATAACAAAAAATCAACAGTATGCTAATAAAGCACGAGGAATATCACAACATCGTAAAAAAACCTTTGCTACACAATCTCTAAATAAAAAAACAAATCCAAACTCAAACAATCTCATACGTGTAGATAAAAATAAAATGATTATAAATGAAAGTCCTTACACTGAAGTTCCTTATATAAAAACATCTATTCCTTATAATCATGATATAAGGAATAACGTTTATACTGATGGAAATATGATTTCCACAAGACAATCTAATTCAGTAATGAAATATATAAAAATGCCAAGAGTAGAAAATCGTCCACTTCCTGCAGAAGATAGTATCCTAGAAGGAGGTATCCTTTACGCAGGAACAAAGTTTATTCCAGATGTTACAGAGAGAGATGATTACAGCCCTAGTCTATATAAACTTTCTGAAAAAGCTATTGTAGAAAGTCATTTTGCAGAATATTTTCAAATGAATGTAGAAAAAACATATACTGAGGAAGAATTATTGGAAATAACAGGTAAAACAATGACAGAACTTTATCCATTCCTTCCCAGTTGGGAAAGAGATTATGTAAAGAATGGTGTTAGATGGAACCCTGAAAATGGTGGTAATATGGGTGCGATACTTTATCGAAATCCTTACGACGACACGACTCTTGGTGAATTTATTCCATCCATGTATAATCGTGATAGCAACTATCAATATAATAAGTTTGATAATACATATATACCAATGGTAACAAGCATAATTTTCATTCGCCCAAAGACGATAAAAGAAGGGTGGTCTGAATTACAGCCCATTACTCTTAAGAAATACAACGCTATAATAGATAAGGATATCAACAATTAAATATCCATAATAATTAACAATAAAAATCTATGTATAATATTTTTATTGTTACCAATCAAATTATTCATTGTTTATTGCCATACATTTTTGTTTTGTATCAAAAATGTCACCTGACATACATTTTGTTGATTCATTAATAGACGCACAGCTTCTTGTTCCATCATACTCGCCAATATAACAATAACCAATACTACTTTCAGATGTACTTTTTGATTTTGTTTCATTTGGTTCAGGACCAGAATAATCTACTTCTTGGGTAGAGCGTGTATCAGGTTCTGTATCTTGTGCAGTTTTCATGTTTGTTTTATTAATTTTGGTCTCGAGTTTATTTTGAGGCTTGTCATCACTATCTTCAACATCTCCTGCATTTGTTGCAGATGTTTGATTAATCTTATTGCTGGTATTTTGACTAACCTGACTGCCTTTTACAACTTTGTCTGGTATAGAAGCAGCAGATTTCACTGTTTCTCCTGCCACTTCAACTGCACCCTTTCCACCCATTTCAGTGCTATTCATTAAGTTATTAAAAAATGTAGATATACCACTAGTTACAGAAGTAACTGCATTAAATACCTCTTCACCAAAAAGCATTTTACCTGTCATATAATAAGAAATACCGTTAATAGAAATAATTACCACCAATGCTCCTAATAATAGCCATATAACGAATGAACTTCCAAAAAATCCATCATCACTTCCAGATGATGTTCCGCTAAGACTAGAACTAGAAGGTGAACTCTCAAAAGATGATGTTCCAGTAAGACTAGAACTAGAAGGTGAACTCCCAAAAGACGACGTTCCGCTAAGACTAGGGCTAGAAGACGCTACATTTCCTGTAATTGAAGAAGAACTAGAAGATAAGGTTGGTTGTGTCGAGATGCTTGTATCGTTCATTAATTACGTACTATATAAATTCTATTAGATTATTATTGTTTGAACACACCCGCACTATTTAACTATAATTATATTCTAGGTATAAAATCTATACCAAATAACTCTTTGTCTATTGACACTTTATCAGATGATTTATTATCTGTATTAACTGTATTTTTTTTTGATTTATTACTATTTTTAGTATCTACTATTTTATTTTCAGATTCACAGAAAATACCAAACATTGCATCCGTTGAAACTTGGCTTGCCATTGTAACATGATTATTTTCCATACCACCACTCTGCATTATTTGTTCTTTTACATCATACTCTTCTTGCCTTGCCTTTTCTTTTAATATATGTCGCCCATGTTCCTTAACCTGTGAAAAAATAGTATAAGACTGAGAAAGGATACAAGAGAGAAGACGTTTATCTTTGACAATCTCATATTCACTAAATACAATATTAGTTGTTAAAATAGAAATTGCAAAATAAACAACTGTTCTGCGTTTTGTATTACATACCTCTGTGTATCGTAAACAGAAAATCTCAAAAAGACTATTCACAATACGTTCGTACATTTTTCCGCGTTTTACAGCATGGTCTTTCAGTAGTATCCATATAAGCCATACTGGATTTGTTGCGTATTTATCATCAATAAGAACACTTTCTATATCATCTCTTTTAACAATTCGGCATGGTTGTTTTTCTTTTTTACATAGTTTACTATATTCAATAATCCACTCGTACCAGTAGTATGCACGTAATGTATTTGCAACACTTTCTGTTAAATTGTAAGAAAGCTCGTTAATAGCAATAATTAATTCCTTAGGATCTTCATCTTTTAAAATCTTTTCACACGAAGATAAGTCGGGTGCCTGAAGAAGGCATTTCAGTTTTAACATATTAAAATCATCATGAGAGACCTTTACAGGTTGAACGGTATATTTTTTAGGAGAAGTGCACAATATAACAACAAACTCCATAAATAACGACCTAAAGCCAGTTTCGTTCCTAAACTCAAGTTGCTCTTGATCATTTTCTACACTATTCATATTTTCGCGAAATCTTTGTAATTTTGAAGCCATATAAATAGATAATTTAGGATTAGATATGTGAATATATTTACAATAAAACTGAATTAACGTCTCCCATAATTCCATATAATGACCCGCACATATAAGTTCGGCACACCAATAACACGCATCTTCAATCTTTTCACGGTTCATCGAGTCTGCTAACCGTTGCATCACAATTGTAGATTTAAATCCTGAAAAAGTCACTCCTTTAAAACTTGAAGGGGGTCGGTCATCGTCAATTAACGATTTTTCATTAGACATTGTATTTTGTATTGTAATCTAACAAAAAAAATCACATTATTACATATAGGAGTTACTAATATATAAATATGGATCAATTACGTAAAACATTTCGTCATGGTTATACTTCCGTAAATAAATTAAGCATTTGGGCTAAAGCTCTTATTATCATTATCTTAGCACTTATCTTGTTTAAGCAAATTAATAATCGCCCTGCCCGTTTTGAAGCTTTTCAGACAAGTGATAAGTTAGAATTACGTGAAGGTAACCAAGTATATGACGACTTTTATGCAAATATTTATGACTCGCTTACTTATGTAGATACTAAAAACGATTTTGAACTTAATCAAGTCGTTAAACTTACCGAACCTACTTCAAAAAGTATTGTTCTAGACATAGGCTCTGGAACTGGTCATCATGTAAAACAGTTTACTGACCTTGGTATTACAAATGCAACTGGTGTAGACAATTCAAAGTCAATGGTGAAGAAAGCAAAAGAACTTAATCCTAAGAACAAATATGTCCTTGGAGATGTTCTAAACTCATCTTTATTTAAGGCAAATGAGTTTACTCACCTCACATGCTTTTATTTCACACTTTATTACTTTAGCAATAAAAAGGCATTCTTTACAAACTGTTTTAATTGGCTTATGCCTGGTGGTCATTTGATTGTTCATCTTGTAGATAAAGGTATGTTTGACCCTATCCTTCCTCCAGCTAATCCATTGTTAATGGTATCCCCACAACGTTATGCAAAGAAGAGAATTACTCACAGCAAGATTTTTTTTGACGAGTTCAAATATAGTTCTGATTTTGAAGTAAATGATAGTAGTGATGATGCAATGTTTGTTGAAAAGTTTACAACAAGAAAAGAAGACAAGTTATTTAGAAAAAATAAGCACAAATTATTTATGGAAGATTTAGACGATATTTTAGTTATGGCGAGAGATGTCGGATTTATTGAAAAACAAAAGATAGATATGGTTCGTGTAACTTATGAATATCAATATTTATACGTTTTCCAAAAACCCACATAATATTTTTTTGCTCGCATAGTATATAAGATGTCTGCTGGACCCGAAGCTTACTCCAACGAATCTAATTATGCCGCTGTCGGTGGACGCCGTCGTCGTCGTCGTTCTGCCGCCAGAAAGTCTCACAAGAAGTCCAACAAGAAGTCCCACAAGAAGTCCCACAAGAAGTCTCACAAGAAGCGTGGTGGTATGTGCGGATCTAAGCACGGAGGCAGAAAGTCTCGCAGAAAGCACTAAGTTAATGGTTAATCTTCTTGATTAATTTATTATAACAATGCACACAAACTAAATAAATATTATACACGTTACTACTAATAACGTGCATAATATGATAATTATATATACATTCGTAGCTGTCATTTTTATTATTTTAGCATTTACGGTATTCATAAAAATAAAGTTCCCATTTTGGTCATCTCAACCTGTTTTTCATATATATGATTTAAAATATTATTTATCACCTTGCGGTATAATTAATGAAGCAATTCCCGAAAAAACTAAGTATTATGATACGACTATAGATGTTAAAAAAATACAATATACCACTGCAACTCGTTTAGAAAATCAAGTAATACCATTTATACAGACACATTATTTGAAAACATCAGAGGCATCTTTTTCGCCTAAAAAAGAAAACATACTTCCTTATTTTTCAGGTCATAATTCTCCGTGTCACTTATCAACATGGACTACAAGCTCGCCACTTATTCACTCTTCTGGAAAAGTAACAGTGGACAACAATGTAAGTGCATGTATGACAACAAGACCAGTATATGGTGAAATATATGATAATAATGGTACCGTTATTGCACCCAAGTTTGAAATTAACTATGTAGATTATTTGTGTGTAAGTTCAGAGAAAAGACGACAAGGTATAGCTCCTAAGATAATCTATACACATAACTATTCAATCCAATGTGAAAAACATCGGGTTCCTGTTTCTCTCTTCAAGAGAGAAGATGAAGTTACTGGTATTATTCCATTATGTCTTTATCAATGTGTCTGTTTTGATATGGAAGCATGGACTACTCTACCCGATATTCCCGCAAATAATGGCACAATAGTAAACTGTGAATACAGAAATTATTATCTAGTAGAAGACTTTATTAAACAAAATAAAACAAGATTTAATGCATGTATTACTCCTTCTCTTGGTAATATGATGTCACTTATTAAAAGTGAAAATATATATGTTTATATGTTGCTTGACACCACTGAGCAAATAAAATCTGTCTACTTTTTTCGTAATACATGTATGGAATATGATGATGGTGGAAATAATTTATCTTTATTTGCAAGTATTCAATCAGATACAAAACTAGACTTATTTGTCTACACATGTAAATTAGTTATTACAAAAATTATAAAGAGTTACGGGAAACAGTGTAAATATAAATATTTATCTATTGAAAATATTTCAGACAATGTACAGATAACAAGTGAACTAGAGAAAAAAACACCACCAATATCGTCTGGGCCAATGGCATACTTTTTTTATAATTTTGCATATCATAGACTAGAAGAAAATAAAGTACTTATCATAAATTAATAATTCTATATGTTAATAAGTGAATGATACCTATATTAAGTCAGATTAGCCCTTACAAATATAATACATTAGGAGGAAAAAATATAACTGTGGAGTTTGCATGTGAACAAAATAATAAACAGTGTATTACTGGAGTTTGTCTAGCTACTCCCCCACCATTAATTATTTGCGATTTGTATCAAGATATATCTCCCTCTTTACGTATACTGTCACCGTCTGACAGTCATATAGTTTATCATATTCCCGTGAATAAAATTACAAATATATATTTATCACGTGATGACAACAAGTCTAAAACTTATGCTAGTTTAGTATGTAAACATAAAAAAGTGTGTTATGATTTAGAAAGACATATCATTACATTTATGAATGGCTGGACACATAATGTGGAAGTCCGTTAATATTATTTATTCTATAAACTATTATACAATAAATAATGTAGTATACATTAGCGAGTATATTTCCCTAGTCGTGTAAAGGAGTCAATTATAAATATCATGAAAATACCTAAGAAAAAGTATAACACAATTTCTTCAGTGACATGCGACGTTTTATCGTCTTGTTGTTCTTCTAATAAATGAATTACGTGATTAAGTTTTTCTATTAAAGGATCACGCATACCTGGACCATATGCATGTTGTTGATTTTGTCCAGTAGGAACACCTGCATATAGACCTTTTGGCATACCATCTCCACCTACAAGGTCATCAACATCGACACTGGTTCCATACATCTTTTTATAATCGGGCATATATTGACGATACTTGTCATAGTCTACGCCATTACTTGATAAAGGATTTTCAGGCATATTTTTATCTGGAATATTAGAGGGATCGTATTCTGCGTAAGAATTATCAGAAGAAGATTCTTCAACATCATGTCGTATTTTTGTTTGTTCTACACCTACTGAAACAGGAGGTGAAATAGGAACAAAATCACCCATCTCACCACCTGATTCGTGATTTTCTCCACCATGAATATTGGCAATAACACTATTGACATTTTCAGATGATATTTTATTTGCACCACCCCTCAACTTTACAGTTTTATTATTTCTTCTTCGTTGACCCGATTGTGGTTGAGAAGATGATATACTCACTTCATGGTCAACATTATCAAATGGTGCGGCATTCATTGCTAAAGACATTGTAAAGTTACTTAATAAAAAATGAGATAATAAATTAGTAGAATAACGGAAATGACATTCATATCGTTATCATACAAAATTAGATAGACTTATTGTTTTTGGTCATTATGTTGTTTTGCCGCTGCATCTCGTGCTTTTTCTAATATCTTTGTCGCAGATGCTAATTCTTCTTCTGAAATTACACCATCTTGATTTGTATCAACTAATGAATGTAAAACTCTATATTTTTTTGGAACAACACATAATTTACTCTCTTCATTAAATAAATATTCAGATAATAGTGTAAACATAAGTGTTAAAAATAATGCTGTATAAATATCACGGGTTCCCATCCACGCCATTGAAAATACAAAAACCTGTTTACTAAGACCATTCTTTAAATATGCCTGTGTAGATTTACTAAACTGTACAGGAACTGTTTTTGCTCCTAAATTGAGTAAAATCATAACAAAACCCGCAAAATATTTACTATTGTTAAGTTCTGAAATATAACTGTGGATTAGTGCCAATACACGCTGAAGATAACCGCCTGACTTTCCTCCTACCATAAAACCATCTGGCATCGGTGTAGGGTAAGGAACATTGTCCAGTCCTTTATCTTTTGATTTTTTATTTACCATATTGTTCTACTATATAAATAAATACAGATAAAAAAACAATTATGCGACTAAACCGAACTTTCCAAGAACGGTAGATTTCACTTGCTCAACAACGTTATCTTTTGCTTTATTTGCATTATTTATAACACGCATGTATTCTGTTTTAACATCCTTAATTGTTTTTGCATTTTTGAGACCATCCTTTACTTTACTAACATCCACAAATCCTTCTTCAACTACAATACGGTTTCCAAAATAAACACCCATTGCTAATGAAAACACTACTATAAGAAGTAATAAAATAAACTCTTGTTTTCGTTTATCCTTCATATTGTTGTATTATATCAATAATATTTTTTACACAAATACTATTGATAACCTTCATCTATTATTACTTTGTATCTTTATTTTTATCATCTTTTACTTTTCTCGGAGTAGGGAAATATTGACGTCCTAATATTTTTGCCCAATTCATTTTAATTGCTTGTAAACGAGCTTCACATGCTAAAGATGGAACGTCTGACTTATCAATACCTTCACCTTCCTTAAGTGTTAAGTGAACATTTACCTGAAAAGTTAAATTAGACTTATCTTCGTTAAGAAGGTCAACTGTATCTCTGGTAATAACTGGAGGATTAAATCCATTTTGTCTAAAGCCACCAAGTTGGACATCGTCTTCCAAATTATCTCCTTCTTTGATTGTATCAGTATCAGTATCAGTATCAGTATCACTTTCACTAAGAACTTCTACACTTTCTTTATCTGAAAGTTCTTCTACTCGTTCATTCTCAAAATAATCTATATTAAACCTATCAACATTAAATACTTTTGTATATAATTCTGTAAATGTCACACGGTTAGTTTGACTTCTAATAACTTCTTCGATAATACTATCAAATATCTTAAAATAAGAATAAAAAGAACCAAATGATTTGTATATCTCATTATCGTTGCGGTCTTTAATAATATTGTAGGAGGTGTAACTAAGAATATACATGTAGAACGGCATACTAAGTTCTAAATTATCAAGTTGAGGAAGAGACATATTTTGTGATGCTTCTAACTTTGTCAAAAAATCTTTTTCTACAGCATATAAAGGGAACACTGCTTTTTTATAATTACCTATACTGGTAACAGCACCTCCAGAAATATTTTTACGAGTACGTTTTTTATGAGTTACTTTATACATTCCGCCTTTTCGTGTTATATTTTTTGACGAAACTGATTTTACAGCCTTCTTCTCTGCCTGTGACATTGTTGCGTTAAATACAACAAGATTGTAATGATTATCATCCTCATAACTAACAACTATCACCTTATCATGTTTCACAGGTTTTTCAGTATTATAAACAGTGTCATCTTTTATGTCATTTGCAACTCTAAAACCAATCTCACGACGTCTCAACTTAGGGTCTGTTTCTATTCCAGACTTTGGTTCAATAATCGTAGTATTCATCATTCGTTTCAATGCAATTACTTTAACCTTGAATATTTGTTGTATCATTTCAATGTCACTCATCTGAGCATAATAAGATGGTCTCATTAATAATTTTTCTGCTTCATCAAAAGTAGTTGGCGTTGAAAAAGGTTGATAATCTTTTATAGAAGGTTCTTTGTCAAACTCTCTATTAAATACTATAAACTTAGCATCATTTGAGCTTTGACGGAACATGCTATCTGCAGTTTGAAATAGAGACATTTTTCGTTCTTCATCGGTTAGGTCTTTATTCTCTAACAAATATTCAGCCTCCTCCTTATATACAAAATATAAGCTGTTATTTTCTATAATTTCTCGTGATTGTTCTAGATAATCCATGTAATCTTTCAAGTTTTTGTTTTTCTCAATCATATCAGTATATTCTTTATTTGATGTCACCCATTTCATTGTTGCATCGTAGCCATAAACAAGCGAACTTGATACAATCATATCAAACAACAAAAAATGTTTGTGTGCACGATAGTAATTAACTACTGCCCAACGAATAAACATAGGCGTAAACTCTGTATTTGAACGCGTAACTGGACTTTGTGAACTTAAATCTATATCGTCATATGTAATTAATTCTGGTTTTGAACCATCGTTATCAGACATTAATTTAGCATAAGCATTTTGCATATTAAATGCAGTTGCAACACAATTGTAAAAACAGTTCCCGTCACCATCTATTTCAATTATTTGAAGTTTCTCTAGATATTTTATATAATTTTGACAGTTAAATACTTTCCCCAAACCTTTGTTTGTTGTTCCCATATTCACACCAAGATTAAAAATATTTTTATAAATATCAGATTTAAATAATTGTCGTCCAATACCTTTCTCTTCGCCCTGCACAACATCATTCATCATCTTAATAAGATTAAAATAATTACAGTTTGCTACTAACTCATTAAGTTGTTCATCTGTCAACAAACCCTTACCTTTTTTGTAATCAATAGGAATATTTTTATAATCGCCTGTTTTAACGTTTTGTTGTGTATATTCTATGTAATAACCACGGTCGAAAAACTTACGCATCATCTTGGATATTAGATTGTTATTGTTTACATTGGGTTGTTGAAACTTATCATTCTTATCTGGAACAGGTATAGTTGCAATACCAGGAAGTGTCTTTACTGCTGGAGGTGCAGGTAACTCAGTGAGATTTTTCTCTATTTTTACAGGGATAACAATTGGTTTGGGCTTTACAATTATTTCAGTAGATGGTGGAGGAGTTGGTGGAGGGTCTTCCTTCTTAACAAGAACTTTTCCATTAATATTAATTACCTCTGGTGGTTTGGGAACATCTTCCTTCTTTTCTTCCTCTTTATCTTCATCTAAAAACTTCTTTTTCTCTTCTTCCTTTTTCACATCTTCTGGGTTTCTTTGTTTTAAAGGAATTGGTTCGCTATTTCCATTGCCACGTTTTAATGAATCGGGTATTTTACGAAGTTCCTCAGCACCACGCTTAGATTGCATGTTAAGAATATTTGCATCAGCAATATCACGCATATTAAGACGCATATCAATTTGATCTTTTGGCTCAAGTTTCCACGAATTATCATCAAAATCGACACTATAAATAGTATATGGTTTACCTGCTAGATAAATAATACTATTTTTTTGAAGAATAGTTTTAACAGTTAAATCAATATTATAATCAACAATACCCTTTTCAATCGCAACATCAAATGGTATTGGTGTTGTTCCAAGCATGAATTCACTTGCAATACGGTTATTTAATGTTAAGAATAATTGTCCATCATAAAACTGACGTTTGATATTATCGTCTCCTGACAGTTTAATTGCTTTTTCTGATAATTTTAGTTGAGGATTTACAAGAGCAGTTTTACGTTTATTATTCTTTCCACGCCCACCTTTACCCATATCAATACCTAAATCACTTGGTTCAAGTTTAAACTCCTGATGACCAGGAATTGTAGTAGTCACATTAATTGTTATTGAACGAGGAGGATTTATATCTTTATCTAATTTGGTCTTCTCTTGGGACAATTCTTTTACCTGTTTTTTATCACTTTCTTCTACAATAGGAAGTTCTTCACTTACACCCGCATTCATTTCTTGTGGTTCACTTACAGGTTCAGAAGGTTCTTCTTCAGTAGCAGTAACAGGTGGTTCTTCTGAGACAGGTTCGGCCTCTACTTCTATTGTATCTTTTCCATCAATTGTGTTCCATATTGGTTTAAGAACTGCATGATAAATACGAGGAGAACTTAACATAATATATTGCCTCATAGCACTGGGTGGATTATGCCATAAAATTATATGTGACTGTGCTACATCTCTGTTTGAATATGCATTATCTATTCCTTCAAAGTTATAGTATGTTCCTACAAGAAGTCTCGGTAGTGTCTCTCCACCTCGTGAATGTCCTAGAATAATGTCATTTGACCCAAATGTATATATGTAACCCTTCTCGGGGTTTGCAAATAACACTTTCTTTTTGAGTTTAATGTTTGTTTTGAGCACATCTAAATATGGTTTCATTGCCGTAGATTTAATAAGTCCCGATGTCTTTTTGTCCATAAAATCAATAACTTCATCAAGTTGTTTATCTGTAATCATTGTTTCATACGCATTTACACCTTTTCCTTTAGAAAACTCAATACTATTTCCTGTTGCTTCTATCTTGGCATCTACCTCGTCTTTAGTTCTATATGCAAAGAATGTATCTTTTCTCTCTTCGTCAAGATTATAAATATGGGAGTAAGCTTGAGATGAAGTGCTCTGTTGATAGATAAAACCACTTATTACATTTGTAAAATTATTTTCAAACATACTCACTAGTTCCATAAAGTTATCTTTTGTATATTCTTTGATGTATGGATTTTTTTCAGTCGGTTCGGGTAGTTTATTTAATTTATCTGACAACTTTTCAAGTCCACCCTTTTCAATCTTATGGTCTGGTTGTGTTGTAGTTATACGCGGAATAATATCTTGAATATATGCATCTCCGCCAAGCTGGACAACTTGTGTGCTTGTGTTGTCTTGTGGTTCTTCTGGTTTTTCCGGTTCTTCTGGTGTTGTGAATAGATTAAGGGTTTCCTTCTCTCCACTTATCTCATTAAAATCAAATGTTTCAAGTTCATTTATAGATATAAACTTATAAAACAAACCTTGAAATCCCATGGGTGTCATAGGAAACTTTTCATCTTTTTCACCCTGATAATTGAAAAATCCAGTTTTAAATGTATCATCTTCTTTGCTATATTCCGGAACGCCCTGTCCTCTGTCTTTTAGAGTATTTACCCCCAATACCATATTCTCACTATTCATAGTTGTTAACATAGAACTTCCTTCAATTATAGCAGGGTTCATATGTTTTCCATGCAACACCATGTATATTTTCAAAAACTCGCCGTATTTTTTAAAATACGCATTATCTTGTTCTGTCAGTTTTTTATCTTTTTCTTCAGCATCAGGAACGTCTGCAAACTTTTCAGTGAACCATGGATAAACATCGTTTAGTTTATCTTCAATAAGTTTGTATTCTTTAAAAAATGCGTCTTCTTTACTCATTCCCTCTTCATTTATTGATTTTTTGACACGAGAATATATTTCAGTCCATTCGTAAAAAACATAGTCTTCCGCCTTATCTTTCAATAATAATGGCTTTTTATTTTCTGGAACTGGAACTGGAATTGAAACAGCAGTAGGAATAGTTTCGTTTTGTTCTGGCAAAGAATTATTATCTTTTGATAATTCTAACGTATCAGGGACCTTTACATTCTGTGCAAAATGCACAGTTTCACCACCCAATTGTTCATCTATTAATGGTTCGGTTTTCATTTTACTTGCTACAGCATAAATAAAATGTTTGTATAAGATTAATCCCATATTAATATTTTTTTTATTTGACATATACTCATCTTTCGATTTCTCATCATCGCGAGTAAACTCAAAATCAGGGTCTTGATAAGAACCTTTATACGGACTACCTTCGGGGATATAGATATTAGTTATATCTGGATTTAATCCATCCAGTTTCTGGTGACGATAATAAACTTTTTGGTCGCCATAACCATTCGTATAATTGTTTGTCTTTTTATTTCCGGTTAATAACGTAATATCAAATCCACCACGTTCAATTACCTCGCCTCTAAACGCACTAATAAGTGTTTGAAGTGCGTTCAATGACATAACTGAACCAGAAGGTTTATATTTTGTTCTCTCTTCGCCTGCATATTTACCATTTACCTCCGATAAGTCAGAAGCATATGACATTAATGACCTAGATGGGTATTCTATTTGAATATTCCATTTATTAGACGAACCAAATGTTGAATACTCACAATTTATATAATTGTTTAACATATTTATAGCAGTATCATATGTAAAATTATTATCTCCATTCATTTGCACAAGAGTTTCGGTATCAAACATCATTTTATGTAAATCTTCTGGTGTAGATACTTTATAGATCTCTTGCATGAGTTCATAAATGTATATACGATTGTTGTGAGAAATAAGATATTTAAGTTTGTTTTTGTCACGTGACATGATACTAGACATAATACCACTGACTGGTTCTCTTGCGAACATAATAAAAAAATAGTATTCGGGTTTCAGACGTCTAAAAATATCACGTATATTCTCTCTATTTGAAACGCGTGTTCTTGAGTTCATGTTCTTATTAATCCAATAAACAAGTGTAGAACGACCAAGAAGTCTTGTTAAATCTTTTAAGTTGTTAAAAATATCGTCAACACTTGCACCATCTGGAAGGTCTGCTTTTTGTAATTCATCACGAGTCTTTTTTATTTGAACTTGTAATTTTAGATAATCATCAAATACATCTTGAGTAAACATATCTACTTGTGTAAGTGTGCGTATGCATTGGTAAAACTTATCGTTTGATGAAAAAACCTTCATTAGGTTGGCAACTCGTTCGTTATTTAAAGGTTCATAAGGAGTACCTTCTTTATCTGCATTTTTTGGAAGTTTCGTTGTCTTTTCAATTAATTCCACAAGGTATTCAGGTGTTCTCAAAAAAGAGTTTCCATCAACACTATTCTTACTAAAAGGATAACAGTTTGCATCAAGAAACTGGTCAATTGTTAATGTCTTGCCCGTAAAAAAATTGTCGGGCTCGGCACCTCCTCGATGACCATTTTTGCGATACGTTTTATTATGTGACCCCTCCGATTTTTTATCACTAGTACGTTGCTTTCGTATACGGTCTACTATTAATTTTCGGGTATATTTTTTTGTCATAATATTACTTACTATATAAATATATAATATTATGCTTATCTTTTCGTGTTTATATTTTAATTTGTCCGAAAGTATTTCATATTAATCTGTTTCATCTTCACTATCACTTCCAAATAAATCTGTATGAAACATTTCATCAATAGCTTCTGATAATAGTGTATTAAAATTATTTTCACATAGTTGTAACGAAACACCATTCGTCATAGATAAAGCTACTTGCATACTAGCAAAATCATTATCTAGCTTAATCTTATAATTTGGTGCAATTACATCTCGAATATATTTATTTACAAGTTGAAAAGAATGGTAAAGTCGTTCTTGACAAGCTGTATTACCCTGTTCAAACATCATTGTGCTCATTAACTCTGCAATTTCATTAATAATTTTTTCTTTTATATCCTTTCCAAGTGTTTCTAAAAAGCTGGAAGGATAAATAACAGCAGATATATACCGTTCTGCAATAATGTGCATCTTACCTTGACGTCGATAATTCGCCGCCCCAAAATGTAATTCGTCTTGTATCTTTTTTGGAATAGTAACCACTAATCCAAAATCAATAATACCTACCTGGAACTTAGGAATACGTTGTTGTTTACATATTGTCTCGTCATTTTCAATAAAAATTATATTACCCGCATGTAAATCTCCATGTGCGGTCCCATTGACCATCATACAGGTTAATCCCATTTTTGTTATCATTTTTGCATAGTTATTATAATTATCTTTTGAAACTTCTGAAAATGATTTACCGTCAATATATTCCATAATAATATAATTATCGTTTAATCTTGGTGTTTCATCAATTAACTTTGGTATCTTTACATAGTCAATATGTTCAAAATTGTTGTAAAAAATATTCATATTTTCTTTTTCTTTAGAGAAATCAAGCTGATGTTTTAAAACACTAAAATGCTTTACTATTGTCTCTGAGAGTTCTACTCTTGACCACCAAAATACAATGGTTGATATAATAGAAAGAAGTGACCTCATCCTATAGATGGATTTGTCTAGTTTTTCTTTTATTAGTTTTCGTTTTATTTTTAAAATATACTTTTCACCCGTTTCTTTGTGTTTTAACATATAAATAAGAGAAATCATGCCAGACCGAAATGGCGTGTCATGAACAAACGTAAAAGGGGTATTTGTTTCTATATATTTAATAATATCCCTATCACAATCTTCTTCGTTATATGGAACTCTATCGGTGTAGCGCATAAGCTCATTATCCATTTCTTTATCAAGTAATTCATGAGAGTTAGACAACGCCTGGATTATTTTTACAAACAATACATCTGTTTTTACTAATGTCATTGTTGTCTTACGAATAAACGCACCGTAATCATTTCGCATGAACCACCATACAAATGCATTTATGGAAACAGTGCTAATAACTCTATAATAAAATAATAATATATCAATCATTAACTATTAGTATATTATTATTGAGACATCTCTATAAATGTTTTTACCTTTTTAAACATTTTTTTGAAAATATTCATCATCATTGGTTCAAATCTTGTTAATGGATGGTCTTTTTCATGAGTAAGGAAAATAGTACATTTGCACGTATGTATGTCGTTAAAATTACATTCCACATTTATTGTGTCAATTGGCGCAATACACGAAAAGTTTGATAGTTCAACTGTATCTATTGATGTAGTATCGTCGTTTTTACAACAATTAAATATTATATTATTGTCCTGGGTTTTTTTTAAAATATCCATGTTAAAAAATAAGTGGGGCATGCCAATATCTTTAAATAAATGCGTAAACACAACTTTTAGCTTTTGTATATCGTCATAATTGTCTAAATTATAACATTGAATAATGTCCCCTTTATGCACACTATATATGATGTCTATGATAGACCTGTCAATTAGTGTATGTAAGTTCATATTTACGTTTTTCAAAGAAAACTCTATTTTTAAAGTATTGTCTATTTTACTAGTAATTAATTCTTTATTCATCATATAATTCTATAATGATAATAAAATCTCTTTATAAACTAACAGGAACCAAATGAATAAAACAAAAAAGGTAGGAAATAAATCTTCAATTAAGACGACTATAAAAATACGTTCACATGTTGGAGGTAAATCTAATCCAAAAAAACGTAGTGATGGAACACTTGTCTTCAAAGACTATCCCGACTTCCGTCCCAATTTAACACCAAGAGAGATGTTTCAAAAAGGAAGTTTCGGTGGAACATACTGGCGTCCTATCTATTCATCTGTTGTAAATAAAAATCTCAAAAATATTCATAAAAAATATCCAAAATCATGGTGGAAAGGTATACCAGAAGATCATCTTACACGACCATTTGATGATTATGATACTAATATAAATAAATATGGAGTAAAGGTAGGAACAACACTCGAGTTCTGGGAAGGAAAAAAATGGATTACGAAATATCATCCATACGGATGGGTTCAGTGGTATTGTGATTTTTATCAAGGAAAACGAACACCAGACGATGAGAGACAGATAGGTAGATGGAGTGCGTTGACTGGCGAAAAAGGAAGATTTAAAAACTTTCTCATCAATCTAATTAAAAAACGACACAAAAAAGATGTCAAAAAAGGACTACATGATTACTCAATCTCACCTAAAATACGTCAAGTTCTTCAACATTGGGCATACGAAATCAGACAACATGACTTAAAATAAATTAATTTATCATAGCAAACATAAACATCATAATTTACAAATAATTGTGTATTATGATATATTCGAAAACAAAATTATGTAATTAGTTAAATATCGAGACTTATTGTGTTTTTATCGGAACCATTTCTGCGTCTACGTGACTTCTTAGGCGCGTTTGCGGAGCTTTGCATATCCTTCAAATCAGAAATACTGATTGTGCTACTATCGTTTACAAGTTCAGGAAAATTAGGGGGACTGCTTGGGGGGTCAATTACTGGAGGAGGTGACGATGCAGATGGGGCACTTGGACCACTTGACATACTTACTTTCTTTGTCTTCAAATTAGATAAGATACTATCAATATCCGATGGGCCCTTCATCTCTGCGCGAGGTTGGGCTGGAGGCTGTTCGCTACGCATACTACGCTCGGGAGCTTTTGCACTAGTAAAGTTTTCACTAATATTAATACCATCGCCCATATTCACACTTCTAGACAAGTCGGGTCTAGAAGAAAAACTATCATTATTTCCGGAACGGTGAGATGGTGGAGGTGGTGCACGCGGACCTTGTGTTGACATTGGTGGCGGGGGTCCAGAACCAGGAGCTGGAGCTGGGTCAGGATTATTTACACCATTCATAAAATTAGAAAATCCAGGGTTTGAGTTACCCATAGAGTTAACTGCTGCTTGTTGGAACTGCTTTGCCAAATCAGGGTTCTGACGCATAATATCGTCCATACCAGGCATGGCAGATTTAAACATAGTGTTTGTCATATGCAACATTGCTGCACTACCACCGACTTGAAAAAGTAGCTTGAGTTCAGGAGCCATGCTGGCCTTGGACTTATACTTATCATATAGTTCGCTAAATACCTCATCATAATCGTCCATATTATCTGCAATTTGTTCACTCCAACCTTCTAGTTTCAAATCGAAAGGATCAAATCGATTGTTCAAAAACTCAATACCATTAATACATGTCATCATGATATTTCCTTGAAACTTAATAGAGTTTTGCTTTGCCTTCTCATCCATAATGGTTTCATACTCACCCTTCATTTCTAAAATAGGCGAGTCCATTGAATACTTTTTTGATAATTGAACTCCTTTTTGCTCTAGCATCTCGAGTTTGCGTAGTAGTTGAAACTTTTCACGCAACATCTCCTCCTTACTTTGTGCTGGTTTGGGTGGAGCATGGACTTCAGGATTAACTGGAATATCATTAAACTTTTCAAACCCGTCCCAGGTAGATGTAGTTGGATTTCTAGTATCACTTGATAAGTTTGGTTCTTCAAATGACACACTAGGTTTGGAGTCGTCTAGACGAATAGTGTCTGAAAATATATCATTTTTAGAAGCACTTGAACCTGCAATGTCATTTAAATCTGTTTCAAGTTGATCAAGCTCATCTAATCCTAAACCATCGGGGTCCTTTTTACTTGCCTCTTTATTGCCGTTCATTAACAACTCAATACCATCTCCAAACTTACCACTAGACATGCTACTCTTACTACCATAATCAATACCGTCTAAAGAAGAAATTTCAATTATGTCGTCCATAACACTAATACTAATAAAGTATACAAATTACTTCTAAGTCTTACGAATAATAAATATATAAATCAGGATCTATACTTCACATACCACATTCCTTGTAAAAAACAGTCTGCTAAATCGTCTTTCTTCTTGTGCAAATTAAAAAAGTTTATCCATTCGTTATGTTTTCCTACTAACATTTCTAAACATTTCTTAATACCTGCTTTTTTTCTCTCTGCATATGTCTCATGAATGTCATCGTCCTTAAGTTTGTTGATAGAGGAAATAAACTCAATGTCTAGTTTATTGTTACTCATCAAAAAATATTGTGACAACATTCCTTGGACAGTTTTCATACGGTTTGCAATTGGGCTAATTTGATTTTCAATAATTACTCTATCTATATCGCCTAAACTGTCCTTGAACATTTCATTTAATTTATATTGTATATTACGTCCAATAGTAACAATATCTAATTTTGTAGCATCAATTTTATCTACAGCATCAAAACATCTCTCTTGGCCAAAATTATAGATAAGGTCTAAAAGGTCAGCCTTCTTAATAGGTTGCGTATAATCAATACAATGTTTTGATGCAACCTCCTGTAACCCAGCGACCTTCTGTTTTTTTAAAAACTTAAGAGACAGCTCATTACATGGTTTCATATAACTTTCCAGTTTGGAATGCTTTGTGCAGTAATACTTACCGTTTTTTGAAAACTTAACTTCCGATTTACAATTAGTAGTATTGTCTTTTTCCTTACCACAACAAGTTGTGTCATGCATCCTAGTTAAATTAACAACATCCCATTTAAGAATAGTAACTTTATCCTCTGGTTTTACAACGATATCTGCCTCTACAAGATTTCCACAAATGTCATCAAGAGAGAAATAAACAATGGCAAGATTTTTAATACCTACATCTATGCTGACTATTTTCATTCTAGACACAAAACACAATATAATATATTAATATATAATCATGTACTAAGTCATAATACTGTCAATATATTTATGGTCGCTCTATAATTAAATACATACGTATTGTCATGATAATAAAAACAAATATAGACGTATATCTACATTTCTATACGTCTATAGAAGATAATGTCGGCTTCTGTTTTAAACTTGATATTAATTATTGCTATTGTTATGGGGCTTGCCATGGTATTTTTATGTTGCTTTGTATTGATTTCTTCAGTTGGAGACGGTTCATTATGTGCAGAAGAAATAGAAATAGAACCAGCTACAAATAATCCTTTGCAAAATTAAAGTATGACATTATCACCACGCAAATACATTCTGTTGGTTGTTACATTTAGTTTCGTACACGATACCTTTACCTTGACAACAGTAGTGACTAAACGTTAAAGAGCCATTATGATTTTTATCAATTATTTGTTTTACATCTTTTAACTTCATATTGTTGTAAACTAAATCACCAACGTGAAATGTTGTAGTTTTTTTATGTATTTTTTCAATTATTTTACATGTATTAATAAATAACATATAATCATCTTTTACAAACGTCATAATATATCTAGCTATATCTGGATATACCTTATTTCTCGAACATAACTGGCGAACCGGTACATATACGTCTTGTACTTTGAAATCTAATTTTGTCTGCATAATTAATAAATATTATTTAAATGTGTATATTTTACACACATTTAAATGTTTTATAAACGTTTCAATTTAATGACTTCCTGTATACATAGTAGGAGTATACATTTTTGCCTGTTGTTCATTTCTAGATAAATACATCTGTTTAAGATCGCTAGAAAATGTGTTTGGTCTCACTTGTGTTCTGTCTTCTAAGTTCTTAAAGTTGTATGGAGTCTGAACATTTGTTCCTGGAGCCATAGAAATATTATTTACATTGTTATACATCTCATTTGTCATACTTTGAGACATAATTTGTGTTGCGTTTGAAGTTAAATATTTTCTATAATCCCAATTACTTCTTATATTCGCGGATTCTTTCATATGCATATCTACAACTGGCTCTGATAACCAACTACACCCTTGACGTCCATCAGACATCATGGCTGGTTTGTTAGAATGAATATTATTTGATGAAACACCAAGTTCTCTTAATCTTTGGTCCATTTGTTATATGATAATTCTATATATATACTTGATAAGTTATTGTGGTGAAAGAAGTTTAATTAATTTATTTTTAGTGGGTTTTTCATTATCTCCAATAAGTCCACGCGAAAAAGCAATCTTTCTCAGTTCGGTAACGGTATACTTACTATAATCAGTAAGGTCTTGTTCCCCAATCTCGATTAGTTTACTTTCACTTTTTATTCCAATATCTTCATCAGAAACACTTTCTAACTCTTCAATATCTTCATCAGAAACACTTTCTAACTCTTCAATATCTTGCTCAAGTGCAACTTTTTCAAAATCAAGATTAGTTGTATCTATTCCAATATCTTCTTCGCTTAATTCTTCTACCCTAGGTGTGTCTTCATCAATATCATTAATATCTGATATATTATCTGATATATCAATACTTGCTAGCATATCACTATTAAGTGATTGAATAATTTTAACTTTACTCTCCTCGTTATCATCATCGTCCTCGCTATCACCATCGTCATCGCTATCACCATTCTCCACACTATCATCATCCTCCTCACTATCATCTTCTTCTTCATCTGAATCATTGTCACTACTGTCTAAACCGTCGCTACTCTCTCCATCGTCGTCAGAAACATCGATAAGGGGGTCGAGCGAATCAACTCCAAGAGGCATATAGGGAACATTCACTTTTATTTTATGAATATCTTCATCAGGAACAACAGTTTTGTCTAAATTAGTCTCACCTCCTTCATTATTATGAGTAATATTGGTAGGTGGGCTCACTGACTTAATTGTATTCACTTCTGAAACAAGTGTTGTTGTCAAGTCCATGATTGCATTAATTTTTGCACTTTGTTGCTGAAGTTTGTTATAAAACAAAAATGATACAGCAGCAACGAGGATACATGTAATCACGATGGATAGTAGAAAAGGTACACTAAATATTTCGCTCAATGCCATTAGAAATGAAATACATTAAAAAATCATAAAATAGACGAACAACTATATTTCATGATTTGTATCCTACAACTTCAAATATTTTTAAGCATATGCTCTGGATAATTCATTTGTCTAAGAACTTCAACCCCCCCATCTATCTCATTTATTCCTTCCTGAATAGTATATTTATAAGTAAACTTATTATCTTCGGCAACGGAAACATCCATTTTATAATTAACAACGTTTTCATGTTTATCTAACTTTTTACATAGTTCATGATAATGGGTAGTTAATGCATATTGAATATTCTGTGCACCAGAGAGATGACGTAGGTAAACATAACCACATTTAACAGCTTCTACAGGATTTGTTCCCGAGTAAAGTTCATCAAACAGACAGAAATGACGTAAACTTGGTCCACCACGTTCTATTTTATCTAAAATCTTTTTACATTTCCTACTTTCAGATTGGAATAAACTATCACGACCAGATGTATCAGGAACATTCAGGTAACAGTGTAACACATTATACGGTTCAAATGAACACGATTTATAAAATCCACATCCATATTGCTGGGTAAGAATAATATTTGTCATAATCGTTTTTAATATTGTTGTTTTTCCAGACGCATTTGGTCCCGTTATAACTGCATCTTTCTTAATGTATATATTGTTCTTTACTGGTTTATTATTGGATAATGGTGGATAAACCGCTTTTTCAATAGTAATACCAGCACTATTTTTCTTCTTTGATGTTTTCTCTCTTAATGTCCCATACCCCATCTTCTTAGAAAGAATATTCTCCTTTATACCAATCAAGTTGGATATATATCCTTCAAATCCAAATGCAAAGGAAATAGATGTATTATAATCATCATCTGAATACAACAAGAAAAACTCTTTTAAAACTCTTCCCATATCTGTGAGCTTTTTATATGAAAAACAAAACGGGTGAATATCATCTATATCATCAGCTATATCAGTTAATGTATCTACATGTTCACAAACAATAGCATTGAACTTTTTATAAGTCTTTAGTTTTTGAGTATAAGAGAGAAACATCTTCATTTTAACAATAGATTTGCGAATAAATATTGACAACTTAAATAAAATATCGTGTATCTTATACATATTTTTGTAAAACTTTAAACAGACTTGTGTATTTTGATAGAGAGACATCATGTAGATACCGACAGAAACCAACATATAAAGTCGTTCTTGAAGTCCAACATCACTAAAACTAGTAAATATCTTTCCTAGTGCATGGCGTTTTGCAACATCTTTAAATATCGTATAATAATTTGACAAGCTTAAATCAATGCCACGTATCTTTATAATAATGAAAGGCACCAAAGACATCATAACAGGTATTAATAGTGCCATAACAGGTGAAGCAAGATTGTACATGCTTAATGTTTGTAAGAACATCTCATGATTATTGAGAAACTCAAACCTATCCCAGTCTATGTAATGATACTTATCTCGAAAATCCTTTTCTGTTTTTAGTTCTTTCCACATATCAAATATTTCACCAGGACTTTCTCCTTCTGGACAATCTTCACAAAAATCAGAAATACTAAACTTTTTAATTACACGCTTAGTATCATTAATAAATTTTACGTTAGAGCTATAATATTTCGTCATATCTGGACGTACAATTTTTCCTAGTTCACAATTGGTACCAAATACATTATCTACAAGTGGATTACATGTATCGTCTTGTGTTTGCAAAAGTTCTAAATCTTTAACAAGTTCTTTATCAAGAAGATGACGAGACTTTGATTGTAAATGACATATTGGGGGTTTAAAATGTGTAATTACCTGTTTTTCAACGTATTCATTGTCATATTTAGACGGTTCATATCTTTGTGTTGACAAATCATTTGATATAAATGATTCAATAATAGTCTCCCCTTTTGTGTTATCATTTGGCATACTTTGTATTATTGAAACTATACAAAACATAGAAAAAATAACTACTATACAAACTCAATATATAAGTGAACTGATGAAGAAATAATCATAATGCATAATTTCATTATTATTATTATTTATTATTACTAAAATTAGATTGCAATATCTGAAGGCATCTCAGTTATCTGAGTATCATAATACTTCTCAATATTTCTCATAATTACAACATCTCTTTCTGTAATTAAATTAATTCCTACACCTTTCCTTCCCCAACGTCCACTTCTTCCAATTCTATGAAGATAGGTTGAAATATCACGTGAAATATCAAAATTAATAACACAACTTACTTGTTGAATATCAATACCACGAGCTGTCAAATTAGATGAAATAAGAACTCTGTATTTGCCAGAACGAAAGTCCGCAAGTGATGTTTCTCTTTCAGGCTTGCTCATATTAGAATGAATACAACATACTGGGTATCCATCATGAGACATGGCATCATGCAAATCAGTGACACGTTTAACACTATTCGCATAAATAATACAATGTGAAACCGAAAACTTTCCATACAAATCAATTAATGTATCGTATTTTTGAACATCATCCATAACTGCGACATAGTATTGTGAAATACCTTCAAGTGTTAGTTGTTCAGCCTTAACAATAATTTTGACAGGGTCTTTCATAAACTCGTCAGTAATATAAAAAATATGTTGGGGCAATGTTGCACTAAAAATACATGACTGAACTTTTTCGGGTAGATGGACAAAAATAGACTTAATCTGCTCATCAAATCCACTAGATAAGAGCTCATCTGCCTCATCTAAAATAAGCTGTTTTACATTACGAGTATTTAAAGCCCGTCTACGAAGCAAATCATTAATGCGACCAGGTGTCCCGATAACAATGTGGGGTCTTTCATTTTTCAACATACGAATATGTTCATTTACATGAACTCCGCCGAGAAGAGTTTCAACTTTAATATTTTCCATAAACTCAGACAATCCCTTAAAGACTGTTGCTGTTTGCATACTAAGCTCTCGTGTAGGACTAATACAAATAACTTGCACACTATTAACTTTTGTATCAACTGTCATCAATGCACCAATTGTAAATGTTGCAGTTTTACCAGTTCCAGACTGAGCCTGTGCAATTAAATCTCTTCCGTCTTTCATCGGCTGAATAGCTTTCTTTTGAATAGGACTTGGATTTTCATATCCATACGCATAAATACCCCTAAGAAGGTCGGTATCTAAATCCATTTGGTCCCATTTTTCAATGTCACTATAAGTCGTTTCATTATTTAGTGGCTCAGGGTCAATTCCCACCTCTTTGTTTTCTTCCTCAACAACCTCAGGTTTTACAAGTTCAGGCTTAAATAAGTTAGGCATTTTCAAACTATATACAATCGACCCAACTTTTTAAGTGGTAATAGATATGTTTCTATTGTGCTATCAAAATTATATCGATATAAATACTAGTTATAAGTTGGCAATAACTAAATATAATATTTATATATGTAAACCATATAGATATTTTCGTACACTGTTAGTAGTACAGAAAATAAGATGTTGTATTATACCTTATCTGACTTCCATGATATTTCAAAAAAAGGTTTTGAAATAATTCTTCCTGAAAATACCGTTAACTTAATTAATAGTTTATCAGAACATGTAAGCTCACCTACTTATATTAGAACACCTGTTTTTGTAAAAAAAGAATCGTCACCCGAGCAAGAGAAGAAACGTAGAAAAGACAAACATGCACCTCGTCGCAATGATGGTAACTGGAATGTCGAAAAATATAAAAATGGTATTCTTGGGTCAAGAACAACAAAAGATGGTTCCAATATCCAGAGTAATATTGTTTTTAAGACTCCTTTACTAGCAAAGAAAGAGATGTCACTTGTTGAACAATATATTCAAAAAGTTCGAGCACTATTAAATAAAGTAGCATCAAATAGTGATATTGATTTAATCACGCCGATTACAGATGTTTTCGATGAAATGCTAGAAACAGACGTTACTGGAGAGGATGTTGAACAATTATCTAATAAAATTACAAGTATTATGTCAACAAATAGTTTTTATTCAGACGATTACTCGCGAATATATTCTATTCTTTACAAGAAATATCCCTTTATTCAAGATACATTTAATAATCTAGACAATAAATATTTAACAAGTTATGACGAAATTAAAGACGTTAATCCAGATGAAGATTATGATACATTTTGTTCAATAAATAAACATAACGATGAAAGGCGTGCGAAAAGTCTTTTTTATGCAAACTTATATACAAAACATCAAGTAGTTACTAGTGAAAGATTAATAGATATTATATCTACAATTACATCTAGACTGTATAATAATATTGATTGTCAAGATAAAATATGTGAAAATGATGAGATTATTGAAAATATTTGCATACTACTAAGTATCCATACTACAGATATGTTTGCAAAATGTTCAGACATAGAGATAACAAAGATTGATCTTTCACAACCTATTTCTATTCAAAAGTTTATTGTAGACTTACACCAAGCAAAACCTAAGCAATACAATGGGGTATCCACTAAGTCTCTTTTTAAGTTAATGGAGATGATTGAGCTAATTCACAAAAAGTGAACCGATAATACATGATAAATAATGGAAGTCAAATATAGATTAATACACATAAATTTAATATATATTTTTTATGATATAACAAACCATGATATAAAAGTGTCATTATATAGTACTGTATACAATGGTTGTTTCACGAATAGACAAATCAATTAGTTATCCCGAAATAAAATCAATTATGGCAGATGACAAAAATCGTAATGCCGAACTTTATTTAATTGAAGTTCATGACCAAGATATTGTCGTTGCTATAGGCACTGAAATAAACACATATCGTTCAAAACACGTAGTTTATCATCCAATCTATATGATAAAAAATAATGGTAAGGCAGCACAAATAGGTGTATATGAAATAACTGATACAGATATTATTTCTATGATAGACGATAACGGTAATTTAGACGTAGAACGTTTAGATGAGCCTCTTATTTATACATTTGCAAATAAATCCTACATAGAAAATAATAAGATGGTTCCACCTAACGAAAAATCTCAAAAAGAAAATGATGAGGAGAAAGTAGATGAAATAAATGAAGAGATTGAAGAAAGTATTCAAAAAGAAGACACTACAACAAAATCTTCAGGTGAAACAGGTTCAGTTTTTAATATTCCTTCGAACCGTTCTGATATTTTCTCTCTTGACGTAAATGCAAAACCTCCTATCGAATTACAAGAAGAAACATCAAAAGATGCAGAGCGGGAACGTAATACATTCAAAGGAAGTGAACCAAAATCTGCATCGTGGGTTCAGAAAGCAATGTTAAACTTACATTATAACATAATTGAAACCGAAAACAATGCAGATAGCTTTTTTGAAAGTATTCGACTATCTTTTGCGCAGATTGGTCAAGTAACAACTGTAAGCTCTTTACGTAAAAAATTATCAAGAGAAGTCGACCAAGAACTCTTTGACAAATATACACAGCTTTATAGAGATAGTGCTCAGACTGTTCTCTCTGAACAAAAAAATGCTAAGGTGCTTGAACAAGAGTATAACAAATATAAATCACTAGTAACGGAAACTATATCGTCAAGTGAACAAAATGAATATATTCAAAATGCACGAACAATATCAAAACAACATGCAGGTACAGTTAATCAAAAAAGAAATGCACAAGACATCTACAATGAAGTAAAGTTTATGAAAGGAATTGACACAATTGACAAATTAGTTACTATGGTTCAGTCATCAGACTATTTTCCAGACGAATGGGCAATTTCTACTATGGAACGTATTCTGAATATTAAGTTTGTTATCCTCTCTAGTGAATATGCAAAACATGATAAAGATAACATGCTTCAATGTGGTTCTCGTATTGATCAACGCATTCAGAGCAACGGTGTGTTTGAACCAGAGTTTTATATTTTATTAGAAAATACAGGCAAACATTATCGTGTTGTTACATACAAAAACAAATACATATTTACATACAAAGAGTTACCATATGACATTAAAGATATGATTATAACTAAGTGTGTAGAGAGAAACAGCGGACCATTTGTTCTAATACCTGAGTTTAAAACACTTGTTGAAACTATTGATGAAAATGCACTCAAAGGAAATGAACAAGTTGTTTCATTGGATATGCTTACATCAACTGACCCGTCTGTTGTTTTTCAGTTTTATGAAAAATCAGTAGATAAACCTGCAGGTAAGGGAAGTGGTGAAAAAATAGAACCAGCTGAACGTAGACTAGATTTTGCGAAATTGTCACCAAAAGGCGAATATCCAGACTGGCGTAGAAAATTAGATAATACATGGGTTGATACAGAAAATACTATTATGTTAGATGAACTTCACTGGAATAGCGTTGAGCACTATGTTCAAGCAAATAAGTTCAAAGCAAATCATCCTGATTTTTATCATAAGTTTACACTAGAAAGTGGTAGTGAGTTATCTAAAGACGTAGATATGGCACTAGGTGCTGGAAGCAAAAATGGAAAGAGAGGGAAAGAAAAGATACGACCCGACACGGTGTCAATTGACCCCACCTATCCAGGAAAAAATGAAGATATTGCTAGAGTAAAAGCAATGACATATAAGTTTACCGAAATACCTCATTATAAAGGTCTTTTACTTGCTACAAAAAATGCAACATTGAATAAATATGTCCGTGGCTATCCACCATCTCTTGATACTGATTTAATAAAAATACGTAATTCAATTATATAAACCTATTATATAGAGTTATTGTGGTTTAAAACCATATCATTTGCGTAGTTTGTATATATTGTATATTTGACCTAATTGTTAACATTGTAAATAGTATTTTATGTGGTCATTTACACAAGAAAGAATGGTATCTGCGTTAGAAGAATCATTAGAAGATCCAGAAAAGTCAAAGCAAAGAAGAAGATGGTTAAGTGTAAAGTTTTTATATTATTCGTGCTGTTTTTTACGAGACCCATATAAATCCCATGAAGCAGACCAATTAATAAATAATATTCATGAAAAATAAATTGAACCAAAAATACGGTGGTTAAAGAAAGCAGAGACTGAACTAAAAATATTTATTGAAATCATGCCGACGCACACTCAAGAACAAAAGGAATGGATAAAGAAGCTACATACGATGTTAATGGCAGGTATTTCATATCCTCCTAACCCTACACCACATCAAAGAAGTTTGCGTTATAAAAGAGGAATAGAGTATGCATTAGAAGATGATGGAGAAACTATATTTAATTTAGAGGCAGCATCTAGAGTTCCCTCTGCTCCAAACATTTCAACTATACTTTATTCAAGAACCAAAGTATGGGAGGAACAATTATATTCCAGTATAAATCGTCAATTCGTAATTTATCCCGAACACAAACGCTATTATAATTCGTTTGTAAGTGTAATGAAACGATACCGAAAAGAATATCGCAAACATTTCCTTCGCAAGTGTGTTATACCCCAAGCAAAACTCGAAAAAACACGCAGTATTCTTTTTGAAGAAACTCAATTGCCAGAAGAGATTTTACGTAGTATTGTATCCTATGTATCCTATGCTTAATTTTAAAAAATAAACATTCATAAATAATCTATGTTTTATATGTTATCTTTACAAGAAATAACATATAAAAATATTCTATTGTATTTTTGTATAGTATATAATATAAGTTATCGATTAGTTGTTTATTATACAGCATGCAAAACTCTACGTTTAGTAATACAAGTATAGATATGATTGAAGTATTTTCAAAAGATAATACATCAAAATGTATTCCAATGCCAAGATGGACTAATAAAACAAAAACTATATTTACAGATTTATTTAATGATATTCAAACTGCTAATAAATATGTAGAAATGAGGAAAAAAGATAAGGGTAGTAGATTTTATAACATAACTATTCAAACTATATCTCAACGGTCTACAATGCCACGTCCATCCACTTTCAATATGAGTTCTCTCCCCGACAAAATAAGAACATGTGTAGAGAATGAAACAACTGGATTCATAGAATATTCCACTAAAATACACAAAAAAACGTTCAAGGTGTTTTTTTTCGTATATGACATTGACCCGATTAAACATGTAGAGCGATTTAGTTTATATTTTGAACGTATGGTTCAATGGATGCACATTGCATATAAATATGGAAGCAGTAAATGTGGAAATGATCTTACAGTGTATGTTTATATGACACCGTATAAGAAGTTTCTTCCAAATAATAACATAGATAAGATTGGCCAAGACCATGCAAACACTGCATTTACATATTCATGTCCTTCAAAAAACTCTGAAATTGTTATTTATAGAGAAGAGGAATGGTTTAAAGTATTTATACACGAAACGTTTCATTTAATGGCGCTTGATTTTTCAGATGCAAATGCAGAAGAATTATGCAAACAAAAAATGAAAAAGAAGTTTCCTATTAAAAGTGATTTCCGCTTATATGAAACGTATACTGAAACGTGGGCAGTTATAATTCATACTTGCATGTGTGCATATTTTTGTTTCGAAGATACTCATAAGATAGAACCATTTATACAGACTGTAAAGTTTTTACTAGGGTTTGAAACATTATTCAAATTATTTCAAATGTCTAAGATAATCTCTTTTATGGGGCTAGATTTTTCTCTCTTGACATTAAAAACAAAAGAAGCACAGGTAGCAAGAGATACTTTGTATAATGAAGACACAAATGTGTTTGCATACCATATAGCCACAACACTTTTATTAAGTAACTATGTGACATTTTTAGAATGGTGTGATGACCATAATTTTACATTTAGAATGTCATTTCATTCTACCCGACCAAATATTGAAAGATTTTGTGATTTTGTTATAGACCGTCATGATAGTGAATATACACAAAAAATTATTAAAAAAATGTACGATAATAACTGTTATGATAAAATAATAGAGAATGTTAATAGTAATAAGGAAAAAGCGTTTGTAGAAACAACAATGAGAATGACAATTTGTGAAATGAGATAAGGGACATTTTTGTGTAAATTGAATATATATCTTGATACAATATATATTCAAGAAAACTACATATCTAGTAAAATACTGTATAGAACAGTAAATAAATATTTGTATGGGAATACGTTATCTAAACACATATATTAAAAATAATTGTTCGCATGGCTTATCAAACGTAAATATTCGTAGTCTAGCAGGAAATTCACTGGCTATAGATACAAGTATATATATGTATAAATACGAAATGGATAATAAACTTATTGAAAATATAACAAGACTGGTTAATCTATTTATTATAAATAGAATTACGCCAATCTTTATATTTGACGGTAAACCACCAGAAGAAAAACTACAACTCCTACAAATTAGACGTGAACGAAGACGTGAAGCATCTTCCCAATGTCAGGAATTATTGAATAAAATAGAGACTGGCGATGCAGACGAATATGATATTACAAAGTATCACCGTCTTAAACAAGAGGCTACACGTATTACAAAAGACAAAGTCGACAGCGTAAAATCATTATTAACAAATCTTGGTGTTACGTATTATACTGCAAATGGTGAGGCCGACCAACTATGTGCTTCAATGGTTATAAATGGTTACTGTTGGGGGTGTGTAAGTGACGATATGGACATGTTTGTTTATGGTTGTAAAAATATAGTAAGAAATGTTGATATTCATAATAAAACTGCCACAGTATACAAACTTGATATGATATTACATGAACTTAATATATCGTTTGTAAACTTTAAACAAGTATGTGTAATGGCAGGAACTGATTATAACAATGAAATAGATGATAATCAATCATTAAATATTTATTCAGCATTTAAACTTTATAACAGATTTACAAAAAAGGTTAAATATGATAATATGACATTTTATGATTGGTTACGTCATTATATAAAATATAATGTAGACTACGAACTTTTGCACAAAATATATAAAATGTTTGAAGTAAAAAATGAAATATGTATCGAAAACAATGAAGAAAATACTTTCATTACTCAATCTAACAATATATTAACAAACGATTGTATCGTAGAATATTCATATCCAACATGTAGTTAAATATAATGTATTTGTAAAAAACTTAAAGATGTTCTCTAAGTTTTTTATTGCGTTCTTTGCTATTTTATGCCATTTTAAATGTTTCAAAGATGTATATTATTCATGTGTGCATTTACTGCACATATGAATATTTATTTTTATATATGTATTAGAATATTTGCTTATGCATCGCCAGCCGCAGCTGCAGCTGCAGCGGCAACAGCCTTGACACTCTTAGCGAAGTGAGGGCTCATATACTTCTGGAGGTTGAAGTAAGTGAGAACATCATCGCCACCAATCTGGAGAAGGCCCTTGAGCTTGGCGTCGGGGTTAATCTGGCGACCATTGTCCTTGTCCTGGAGGCTGTGTGCGCGGATGTAGGCAGTAATCTCCTTGGTAACATCAGTTCTTGCCATCTCAACTCCCTTCTCTACACCAAGGAAACTAGCAAGCTCGTCGCTGATACGAGTGGGCTTAACAAATCCACTGGGGGCACGGTTTCCATTCTTTCTCTTCTTCTTGGCAACCTTCTGAGACTGCTTAATCTCACGGATCCACTTCTTCTCGAGAACACGGTAGTCGCTCTTAGCCTTGTTAATTTGCTGGGCAAGGCTCTGGAGGGTTGCGAAATACATGGAGGACATCTCCAAAAGACTGTTGTCCTCAGCAGGCTCCTCGGCGGGGGCAACAGCAACAGGAGCAGGAGTAGGAGGAGGGACAGGGGCCTCCTCCTTCTTAGCAACAGTCTTCTTCACGACCTTCTTCTTGGTAGCGGTCGTCTTAGTCTCGGTATCGGGGGCAGGGGTTTCGGTCTTCTTCTTGATAGCCATTATACTCTACTATACAGCGTTTCTTTTAAGTAGGTTTCTACTGCAATATATATTAATATATAATTTATTGTTATTTTCCTTATGAATAAAGGTAACACTTTATTTTTTTCCTAAATAAATATAAAATATTCATTTTTTACGCAGTTAGTTTATCTTTTTTAAATAAATAATATTATGATTATTTTTCATAAAATTATTCATATTATATCAATTATACAATGTATGCAACCGCTTCGTATAGCCATGGCATGGTTTGACGCGCCGACTGACTTACAAGAGTGAGTGCTTGCAATACATAAAGAATACCAAGTGACCTAGCAGACTGATCCACACCACTAAACACCATACTTTCAATAACATGAACAACATGTTCTCGTATCTTATCTAAATCTTGTTCAAGTCTTAACATATTTATATATAATGTATAATGTCGTAAAGGGCCACGTGGTGAAATGCTATATCGTATTTCTGGTGTAAGAGATGCACGATAAAACCAAATATCGGCTAATTCTTGAATAAAACGAATAAGACCACTTTTATCTAGGTTAGTTAGCCAGCATTGACATGTATAATGACCATGTGAATCCATTTCCATGAATGCACGCGTTATACGGTCAGATACAGATAAATTATTCTCATCTTCTTTTTCAATCTCAATCTCAAGTGGAGATTTGTAAGCTCGTTTCATTATTTTTATTAGACGTTTTACATCAGTAAATACCTGGGCAGGTATTTCACAACGATTATAAGGGTTCTTTACTTCCTCTCCTCTAGCAGTATTTTGCTTTAGATTATAGAGAGAAAGAACATCGAACCCATAAACAAACTTATCATTATCACTATATGAAACAAACTGCTGATGATGAATGTTTTTTATACTTTCCATAGTAAGAAAGTCTTCATTGTTTGTGCAGAGAGAACGAGAGAGAAACGCGGGCCCGCGAAGACTGTTACAATACCGTTGTAAAAATCCTCTGAATACACATTGTATCTTAATGGTTACCTGTGACATTTTTAAATGAACATATATGCGTGTAAGAAGTTCTTTGTTTGTTCCGGTTACGCGTAATTTATATTCTCTTGATATACGTCTTAACTGGTCCTTTGATAATTTATAAGAGAGAAGACTACTGTGATCACTATATGTTGGAATAATAAAATCACTCTCAGGACACTTCTTCTTTGGTTGGATTAATTTAAAATCAGACATAGCTTTTTGTTTTATTGTCTCTAAGAAATCTTCAAGTCTAGATGCATCATAATTTTTTACTCGTTTCATATTCACACCTCTTTTCTTTGGCTGAGGTTGTAAATCGGTAATTGAAGTTTCTGAATTACTAGATATATTACTTATAACATGATTTAATGGTGTTAATTGTTCTAACAAATCAAAATCAAAATCTAAATCGTTTAACATATAGTTCTTTTTATATAAAGCGTACTAACTTTAACTGTATTTTATATAATATACTACAATAATTATTACTAACTTGTATGTACCTCTGTATAAATATACAAAAAAACATACCATTATCGGGCTATATATTTAATAAATTGAATTAAAGACAGACCGTGTATCTATAGCATACAGTGACATAACCAAGTGACTATAAGACAACAATGAGCCATATCGACGGAACCAAGAAGTTTGACCTTAGCAAGGTTACCTATGCCAAGCCTAAGCCTGTTGGAAAGGGTAAGGTAATTAATGTTAAGTATGGCGGTAAGAATATGATGTTCTCTACTCCTGTTATGCTTACATGGGGTGCTTCCGACTATGAGGGAAATAATAAGTTTGAGCTATCTATTCAGTTTCCTCGTGAGGAGGAAAAGACTGATGCTTCAAACATGTTGAAGACGAACCTAGAAAATATGTATAACCATATGATATCTGCTGCCATGGCGAACTCAAAGGAGTGGCTTGGAAAGGAAATCAAGTCTGAAGATATTATTCGTGATAAGTTGGGACCTATTCTCAAGTATCCTAAGATTAAGGGAACAAACGAGCCCGATACGACAAAGGAACCAACTATTCGTCCTAAGTTTCAACAATACAATGATGTTTATCAGTGTAATGTGTATGATGATACAGGAAGTCCCCTGTGGCTAAGAGACAAGGCATCGACATATTCAGCCGATACTACTCCTATGAGCTTCTTTAGAAAGGGAATGAAGGTCATGTCTCTTGTTGAGTTCTCTGGCATCTGGGTAGTTAATGGAAACCTACACGTTACCCTCAAACTTGTCCAGGCGGTTACCCAAAAGCCTGTTGAGAGTGTATTTCAAGCTGGATGTCTACTCGCCGTCTCACAGGAAGATAAGAACGCAATCTCATCATCTGTGGCAGAAGAGGATGATGATGGTGATGATAAGCAGATTGACACTGCCGTAGACTCTTCAGATGAAGAAGAGGAAGTAGAGGAGGAAGTAGAAGTAGAAGTAGAAGAAGAGGAAGAGGAGGAAGAAGAGGCTGAGCCCGAGCCCGAGCCCGAGCCAGTTAAGGCAGTCAAGAAGAAGGTTATTAAGAAGAAGACCAAGTAAATACTAATTAATTCAACATGTAACTTAACATAAATAAATTATAAAAATAAAATAGTCATATTATGATTATTTTTATCTGATAATTCAGATAAAAATAAATTATTTTATATAGAATAGAGAATATAATGCTATTCCAATATTTTTCGGATATTTTTACAGGTATAATTCTAGGTTCTAGCATTTTTACACTGGGTTATATATTAGACCATACTATATCAAAAAAAGATTACTTATCTTTAACATCTACAGAAGATGGGTGTAAAAAATATGATATATCTCAAAGAGCAATAAGAACAAACTTACTTCTTTTAACGCATATAATATACCCTATTTCATGTAAAACAGTTATAATGCACGACCATAAATGTTTTGATACTTTTGCATGTATTGTATTTACACCTTTGAATATTTAAGTTCGCACAAACAATGCGAAAAAAAGAGGTTCAAAGTTAGGTCTTTTCATACCTGTGTAAAGTTTGATTATAAGCACTCGTTGAAGTGCTTTGATTACTTGTTTCTCTACATAAATAACTTGGTCTGTCTATGTTATTTATTGCGTTCTTTGCTATTTTGTAGATATTAGACGAACCATTGCG